GACATTTTTTCCTGTAAAGAGTATAATATCGAAACAGCAAAAGAAGTTGTAAGGGAATATTTTGGTGCTACTAAAATGAAATCAACCTTCATTGAGCGCCAAGCATAAATTTCCGGCGTTAGTATAATGGATAATACAGCGGTCTTCTACACCGTGAATGTGGGTTCGATTCCTGCACGCCGGACCAATTACTTAATAAATAATTGCCAATCTTCCATACTATAATGATAGTTTTCTAATATATCTAGCATTTTGATAAAAACTATCATTGTCTTTTTATGACCGGCAAGTTCAGTTCGTGTATGCGTGATTTTTCTCTCTACTATTGCTTGTAGAAAGTTTTCACCTTCTTTTTTCAATTTGATTTTTTTACTAACGATGTTTAATTTTCGTATAGTGTTCTCGCATTCATTGATGGCACCAGTAGTGTTTCTCTGAGCCTCATATATGTCAAGTTTCATCTTTAATATTAAATCATCAAATTCTGGGTTTATCTGTAAAGTATGATGCGATATCATATTAGCAAGTCTACCTAAAATTTCATTCTCAATGCCGGCTTCTTCATAATGTTCGCCGGTTGAATCATAGTGTGAACGTTTCGTTGGATCACTTAGTATTTCATATGCTAACTTGATTTTTTTGAATTTCTCTTCGGATCCCCCTTTATCAGGGTGGTGTGTTTGGGCTAGTGTTCTATATTTTTGTTTGATTTCATCAGGAGTGCATGTAGGTGACAATCCAAGTTCTTCATATAAGGTAGTATCCATAACGTATTTATCGTGTTGTGTTTTTGCAACAACAACGGTTTACAACAAATACGTTTGGTGTTATACTATCTTTAATGAGTTGAGAGATTGATTCAAAGGTAAGTTGAAGATTCTAAGTGACGTAGAAATACAACACAAAAGAATTGACGATAAATCTGTTTAGATGTATAATACATTTAATGAGTTGAGAAAGCAGGTTGTTTCAAACAGCAAGACACGCTAGCAATAGCAAAAAGTCAAGCAGGAAACATTAAATGAGTTTGTGACTCAGCCTAAACTACTCTGAGACCGCTGAGGAACAGTGGTATCACAAGGGACCCATGTCAACATGGGTCCTCAGAGTATAAAGCAGAGGGAGAAAGTTCCCCGAGGCTGGCAGTTGAAAAATTACTGCCAAATGATTAAACAACGCAGTCGATTGAGACTAGTTGTAATGTTCGTTAAAATTTTAATTTTTCGTATAGCCCTGTTTAAGTTACAGGGACTATATGAAAACACATTAGGGTTACCTAGTCCGTTAGGGGTGAACGAAGGTTGATACGAACCGGATACCCATGAAGCAGGAGGGTTCTAGAGTATGACGAGACACCATCGAGTCAAAGGGCAAGAACTATACCAAACTCCAGGGAGGCGACGGAACAACTAGGCACGTAATGAGGTCTTGACGCAAGTTGGTGATGAGTGTCAAAAACTTCCCTAATGTATTTTCATATAGTAGTTATATGTAAACATGCTTCAGCGGGATAGCCCGTGTTGGATAGTTTCTGTTTAGTACAGTATCCGAAGTGTGTTTTCATATAGTATGCTCGGGTCGTCTATCGGTTAGGACACATGCCTTTCACGTATGTAAGAGGGGTTCGATTCCCCTTCCGAGTACCAAATATGCACCGCTAGCTCAGTCTGGCCTAAGGCGCCGCCCTGTCACGGCGGAGATCACGGGTTCGAATCCCGTGCGGTGCGCCAAATATGTTGAGTTGGATGAGTGGTTTAAATCAACACCCTGCTAAGGTGTCGCCTGTAGTAATATGGGCCGTGGGTTCAAATCCCACACTCAACGCCAGAGTTAAATAAAGTTATGAAAGAATTTTACGATACAAAAGATTTTCCCTTTGTCAAAGAGTTTGAAAACAATTGGGAAAAGATATACAATGAATGTAAGAACATTCAGCCTTGGATGATTAATTGGCCAATGAACGCACAAGACAATACTAATTGGAATGTGTTTGGATTGTATTCTTGGCCTGACGGTAATCCAGTAGAATTACATTGCAGTGCGTGTCCATTCACTGCTAATTTGATAAATTCAGTTGTACCTAATCATAGGACAGCATCGTTTTCAAAACTGAAAGCAAATTCAGTTATCAAGCCTCATGTGGGTTACAACGGTGATGTATTAAGAATGCATTTAGGATTGTATATACCTGAAGGTGATTGTGCAATTAAAGTAGGTAACAGTACTTTTAATTGGAAGAACGGAGAAGCATTAGTATTTGATGACAGACTAATGCATGAGACTTGGAACAACACAAATGAAGATAGATTAGTTTTTATCATTGACTTTGTACCTGACTTCAAGTTAGAATCTCTATAAGAACGTTCTAGCGTCACTAGATACTCTGACCCGGAGGATGAGAAGTACAATGACATGTACGGGTGGTACACTTTAAACCGAAAGTGCGTTAGCAATACGATAACGGTCCCTGTCGGGAAGCGGGTGGAGGGTGCATGTGATGACTCCAAAGGTTTGATGCACTATAATTACCGCCGAGGGATGCAGAGCATTTATATGTCTCGGTACCAGAGTGATTTAATGGCTCCGCCTGCAAAGCGGCTGATTCGTAGGTTTGAATCCTACCCGAGACTCCAAGTTTTTAAAGGAGAACATTGTGGCGCACAAGCAACAAGGTATTCTAACACGTAGTCCTCAATGGTGGAAACACCTTAGAGATTGGAAGCGAGTGTTCTGGAAATCAGAACGACAAGCACAAAAGAGAAATTTTAACAAAGGTGAATGACATGAAACGTAGTAAACGTTAGTGTCATCTTTAGACTTCCATGTATGGTCTAGGGATGGCACGTAAAAGAAAATCTAATACGTACTATCCCTTCGAGGTGTTATGGTAGCATACTCGGCTCTTACCCGATGAGGCGTCAGTTCGACTCTGACTGAAGGGACCAATTCATGGAAGCATAACTCAATGGCTAGAGTACCCGGCTTTTAACCGGATAGTTGTGGGTTCGAGTCCCACTGCTTCTACCATATAAAAACACATTGAATACTAACTGCGACATCCATCGAAAGGTTAGTAGAAGTCTTGCAAGCCAGTGTGTTTCTATATGGTAGTTATATAAAAACATATTTGACTAAACTCGGGTTCATCCGTGATAGCAATTGCTACTATATCAAATGTGTTTCTATATGGTAAAAATTTGGAGGTGTAGGAAAATTGGTAACCCCAGTGGACTGTAAATCCGCCGCCCCTGTGCATTGTTGGTTCGACCCCAGCCACCTCCACCAAGTTTTGTAAGTGTTAGCAAGTGAAATCACGCTATTCAGTATTCTTCGAAGGTTCTGTATAGTAGAAGGTTGCGGGTTCGATGCCCGACTGGTCGCTTGAGTGGGACCGGTATACATGATGGCGTATCAGCTGGATGAATCCCAAGTAACGTACCGACTACTGTCCGGACTTGTATAATCAGTTGAATGGTGCTAATAATGTGGTAGCACTACTTACAAATTAAATAAATTATTCGCAAAAAGTATAAATACAGTGTTAATGAGGAAAATCTAATGTATAAATTTTTACACAGCTATTATCATCCTGAAGGACATCCTATAGCAAGAATATTAAATTCATATGAAATTAAATTTTGGGAATTTTTGCAAAATTGCTGGAATATTCCAGGATTAGAACCTGTAATAGAGTTCTTTAGAAGTGAAGATTACACCACTGAAGCTATTACATGGAGTTGGGAAACTAAAGAAAAATATGATGAATGGATTACAGTAGCCGGTAGCAAATGGAGTTCTGCACTAGTACTTGGTGAAATTTACAGCGACTCGGTTGGAGTAACGCAAACTCATAATCTTCCTGATTATAATGTAGAGCCAGCAGCCGATATGATAGCAACAACAGTTGAAGATGTAATGTTGGATTATGGTAAATCTCAAATTACTCAGTAATCTATTATATATTCTTTAAAAATTAATTTAGCAGTACCCATTGGAATTATATTACCATCAAAGTCATGTAGTACCATAGTCAATGATCTTCTTATACCACCAAACGTAATCATTTGATGGGGGATCCCTACTTGAATTAAACTAGGTAATCCGATTTTATTAGAATATATTTTCTCTAATTTGTAACGTTCAAATACTGTATATTTTCTTATAACATTTTCGGGTGCATCACTGTTTTCCATGATATCAGCATCTACTGGTATGTTTGCTTTGTAATTATACCAAGACATTTCGTGATGCTCTCCCCATACCCAAATTAATTTTGACATATCACCAGTACCATGCAAATCTGAATGGATTGGTCCTGGTTGATACGCATCCCCGTATACATCATAAAAACTAGAAATTGTAGTAATGACAATGCCCTTAGTTTTTAAAAAATCTAATAATTTTGGTTCGATAAATTCTACAGGAATTAAATTCCAACCTTCTTTTGGTAAGTCATCCATAGGAATTTTTAATGGGTTTAAATCTAATTTTAAGTTAATGCATAAATCATTCATATAATATTACCTATAGCAATATTTATTATAAGTAAAAGATGTTTAATAAAGATAGTTTCAGTAACGGACAAATTGATAGCAAGTTATGGCTATGCCGAGAACTAGAGAATTTAGGTTGGACGTCTGACCTAACACATATCTATGGTGGTTGGTATGGCGTACTTGCTTTTTTGTTATTAACTAGAGAGAAATTTGTTGTCAATCGTATTAATAGTTTTGACATTGATCCAGAATGTGAATCAATAGCAGATATGATTAATAATAACTATGTTTTCAAAGAATGGAAGTTTAAAGCACATACCAGTGATTGCAATACTATGATTAGCAATGCAGATTTGATTATCAACACATCCAGCGAACATTTTGAAACAATGGATTGGTTTGATAATATTAAATCAGGAACAAGAGTTATCATACAAGGTAATGACATGGATCACGATGACCATGTTGTTCATAGTGATACACTAGAAAAATTTATAAAGCAGTATCCATTAAGTGAAATTGCATATCAAGGTGAGTTAGAATTCATTTACCCTGATTGGAACTTTCATAGATATATGCTTATTGGTAAAAAATAATGTCTTGGTGGTGTAATGGCAGCATAGCGGTCTCCAAAACCGTTTGTGGGGGTTCGAGTCCCTCCCGGGACGCCAATTATAAGTTATTGAATTCAGGTCCTGCTAGAATGAAAGGTTTTTCTTCTAGTATAACGTCATTGACGTATTCTTGTTTCACTATTTGAAACAATGGATTCAAAACAAATTCATTAGGAAGTACCCAAGACAGTTTAGGATCGTAAGGATCTTTACTAAATGTTTGATATAAAACTTCTACTGTCTGGCGTTGCTCAAATGGAATCATACAGTATTTATTAATGCCCCTGTAGTTTAACGGTTAAAACGGCGGATTTATATCCCGTAAGCAACAGATAATTGGTTCATGTGAGTTCGATTCTCGCCGGGGGTACCAAATAGTTTGACAACATATAGTAAATGCTATATACTATGTATATGCGGTGTTAGCTCAGTGGTAGAGCAGGGCCCTCATAAGACCTTGGTCGTTGGATCGTTCCCAACACACCGCACCAAATTTTATATTATGGACTTATCAAAAGAAGATGCCGACAAACGTAATAGTTTACCTTATCCAATGGAACTAGGTAGCCCTGCTTTTGCACCTGTCGATGTTTTTAAAGAAAAGGACATAATACACAATGCTGGCAAACTTCATGCTCAACAAGAGTATGATAGAATCATGGAACAAGTTGAAGTTCTAAAGCGTCAGGCTGATAGTTTGGCACATAGAATGAAAATAAGTGACATGATGTATAATATCAGTATTACCTTTAAGCCTGTACATGGTAAGATTTATTATGTATACTTAGACACAATTAAGAATGTTCATTGGGTGTCAATGAATCATCCTAACAGTTGGTCAGCACTAGGTATACATCATAAATTTGCAGTTGCTGTTCAACTAATGGGTGACAGTAATTGGCAAGAAGTTGAGTTATAAAGAACGAATGAAGTAAATTGCTGATTCGGTATCAGTAAAGTATTTCATTCTGATTGAGAAAGTGTAAATATCATGTACGATGATGTAACAGGTGGAATCGTTACTCATTGAAAGATGGATGAACAATCCTGAATCAGTGATAGCATCGTAAGTGTGCATAAAAGTATTTATGCGGGGTTCGTATAGTGGTAATACCTTAGCCTTCCAAGCTAATGCTGAGAGTTCGATTCTCTTACCCCGCTCCAGATTATTAATAGAGCAAACATGCAAACAATTATTTTTTCAGATGTACTTGCTCCTGGTTATGGTAAAAGCGCAGGTGCATATAGAATTGCATCAGAGTTACGGTCAAACGGGTTTACATGTCAAGTAGTTGATTTTTTCGCACATCTTTCTATTAATCAAATTTATTCAATTATAGATACTTTAGCAACCAGCGATACATTGTGGGTAGGATTTTCTACTACGTTTTTCTTTACACTGGATGAAAGTATTGACGCACAAAATCAATCACCTGATGAAAGAAACGAAAAGATATTTTTTGATAAAGTACCGTATCCTATAGTTGATATGAAAACTGGTTATCCGTTCAGTGCTTCTATTATGAAGGATATATTTCGTTATATTAGAAGTAAAAGTTCAACAATAAAAATTGTTATAGGCGGCGGTAGAAGTCAACAGGCAGCTTTTCATGATGGGTCTATACTTAACAAAGTATGGGGAGATTATTATGTACATGGTTTTGCCGATGAATCTGTTACTGTATTGACTAAGTGGTTAATAGATAAATCAAATCCAGAACCAAAATTTTCCGGATTTTATAACAATTTCATTGATTCAAACAAAGAATATGATTATCAAGAATTTAACAAATCAAGCCTTCATTTTCAAAAAAATGATGTAATTGGTTCTACTGAATTCATCCCGATTGAAATCGCTAGGGGATGTATTTTTAAATGTAAATTTTGTTGTTTTCCATTATTAGGAAAAAAACGCGGAGATTACACTAAGACAAAAGAAACTTTGCAAGAAGAATTCATACGAAACTATGAAAATTTTGGTACAACCAATTACATGTTTATGGATGAGACCATAAACGATTCAATGGAAAAAGTAGAATTCTTGTATGATGTTATATCAACTTTGCCCTTTAAGATTAAGTGGGGAGGATATCAACGTTTAGACTTGTATTATACAAATTCGGAAATGCCTTCAATTATTCAGGAAATAGGATGTGAACAAATTATTTTTGGAGTTGAAACATTAAACAAGAAAACCGGTGAAGTTGTGGGTAAAGGAATGCATCCGGACAAAGTAAAAGAGTTACTTAAAAAATTAAAAAATCAATGGAAAGATAACATTCAACTTTCTTCCGGTTTTATTATTGGGTTACCTTATGAAACTAAAGAATCATTAAAGGATCTTGAAACATATCTTCTATCTGATGATTGTGGTTTAGATTCTTGGTCATTGTATCCTTTTATGATAGTTGAAGGAATGGATACAATGATAAGTTCTAATCCATCACAGTATGGATATAAAATAATTGATACTGACTATGGAACAGAATGGGAAAACGATTACATGACCTTTACAGAGGCACATCAAATCACAACTGAAATCAGAAAAAATACCATGCATAAATGCAAAGTTAATGGATGGGTACAGATGAGATTACGAAATGTCGGATACACTAAGGACGAACTAAATCGTATGACAATCTTTGACTATCACAATAATATGAGTGAAATACATAGCCGACTAACATTAAAGAAAGAAAATTACTTTAACATTTTAATGGGAAACAAAGAGATTGACAATTAATGATACATAGTATATAATATACTTTGTTTTGCGAGTGTGACGGAATAGGTAGACGTAACAGACTTAAAATCTGTCGCTTTAGGGCGTCCCGGTTCGATTCCGGGCACTCGCACCAGATATGCCCTGGTGGTGGAATTGGTAGACACGCTTTTTTGTGTGTCTAGCATAAATAGATATATGAAACACATTGAAGAATATATTACATTATCAAAGGCAGACCGACAGCAACATCTTAAATTAGATGAAGCCTGCATTGAAAGAGGAGCTGGCAGTTATTATTTCAAAGGATTGTTAGCACATTTATTAGATACAACAGTGCCAACAGGACATAAGATACACTTGTGTCATGCTTGTCATAATGGTCAGTGCGGTAATCCTAATCATTTGTATTGGGGCACTGCTCAGGAAAATAGACAGGATCAAGTAACAAATGGTGGAAAAACTATTTGGGAAAGAACAGTAGAAAAACATGGTTTAGAAGAAGCCTACAAAATGCAAACTAAAGGCAACAAAAGTGCAGGTGGTAAAGCAAATAAAGGTAAACCTAAATCAGAAGAACATAAGAGAAAAATTGCCGCTAACCATAAAGGTGGGCGACAAAAGAAAGTTAATGCGGACGTGACGTAATTGGTAGCCGTACCAGTCTTAGAAGCTGGCGCCGAGAGGTGTGTGAGTTCGAGTCTCACCGTCCGCACCAAAGTTTTAATGGGGGATTAGCTCAGTTGGGAGAGCGGCTGGTTTGCAACCAGTAGGTCGCAGGTTCGATCCCTGTATCCTCCACCAAGAATCATAAATATAGTATGTCGAGGAACATGCTATGCAATTGAAAGTTTATATCAACAACAAACTATACAAAACTGTCACAGTACAAGGTGAAAGTTATGATCCAGGATTCATTTGGCCTGAATTGCAAGCCGATAGAGATTCTGGGTTACTTGTAGGATTTGATTTAACCAAGGGAATCAACATTCGTTACGAAAAAGTAACAAACAAGAAGTAACCGCTTGATTAGCACAGTGGAAGTGCGCTTGCTCGACATGCAAGAGGTCAAAAGTTCAAATCTTTTATCAAGCACCAACTAATCACAAATAAATATGTCGCGGGGTGGAGAAGTAGTATCTCATTAGTCTCATAAGCTAAAGATCGGCGGTGCGATTCCGTCCCCTGCAACCAACAACAATCATTCAAATGCTAGAATATTTTATAACCTTTTTTGCTGTATTTTTTACTGATATCTTTTATACTTACTACTTGAAGGCAGTACAAGAAGAACAGGTAATGAAAGCCAGTTTATGGGCAGTGGTAGTATTCATAATTGCTTGTATAGCAGTTATAAATTACACTACTAACTATTGGTTACTTATTCCAGCAGGCATAGGTGCATTTTGTGGCACATATGTTGGGATGATTTTAAGAAAGAAAGAATAACGGAGTGTAGCGCAGTCTGGTAGCGCACCTGGTTTGGGACCAGGGGGTCCAAGGTTCGAATCCTTGTACTCCGACCAATTTTATAGAAAGAAACTAATGCAAGTAAGAGCAAAACATATTTTAGTAGAATCACTCAGTGATGCAATGGATCTATACATCAAAGTTAAAAACAATGGTGAAGATTTCAGCACACTAGCACAGACATACAGCAAGTGTCCAAGCGGTCGTAATGGCGGAGACTTAGGAACGTTTGATCGTGGGCAAATGGTTAAACCATTTGAAGATGCTACATTTGGTTTAGAAGTAGGTGGCTTAAGTCAACCTGTTCAAACTCAGTTTGGTTATCACTTGATTCAAAGGACTGCATAATGACTTGTAGAGGATATGATCCAAAAGCTGTTAAGGTCTCTAAAACAGTAAAACGTGCGGCAGCATTGATTATGGATAGTCATCAACGTGGCGCTTTTATTCGTAGTTTTGCTAAAATCGAACAAGCTAACAGTCGTTCAGCAGGACGAGTTAAAGAAGAAAAGTAATGCCATATATCAAAGAAGTTTTTGATGTAACAACATTTGAACACGCTAAACACGTTGTTCTTACCAGTGACCCAGACAACCCAAACAAGTTTGAGAATGAAACAAACTTTTTGATTAATACAATTGCGGAACAAAATATTATACTGAAGGATTCAGTTGTATTAGATTTTGGTTGTGGTATGGGTCGTGTTAGTAAAAAACTGATTGAGAAATTTGATTGTAATGTCATTGGTGTTGATATAAGCAATACTATGCTTACATTTGCTAATATCTATGTGTCTAAGCCAAAGAAGTTCAAACCATTGAATTCATATAATATGGCAAATACTATAGATGTTGCTATCAGCACTTTTGTATTACAACATGTAGAGAATCCAAAGACTGAGATAGATATCATTTACAATAATCTTAAAGTAGGTGGTTATCTAATATTAGTGAATGAGAACAAGAGATATGTACCAAGTGACGTTGATAGTAATCGTTATATAGTTTGGAACGATGATGGCTTTGATGTTTTTGGCGAATTAGATAGTAGACTTAACAGAATAAATAGTGTAAAATACATGTCAACAGACACAGACATTATCTTTTATAGGAGAGAAGTATGAGTGGAAAAGGAAGTAAACCTCGCCCATTTAGCATATCTCAACAAGAGTACGATACTCGGTGGGATGCTATATTTCAGCGTGATATTAAAGAAGAAATGAAAGACGAGAAGGCTCCAGTGCTAGAAAACAATCAGAGTAAAGAATCTGATAAAGTTTCTAGTTCTGGCGGAACAATTAATATATGATAATATGCATCCTTAGCTCAGTTGGTAGAGCGTCGCCTTTACACGGCGAATGTCGGCGGTTCGAGCCCGTCAGGATGTACCAGTTACTAAATAGAACATGTTTACTAAATTAAATATCAATCATAATTTTTCCCTACAAAGTTCGAGAAAACTTAAATTTCAATTTGGAAAAGTGATTGATGATGCTTGGCGTGGAATTTCATACTACGAAGCAGATATAGAAATGGATACCAAGATAAAAAAATATATTCCTGAAAAATATAGAAATTACTTTGATGTTACTATGATGATTATTTCAGGACCTTATATTCCACCGCATATCGATGATGGCACTTTGGTAACCATGAATTTTTATATGGAAACAAGTAATGCATGTACATATTTTCATCAAGTAAAAGACAATATTACACCTACTATTAAAACGCTGCCTTCACAAAAGACAACCGGTAAATTTTTTGCAATTGAAGATTTAGAAACTGTTAGTCAATTTACAGCGAATCGTGGAGAAGTTTATTTACTAGATGTTAGTAAAATACATAGTGTGAGTGTAGAAAACTCACCAGACAGAGAAGCATATTGTTTACAAACCAATGAGCTTACATACACACAGGTATTAGAAATTTTAGCTGAGAGAGAATTCTCTCAATCAGATAAGCGGGATTAATTCAGTGGTAGAATGTTTCGTTGCCAACGAAAATGTCATCGGTTCGAATCCGATATCCCGCTCCAAATAACCTAAGGATGATATGCCAAGACAAACAAGTGAAGCCGCAGTAAACGCTGTAGGTAATAGATACGATTTAATTCTTATAGCAAGTCAACGTGTTAGAGAATTAACGGCAGGTCATCGCCCTAAATTAACAACAGCTAATGGTCATTCAGTTACCGCATTGCGTGAGATTGAAGAAGGACTAATCAACCGTGAATATCTAAAACGAATCAAAAAGGTTGAGCGTTGAATCTACAGCCAGACTATACACTAGACAAATATCTTAGCCAAGAAGAAGTTGAGATGTTTCATAAGAGTGGTGAGCATTATGATTTGTTAAGCACCTTTTCTAAGCAATTCAATAAAGTTAAAATTTACGATATTGGAACTTATAAAGGTCTTAGTGCCATTGCACTGTCAAGTAATCAAAGTAATTTAGTTGTTAGTTATGATATAGGTTACTATGTAACAGTTAAACAACCCTACAATGTAGAGTTTCGTATAGGTAGTTTTTACCATGATAGAGAAATGTTAAGTAGTCCATTAATCATGTTTGACATTGATCCACATGATGGAATACAAGAAAAGAAGTTTGTAGAGAATTTAACTAATGTGGGTTACAAAGGTACTGTTATCTTTGATGACATACATTTGAATGATGGAATGAAAGACTTCTGGAATTCTATCACACAAGAGAAACATGACTATACCCAGCACGGGCATTGGTCTGGTACCGGCATAGTTATATTCAAATAAGGAAGTGTGTCCGAGCGGTTTAAGGAACTGGTCTTGAAAACCAGCGATGTTTTACGATATCCGTGAGTTCGAATCTCACCGCTTCCGCCAAGAATGAAAGTTAATAATGGAACGATTTGAAAATTGGATGAGTTATAGTTATGATGGTGTTGAGTATGGAAAGAAAACATCTTATAAATCTCAATTTAAATTATTAATTAATAAAAAAATAGCCACTCCTATTCCATCTTATAAAGATGCGTTGTTTAATAATGCAAAATTAATGCGTGATATGTATGATGAACCATTTGACGTTTGTCTTAGTGGTGGAATTGATAGTGAAGTAATAGTCAGAACATTTAAGACTTTAGGTATAAATTTCAATACCTTTATATTTAGGTTAGAAGATAACCTAAATATAAAAGATGTAACAGATGCTATTGATATTTGTACAGAATTAAAATTAGATTATAAAATTATTGATTTTAACTTAAGGTCGTTTTTTGAAAATGATGCGTTAGCTATGTTCAATCAACACCCGTATGCTGTAGTAGAAAGATTACCCAGACTTAAGTGGATAGACTATCTCGACAATATACCCGTATTTGGTGATGGTGAACCTTATTGGAGGAGACAGAAAGAAAATGATTTCTCTACAAAGTCTGAATGGAAATTTGTATTTGCTGAGGAGTCGCAATATGCAAATTCTTTTTATGCGAGAGATATAGGCAGAAAAGTTATTTCTGAGTGGTATGAATATACTCCGGAAATTATAATGTCATACTACAATGAACCAGTAATTAAACAATTATTGAATGATGAGATACCTGGTAAAATAAGTTGTTACAGCTCCAGAGCAGAACTACATCGTACTATCTGGTCTGAAATTAAATATAAACAAAAATTAGTAGGGTATGAGGGATCACTAGCACCATCTACTGATGCTATGCCTGAATATATGACAAAATTTCATAACACATATATAAAACGATATGAATACTCTAAAATTTGGTATTCTATTAAAGAATTAGAAAATTTGTTACTTGATTAAATTTTCTTTAATCCATTTACCCCAATGAACACAGTGATCCTCATATTGATTCATTGCTTTCATTAATGGAAAGTAGTTACCCTTTTGTAATTCAGCAGTAGCAACATCCTCTTTAAATACAATATCTAATGTTTCAAAAATCATACGTCGGTTAATATCAGTTTCCTCTGTATAGTAAAATTGTGTTATCCAATTAAAACCATATTCAGTTTCTTTGTTATGCGGTATGATATTGTTTACCATTACACAACCGGGGTTGCCGTATTCAACAAAGGTATAAGGATATACATATAGCCACCATCCATCGGGGTGTGTTTGTAAAATCCAACCATCACCTTGATCCATAACAATATCATCTAGTTTTACTTGTTTGGATAATAATGGATGTATTCCATTCATGTGTAGATGTAATAGGTCAGCTTCAGCATCCATTAACCATAGCCAACTACCTTTACTGGATCCTTCTAACGAATGACTGTATTGCAGTGAAGTTTCTTTCGACAAATCATCTACCCATTTGTGATCGGGTTCTGTAAAGTCTTTGAATACTAAACCAGATTTACCTATTGAGGCTTGACCACAGTTCAACTTTTTATTGTTGTTAAGTGGTACCCCATCCTTATCCCATTCAAATGCATGAAACTTGCAGTATATATTTTGTACATGTGTTCCGGGATCCGCTAATGGATACATACGATGAGGACAAAATCTATGAAACAAGTTTACATCATTTGTTGACTTGTTAAGAATATAATCAGGAACTACAAAGTTTCCAGAATTAAGAGCACTACTGTGTGCAAGAATTTTAGGTTGTTTTTTGAACATGCAGTATTTAAGTTAATGTATATAAGATTAAATTTTTTACCCAAAACACATTGACGTTAATCACTTAATCATATACAATACGTGTATTGATTAAATCAATTTTAGGATCGGCACAGCAACAAACTCATTAACTATGGACTGTTAGACACTGTGGTAGTAACTGGAGCAGAGTGCGTAAAAACACCGAGCGTTGAAGGGTGCTATTGAAGCAAGACTAACGAACCAGGTGTGATGGCCCTGGCTAAACAAGCAGTCAACAACGATCCTGTTAACTTAATAAAGGAAAAAATATGCCATTTGAGAAAGTATCACCAACACTAAAGAATCTCGAAAGCGCACTTGCCGGTGAGTCAATGGCTCATATCAAGTATCGTTATTTTGCAAAGATTGCACGTGAAGAAGGTTTTGAAGAAGTTGCACGACATTTTGAACACACCGCTGTTCAAGAAATTCTTCATGCTTGGGGTCACCTAGAATTGTTGATTGGTAAGCCAACAACTAAAGAATGCTTGATGAAAGCAATCGAAGGTGAAACCTATGAATTCACTACAATGTATCCTGGATTTGAAGCGGACGCAAAAGCCGAAGATAACCAAATTGCATTGAATGAATTCAGAAACCAAATTGTTGAAAGCGCCGATCATGCTGAACAGTTTAAGGCTGTGTTAGCAAAAGCAGAGAAACGATTTGCGGCATTGGCTAAAGTTGAAAAACGACACGCTGATGCATATACACAAGTTTTGGAGAGTTTAGAATGAGTGAACAACATGTATGTATCGTATGTGGACACATCCACGATGAAGAACTAGAAGGTAAATGGGAAGAACTTCCAGATACTTATATCTGCCCCGAATGCGGTGTAGGTAAAGAAGATTTTGAGATAATTTAATATTTTTTAGGATGCATTCAGCAACTTTTAATTTCAACCATAAATGAAACCAAAGCGCATCCTGTTGCATAACACACACGGAAGGAGTACAATATGTCAACATTTGTAGAAGCAGTAGCAAACCAAGAAGCCCGTACCGCTAACGGTATGAAGGCACGTAAGTCAACCGCAAATGCTTGCGTTGACTTGTTCTTTAATATCGGCGCAAGCCGTGGTAAGAATATCATACCCGCATTCACTGCGGCTTATGTTGAAAACTCTGACCTAGCATTACGTATTGTCCAATGGGCACGTGATGCACGTGGTGGATCCGGCGAACGTGAATTGTTTCGTCAAGTACTAATTCACTTGGAATTGACTAACCCAGAAGATGCTAGCCGTCTATTGGTTAAGATTCCTGAATTGGGTCGTTATGATGACTTGCTAGTGTTTAAGACTAAGACTCTTAAGTCACAAGCATACACATTGCTGGGCGATGCATTGCGGGCACGTAATGGATTGGCTGCAAAGTGGACTCCTCGTAAGGGCGATGTTGCACGTGAAATCCGTGAATTCTTTGGCATGAGTCCAAAGCAATATCGTAAGAGCCTTGTTGCGTTGACCAATGTTGTTGAAACACAAATGTGTGCAAACGATTGGGACAACATCAACTACAACCATGTTCCTTCAGTGGCACATGCACGTTACAAGAAGGCTTTTGGTCGTCATGGTACAACTTATGCAGAATATGTGTCTAAGTTGGTTAAGGGTGAGGCTGGCGTTAAGATTAACGCTGGTGCAGTATTCCCCTACGATGTACTGAAGGGTGCTATCAACCGATACAGCCGTTCAGATATGTCTAAGACTGAATTGGACGCAATGCAAGCTCAATGGGATGCATTGCCAAACTATATCGGTGGTGCTGATGTATTGCCAATGGTTGACAGTTCAGGTTCTATGACTTGTAATGCAGGTGGACACAACTCTAAGAGTGGTTTGTCTTGTTTGGATGTTGCAATCTCATTGGGATTGTATTTTGCAGACAAGAACACTGGTAAGTTCAAGGATACTTTCTTGACTTTCAGTCGCAACCCAAAGTTGGTTACTCTTAAGGGTAACATCAATCAAAAGATTGACCAAATGAACACTGGTGAAGTCGCTAACACCGATTTGAACCGAGCGTTTGATTTGATCCTTAAGACTGCATTGGACAACAATGTTCCTCAAGCAGAAATGCCAGGTACATTGGTGATCTTCAGTGACATGCAATTTGATGCAGGTGTTCATCACGATGACTCTGCAATCGAAATGATAGCACGTAAGTACGAGGCAGCAGGTTACGAACTACCTAAGGTAGTATTTTGGAACTTGAATGCCGCATACGGTAACGCACCAGTTAAGTTTGACAAGAGTGGTGTTGCGCTAGTCTCAGGATTTAGCCCAGCAATTGCTCAAAGCATTCTGTCTGGTAACTTGGATGACTTCTCACCAGAAGCAATCATGTTGAAGACCGTTATGAAGGATCGCTACGACCTAGCTTAAGCTAAATAGTAGTAGCAGATGCCGAAAGGCATCTGTTTATATAAGTATACCATATCAGTACCCTGCCCGATAAGACAGGCTCTACTAAGCGAAAGAGATATTGTGTGCTTATATAAACACCCTAGATAAACCACCGCATATACGGATGAGTTTTTACTAACAACTCCATGTTCTTTATATATTAATACTTTTTAGCGCACCTAGGGTGTTACTTACTGCGCTTGACAATAATCCCCAAATCGTTTATAATACTCTAATGAAGGAGAAAAACATGCCTTGGATTGAGAATGTAGCGGCAACCGATGTATCAACTAAGTATCACCACGATGCTGGTGAGAACAGTATGTTGATTAGCATTACTGATCCGGCAAGTTGGAGACCGACACCTGCACATAAGTTTAAGGAGATTCATCATTTTGAATTCTTAGATATTGAAAAGAATGACGAGTGTTTGGATGAGGCTATGCGTTGTAGTCAGGAACAAGCCAATGAGTTGGTAAGACTATTACAACATGCACTAGAAAATAGAATGAATGTTGTGGTTCATTGTTTTGCAGGTATATGTCGTAGTGGCGCAGTCGCTGAGATTGGTGTACAGTTAGGATTTGATGACGTTGGAAATTTTCGTAGCCCTAACTTACTAGTAAAGCATAGAATGATGAATGCACTAGGTTGGGAATATGATGAAAATGAAAAGCCAAACATTGATGATTGGCGTAATTTTAGGAATGATGTATGAATGACGTAGTTGTAAGAGAAACAGTTGAAGTGGCAGCTGAACTGTACACAGGTAAAATAGTTGTTGAAGGTAAAGTAGCAGTATTATACAGTCCTGGCTTTGGTGCTGGATGGTACTCTTGGAATCGTGAACATCCTGAACTAGTTTTTGATCCGGCAATAGTCAAACTAGTGATAGAAAAAAAATTTGATGAACTTGAAACTTTTATGGTATTGAAATATCCTGATGTATATCTAGGTGGTTTAAAAGATTTAGAAGTTGTATGGGTTAAACAAGGCAGAATGTTTAGAATTGCAGAATATGATGGTAATGAATCAATAGAATACAAAGATGAAGATGAGATGTGGATGTTAGCGTAAAGGAAAAGAATGTATAAGATAGAAGAAAAAGAATTTTTAACACTTGATTTGGCAATGGCACATGCTAAGGCATTGAATGTCTTTGTCACAATCAAAGGTGTTGAGTTTGAGATTTGTGGTAAGTTTGGTGTTGATAGTGTTGCTGATGGTAAGTGCCCAGATGGTGTTGCTTACGATTGGAACAAGGCTAGCCGAATTGGTCGTGTAAAGAAAGAACGAGTTTAAGGAGTTATCATGCCATCAGTATTTTTAGTAAGTGACACACACTTTGGTCATGCCGGTGTATGCCGTTTTACCAAAGATGATGGTGTAACTAAGTTGCGTCCCTGGACTGATCCAGATGAAATGGATGAGGCTATGGTCAAAGCATGGAACGAGACTGTCAAGCCCAATGATAAAGTATATCATTTGGGTGATGTTGTTATCAACCGCAAGGCAATGAAAACGTTGCATCGTTTGAACGGCGACAAGGTTTTGATTCGTGGTAACCATGACATTTTCCGTGACGAGGAATATCGTGAACACTTCCGTGAATTGCGAGCCTATCATATTATGAATGGTATGATATTGAGTCATATCCCCGTACATGAAGAAAGTTTGGGAAGGTTTGGTGTCAACATTCATGGTCACTTGCACGCCAATCGTGTTAAAAAGCCCCGTGGATATGACACCAAGACTGGTACTATGTTGTACAGTGATGAAATTGATACAAGATATCATTGCGTATGCGTAGAACAAACTGATTTTCGTCCTATCTTGTTTGAAGATGTAATGAAACGCATCAAAGACGAGGGTGGAGAGATAGGTTTTAAATCAGGTAATGGACCTGCAATGTAAATAGGGGCTTTGGCCCCTATTTTTTTGGCTATATAGGTCATGATTATTTGTAAGGAAGAAGCCAATGAATATTGTAGTATTACAGTTTTGTGATATACTAAATATCATATGAGAAAACTTTTATTAACCTTATTATTTTCGCCACTGCTAGCATTTGCTGGTGCAAATTCGGTAGTATACAACATCACACATGATACTGTCTTAGACGGTTCGCTTGGTGAAAAAGAAGTTAGTATTGCTAGTATTAGCAAACTAATGACTATCTATACAGTCCTAAAATCAAATCAGGATATGAGTGAAAAACTTACTGTAACTAGTAATAAAATCAATCACACTAAACTAAACAAGGGTATGATTCTTACCAGAGAAGAACTAGTTAATATGTCATTAATTAGCAGTGATAACTTAGCCGCAGTTACGTTGTCACAACATTACCCCGGCGGACAAACGCACTTTATTCGTCAAATGAATAATCACACAAAAGAACTTGGAATGAAACATACCTCTTTTGTTGAGCCAACCGGATTGAGCCCTATGAATTACAGTACAGTTGGTGATATTGTTTTGTTGACAAAAGCAGTAAGTAATTTTCCTATAGTACAAAAAGCCGCACAAACGCAAAGAGTGGTTACTAAACCAGTAGTATCTAATAAATCTAAAAAGAGCAAAAAATCTAAAAAGTTAATTAAACAACCGAGGAACAAGACAATCGTTAACAATCCAACTAGCCATTACTTTGGAAAAGAAGGAATAGTTACTATAAAGACAGGATTCACTAATGCGGCAGGATTCTGCATCACAATGCTTATTAGTGCCAATGACCAATTGTACAATATAACGGTGCTTGGTGCTAGAACTAAACAAGAACGTGAGAAGATAATCAAAAAGGCAATGGACAAAATATATAACGCATAATGCAAGTCAAGTTTTATTATAAAAACAATAACTATGAAAAAGATAACGAGGTTGCATTGACCTCGTTAGCCATTGCAGTGTCACAAATTATAGAGTTGCCGGACACTGTAGAAATATGCTTGTATCCATTAGAAGATAATGTATATGGTGGCATAGATATAAACAGAGTCAATCGCATTGGATTGAATATCAACTTATCATTAGAATCACAATTAAAGATTCTTGTACATGAACTGATACATGTTAGTCAAAAGCATTTGGGTATGCTTAAGATAAAACCAAATGGTATGTGTTATTGGCAAGGCATACCCTACACAAAGAAACCACCCGAAGAAATGACACATGAAGAATATACCAATCTACCATGGGAATTGGATGTACAACATCGTCAGTCAAAAGTACTACAACAGGCTTTGGATATCCTTACAACAACAAATTGACAATAAATCAATTTGGGTATACAATTCATGTATCAATTCACTAAAGGAGCTAGTCATGTCTGAATTTGAAAAAGAAACAAATTACAAATCTGCCGGCAAGTTTGCTTGGTTCGCTGAACGTGATGCACGTATGCGTAGTGCAGTAAATAGTTCTCTTTTTTCTGATAGTCAAAAACTCAGGGCTGAACGAGTGAAATTAGCCCTTGAACTTGTTTATAATGCTGATAAATTCTATATTGAATTTCGCAAGAAATTTATTAGTGTTAAAGTACAAAACCCTAGGGTCAAAGATCGTAAGACATTGGACCTGCTTGAACAAGACTACAAGCACGAAGGTTACAAAAAAGTATTAACCGCTCAGGGTTTTACATACAGAATTGCTTAATAAAAATGAATACTTTAGTATTCGTTTGTGTGTCAGGTGCTCTAGGACCAATTCTATCATTGGCCTCGAACTCTGACACACAATCAACGAAAACAAAAAGGTTGACGATAAATGGATTCGGGTATATAATTCATTCATGAACTCGAAAACTACTCGCAAACGCAGAACAGACCGCAATCAAGTCATTTATTACATTCAAGATGTAGTAACACTTGAGTACTACATTGGTCTGACTGCTGTTTGCTATGCAGGTAATGTTCGCAAGACATTGACACGCCGCATGCAAAAACACATGCAACGTGCCTTGACTGAGAACAAAGATTGGGGTTTGTCACGTGCCTTGCGTGAACAAGGTGCAGAAAATTTTGTATTCGGTGTCGTAGAGATTGTGAGAGGCAAGCGTCCTGCTCATGCCCGCGAGACTGAATTGATTAACACATTGCAACCAGCATTGAACACATTCGGAGTAAAGTAATGAAAATTCTAATTTGGAAAAGTAATGGTTCTATCCGTGTTTATGATGTGTCTACTCCTGACAAACTACGGACTCAGATTGAAGATGCCATTGATTGTATAGAAGGTTGGGGATTGGAAAAGAAAGTTGACGTGGTTCAAACACATATTGAAAAACACCCCGATGACCTTGCGGAATTGACCCGAGCATTTAACACAATCAAAAATGCAGTCGAAGGCAGTGATACGTTTGAACAATTTTATATTGGGGATTTGCAATGAACAAACCACTTGATGACTTAGATGACATGCCGGAACTGACCGATGAAATGATTACCGAACTAAAACAACATCCGGTTGATTTGCATCTAGGTCCAGCAGAAGTTAAACCCCTTGGTAAAAATTCATGGGTAGACCAATATGGTCCCAAACCCCCCGGACCCGGAATACATGCGTTGGATGCGTTGATTGTGATTTTATCTTGTGCAATGTTTTGGCTTATACTCAATGTTTGGATTTGGACTTTTAGTTAAGGAGAAAGAAAATGCCCTGCAGAAGTTATGAAGATGATTATCGTATAGGCGATGCCACTGAGAGTTGGCAATATAAAGAACTCAAAGCGAACAACGACAAACTTGCCCGCATTGCGTGTAAGGCAATGACTGAACTAGTAAAAGCAGGTTATGCTGATTTTTTGATTCTAAAAGATGACGAGGTTCGTGAATGGTGGGAGAAACATCAGGAAGCGGATCGTAAGGCACGTGAAAAAGAAGAACGTAAAAAAGAACGTACTAGACTCCGTCGTGCGGCTTTGAAGAAACTTTCCGAAGAAGAAAAGATTGCCTTAGGTCTTAAGAAATTACCTAAGGAAGAACAGGATGAAATGATAAAGGATGCATTAGCTGATGCTTTAGGACTTAAAAAATGATGCAAGATTTTTATTTTGAAAAGACACGTAATAGTGTTGATGATGACTGGCCCGAAAGTTTTTATTTAGATGACCTTGCTAAGGCATTGAATGTGGAACGGGTAAGTTATAGGGTTTATTACAGTAAGGATAATCTTACTTGCCGACTGTTTGTGTTTCGTGCTCACTGTACACCTACTGAAATGAAAACAATGTTGGTTATGGGGTTTGTGTTTGCACAAGATGGTGATACAGAAAATATCCCTGATAAACCAGTAGAAGAGGAAATTGAAGAATGAACTATGAATTTATTGGGTGGTGTAAAGAAGGTACTCACGATAAAGTTTGGGGAGTCATTCTATTAGCCGAAGATGTTCTAGTAAATCCACCTTGGCCCTTTAAGACTAACAAATATATGACTTTTTGGGGTCGTAGGGGACATAAACTACAAACTAAATTGTTTGATGGTTCACATTTTGAGGCTGGTGAAATGTATCGTAAGAAAGTGAACAAAGGTTATAAAAAAGTCAACAAAGAACAATTGGATGTAGTCTATCCAGAGTTTCAATCTGATTTGGAAAAGACAGCAATGTGGGCAATGTTGAAATTGTAATGTCAACGGAATCGGTAGCTAAGGCGTTATATATATACCCCCTAAGGAGTTTAATATGTCCCGTGAAGTACTGATGCAAGTAAAAGAAATGGTAGAACGAAATCTCAATATGCATGAAATTGCCCAAAGAATGCATGTAGATGTTTCTATAGTACAAAGTGCCCTAAAACTCATCAATGACATGTTAACCTAAATAATTGACTTTAATTAGGTTTCGTGTTATCATTATAACATGATTCATCTAAACTTTTCAATCGATTATCCTTTCATTAGGTCGTCATTCAACCATATTTTTAATTATGTTTGTGGCACACCTTTCAAAAACAAATTTTTTGAATTTGAAGTATATCAAGACTGTGAATACCTATTGCATTTTAACTTTGATTGGCGTAGAAAATGCGACCACGCAGGTGTTAAATTTGCATTAGGTTTGTTTGGGTATGAACTTATGTTCTGTGTTTATGACAATAGACATTGGGACTACAAAACTGACAATTGGGAAGTTTATGAAAATCAGCCCACAAGATAATGTAAAAGCAATCGTTGATAATAACCAAATCGATAAAGCTAGAACAGATAGAGAACGAATTAATCGTGAAGTACAAGCCAAAACTACGCTAGATGATGAAGTCAAGAAATCAAAGATTGAACAAAACAAATTCATGCACGAACAATTTCAAAAATTGGTAGATGGTATCTATCACGAAAAAGCACAACAAAATTCATTTAAAATCAAAGGCACAAATGTTGACAAGGAAGCATAATGTATAATTTCCCTAGTCCAAACAGAGCAAGCAGTTTAATATTACCTATCATGATATTGTTGGGTATCGTATTTTTTGGACGATTTATTTGGGGGTTGATAACTGATGACTATTATGATGCTGAAACTATTGTAGTTGAATTTCATTGTCCAACAGTATTGTCGATGAAAGAAAATTATCCAAATTTTGTTATTGTAGAATGTAAAAAATTACATGAAAAATAAAGAACAAATTATCCATGATATGTGTATGACATATAGGCATGATTATGGTTTGCGTAAAGCAGACAATGAACCAAATTGGACAGCAGGCATGACCGAGCAGGATGCCAAAATGCTGTACAAAACAATGGAACAGATATACAATAACGATATTGAACCTATCATTGACCACTACAAGGAAAAAGAAAATGCACTTAAGACAAGTAAATGAAATAACAGACCATAAAATTATTGAAGGTAGTGAGTATGGTTGGAACTGCTATCCAAACGCAAGATATTTAAGTTATGAAAGTGAATTTGCCTATGTGTCTGTGCTGTACAGTACTGAGACACAAGAAATTTATGAGGCAGACGTGACCATCAAGGCAGTTAATTGGTTTGATGCAGATAAAGATATGAGACCTTATCGTTGGTTGAATCCTGAATATAAAGATGCTATGATTGCTGAGGCTAAGTCACGCAAAGTCAAATGGCGTAAGGCTTGGGATGATGTTAAATGGATTGACTTAGAAGTCGCAGAAGATTTCCTAGAAAAGGCTAAAGCAATGTTTAATGGTGAACACTTTGATACTCGCATTCAAGTTCCAATTGAATTGGAAGATGATGTTATGTTAAAATTATGTATGGAAGCACATAAGCGTGATATTACACTAAACAAAATGGTTGAGGAAGTATTGCGTAATATGATTGAAATACATGAATGATATTTTATACGGTATATTTGATTGGATAAAAAGTGATTACAAAACTAACAAATTTAGATTTTGTGTTGAAGTTGTTGCTTGGGGTATTAGCATTGGGTGTGCTATCACAATGGCTGCGACAGTTCCAAATCCACCTTTACTGGCTATGTATCCTATTTGGATTACAGGGTGTGCTATGTACGCTTGGGCTAGTTACACTCGCCGATCGTTTGGTATGTTGGGTAACTACTTATTGCTCACAACGATAGATTCAATTGGTTTAATTCGCATGTTAACATAAGGAAATAAAATGGCAAAAAAACACACAGTATATATTCAAGAAGATCCTGATACAGGTGATTTAATTCTTCCACTACCAGAAGGTATGTGTGATGAGTTGGGCTGGGAGATCGGTGATGACATTAAATTCAAACCACACAAAGACGGTAGCTTTACCTTGACTAAGAAACAAAAACAAGAAACACAATGGGTACTAGTTGATTGTGTCAGTACATTCCGTATACGATATATGGTTGAAGTGCCTATTGGTGTTGACAAGTACGGAAAGAACAAAGCTGATTGGGCATTAGATACTGTTACAATGAACGGGGCAAAAGAGTTTAGCCAAGAACACATTGGTGAACAGATTGTTAGCCATCGTGTTGTCACTAAAGAAGAGGCATTGGTATTGTGCGATGTTGACAATGACTATTGTAGTTCTTGGGATGAAGAATTAAAGGTAAAGAACTTTTTTACAACTTGGCAGGAACAAGAAGATGACACCTACAATAACGACAACGAGTGATTGGACAGATACAGATTGGACTAAGTTTGAAACTTGGTTGCGAGGTATGTTGAGCACCGATACTGTTACAGTAACCTTCACTAAGAAGGATGGTACCGAACGTGTGATGAATTGCACAACTAATCCTGATGTTGTTCCTAAAGTTGAAATCAAAGAAGGTGCAACACCTCGCAAAGTATCAGAAACTACAATGCGTGTCTTTGATACAGATATTAAAGAGTGGCGCAGTTTTACTACAAAGTCTATCAAACAGATAAACGTTACACTTGGAGCATAAGATGATTCGATATGATGAAACTGCACAGGTCAAGTGTGTTGACAATGGACAAACTGTAACAGCCGATGTACTTGAATTCAAACCTCAAGTGTTGTTAAGCATTAGCCTGAATAAAAGTATCAAAGTGGTACTGAAATATTCTATTAATAGTGATGAATATCAGGGTGATTTGTATGGTAGAACTTTTGTTTCAAAGGGACCAAAAGGCACACACTACAGTACAGGTCGCTCCGGTTGACAATAAATAAGGGTTCTGCTATACTAATGGTTATGAAAAAAGAACTCTTATCTTTCAAAATTGAACAGCCCAAACACAGGGCCCATCGTGTATTGTTCCAAGAAAATACACCGTTCAAACCCAAGGTTGTGCAAAGCAAACTTGCATATCGCCGTAACCCAAAACATAAAAATAGTGAGTACTAACATGGAGATCCTACTTTGTAAGGATTGTAAGTATATCAGCCAAGTTCCGTTACTTAACAAGGTAATACGAAATGACTATGAGCATACTTGCACACACCCTGATTCTTTGACAGAACCAACACCCGATTACGTACTAGGCCGCTCTAGGACCAGTTATTTTAAGACCTGCGAACAATCACGCATGTACGGCGAAAAGTGCGGGATATCCGCTAGAAATTATACCCCCAAAGTGTAACAAAAAGTATTACATTTTTTGGTTGACAATAAATGTCTTTGGGTATATAATATATCTTGTTCAGTTGATTAAAGGAGTAAACAATGGAACGTCTTTCACAGATTCAACAAGTCAATAAAGCTATCATGTTCGGTAACTTTACCAATGATGAATTGAATAGCATTGCCGATGCAGTTAAATTTGCCCGTGCTAGTATTGCAAAGCAAAACAAACGTGAAATGGGTATTGGTACTGTTGTCAAATTTACAAACAGCCGTACTGGTATGATTGTGACAGGTACTGTCAAAAAGGTAAACAGAAAGTATATCCTTGTGAATGAGCAAAAGCCAGGTAGTTTGATTGGTTCTACATGGAGAGTTCCAGCTAGCATGTTGTCTGTTGCTTAAAAACAACATACCCAAATTTGACAATAAATCGGTTTGGGTATATAATAGAATCTTAGACAGTAAAGAAAAGGAAACGAAATGACTACACTGACAACTGAAATTTATTATGGTATGTATTCTGACGAAGGCAACATGGCTGTTCACGGTATCGTGGTAGCTGCCAAAAGTCAAAATCTATCATGGAAACAGACCTTCAAGGCGTTGCGTGATTTGGCTGACAGCAACCCTGACAGTTTCGGCGAGGCAATGGACACTGTGGTTCGTGAATGTGTCTATGATGCTATCGGTGCCGACAAGCGTGGTGAGTGTTTTTATCTGTAAGGAATCAAAATGACTAAGAAAATCTCCATCAAAGTTTTTGCAGACCCTGGTCATGCTTGGGCACGTATTGCAAAATCCAAACTGGTGTCACTTGGCATCGCCGACAAAATTAGTACTTATAGCTACATGAATGGTAGTAACGCATTCCTGGAAGAGGACTGTGACTTGTCAGTGTTGGTGGGCGCTCTCCGTGAGCGTGGCTATGAAATTAAATTCAACGAAAGTCACACCAACCGTCAAAGCAAAATCCGTAGTTATAATACATACCGGGCTTGACAATAAATCAATTCGGGTATATAATATAATCTTAAACAGTTGAAACAAGGAATCAAAATGAAAGCACTTCAAAAATACATTGACCAAAAAAATGCATGGAATGCAATTTTCAAAGGTGGACAATTTGAAATTCAAACTGCTGAGGGTCGCAAACGTGTTGCAGAAAGCATTGATGCTGAACTTAGCCCTGAAAACTTGACCTGCGATGGTGAACTGCCCCGTAGTCAAGTGCAAGCCCGTTACAAGGCATTGACAGGTGCCGCTAAGGACCTTATCAAATTGGATCCTAGCATGGCTCAATACATGTACGAATTTTCGGAGGTATAATCATGGGTGCTATCCTTGCTGGTATAGGAGCTACTGTTTTAGCCATCGCAGGTATTTTATTTTTTAGTTTCTTGTGTTCATGGCCGGTGTACATGCTGTGGAACTATTGTTTGGTTGGTGCAGTTGCAGGTGTCTACGAAGTGTCCTGGTTGCAGGCATGGGGCTTGGCAGTGCTATGCGGATTGTTGTTCAAAACTAATGTGGAAAGAAAATCAAAATGAGCGAAAAGTTAACACAGGCTGAGGTCAAGTATCATGAACTGGTTAACACGGTGCAAACATTGACCAAACAACTCACAGAGTTCCGCAAAATCACTTTTGACTTTGATGGGTTCGACTTTGATGAAATTAACGAAATGTTATACGACATGTTGGGCGAGATTGATGCCCAATTACTTGAGGAGAATTTTGAATGAGTAATGCAGAGAAAATGAAATTGGCAATTGCAAGATTGGAAGAAGCCAAAGAATTAATGATTGAATCATTGGGTGAAATGGATTTTGTAATGGACCATCTCATCCTTATTGATACTATGATTGATGAATTAGCAGAGTATAGAATTGAGGAGTTAGAAAATGAGTAAAATGGCTGATGTAATGTTGGATATTGAAATGATGATTGAAGAAGGAACACATCCTATGACAATCGCCAGAATGCTTGATATCCCCATCGTGTGGGTGTATGATACACTTGAACAAATGGAGCCGAACGAAGAAGAACTAAGTCCCTTTGCTACATTGAATTCATAGTATGGTTATCCTTAACTTATTCTTTGCATTCTTAGCGGCTAAGTGGATTATTGAATCTGAGAAATATTCCTTTGCTTGGTTCTTAAGTGGAACCTGTTTTGTGTTTAATACGCTGGCGGTGTTGACGCACCTAGAACAAATTTTTTGAAAGAATTAAATGAGCTATTTTTTGAAGTCTGGTAATACCTTTCGTGTTGCTAGTGATGAAGCGATGGACATTCATCGCAAACTGCCCGTCGGTAACTATGTTATCAAATTGAATGATATGTCAGGTGAATTGTATTTGGAAGGCATTGATAATTTTAATATTCCAAGTAAAATTTATGGTAATTGTCTAAAGCATACAGACAAGATTATCCGAACCTTTATGGATCGTGATAATGCAACTGGTGTAATGATGACCGGTGAAAAAGGTAGTGGTAAAACATTGCTTACCAAGAATGTCTCTATTCAATTGGCTAAGCAGGGCATCCCTACAATCGTTATCAATGCTCCCTGGAGTGGTGATAAGTTTAACACATTCATTCAAAACATTGAACAGCCCTGTGCTATTCTATTTGATGAATTTGAAAAGACCTACAATGAACGTGATGAACAGGAAGCTATTCTGACATTGTTGGATGGTGTGTTCCCAACTAAAAAGTTGTTCATGTTGACTTGTAATGACAAGTGGCGTATTGACCAACATATGCGTAATCGTCCCGGTCGTATTTTCTACATGATGGATTTCAAAGGTTTGGATGCAGACTTTATTCGTCAATACTGCAATGATAATCTAGAGAACAAGGTTCACATTGAAACTATTGTCAATGTCGGTAGCTTGTTTGCCGAATTCAACTTTGACATGCTGAAAGCATTGGTTGAAGAAATGAATCGCTACAATGAAACTCCACAAGAGGCATTGGAGATGTTGAACGCTAAGCCTGAGTTTGATAGCGGTACTGAGTACAAGGTCAAGATTGTGCATAATGGTAAGGAAATTATCGAACCTCGCCGAAGCACATTCGCGGGCAACCCACTGCAACCTCGGGGTGTTGAAGTTGAGTTTGATGCTGACCCTGATGATGATGAAAGCGAATACATTTGGAAGACTTTCAAACCCGATGCATTGATTCATGTCGATGGTCGTAAGGGTGAATTCACTTTCCAAGACAACGGAACCACTGTTGTGTTGACAAAAATCGAAAAGAAAACGTACCATCTGTACGATGCTTTTTGAAACTAAAAGTATACACTTTTAAAAGAGTACTTTTGTACTCTTTTTTTCGGTTAAAAAGGTTGACAATAAATCGGTTTGGGTATATAATACTTGTATTGATTGATTAAAGGAGTTCTTATGTTTCGCATTAACAGTTACATTTTTCGCAATGCAGAGGCCCTAGGTGAATATCTCAAATTGCACAAAGGTAAAACTTTTGTAGTAGAATATATTACTGAGTATATGTTGAACGATCCAATGGAACAGTGAAAACGGTTGACAGTAAATGGATTTGGGTATATAATAGAATCTTAAACAGTAAACAACAGGAGAAACAAATGGCTTACATGTCTCAGGAACGCAAATCAGAAATCGCCCCTAACGTCAAGGCTGTGCTGAAAAAGTTCGGTATCAAGGGCTCACTGAGCGTCCGTCATCATTCTACATTGTCACTGACCTTGAAGTCAGGTAATATTGACTTTATTGGTAACTCTAATCGTGTGTGTGGTTCCGATCACTATCAAGTCGCACGTGGTTTTAAACCTAACGCAAGTGGTTACGATTCCATCAACCCTTACTGGTTCCACGAACACTATGACGGTGATGCTAAGGCATTCCTTACCGAAGTCATGGAAGCAATGAATGATGGTAATTGGGACAAGAGCGATATCCAATCCGACTACTTTAACGTAGGTTGGTATGTTGAAGTACATATCGGCAAATGGAACAAGCCCTATATTCTGGGTTAATTAACAAGATTTTGGTAACACAAATGGTTGACATTAATAACCCTTTGTGTTATCATTATAACTGTGCTGAAAAGCATATTTTATCAACTAGCTATATTTTTTAAAGGAATACAAATGGCTAATCAAACTTTCAAAGTCGCAGGTATTACAGTTCACAACGGTAACGCTAAGGTTCGTTTCACTGATGACATGGTGCGCCGTGTTAAACAATTCTCTAAAGGTGGTGCTACTCGCATTGACCTGATTGAGTTGCCTAGCGAAATGACTAAGGTCGAGGCACTTACTTATTTGGCTGCTCATGCAGACTTCCAAAGTGCTGAGGATCAGGCAACTATCAGTGATGCATTGGCTGATCGTGTGAAAGAGGCAAGCAAGGGCACTGTTAAAGTGCGTACTACTAAAGCCGCAAAGCCTAGTCTTGATTCTATCAAGGCTCGTGGTAAGAAAGAAGTTACTGCTGAACAAGTGTTAGCAGAAGTCGGTGTCGCAACCGTTTAAACAAACAAGGCGCTACGGCGCCTATCTCCATTTATAACAAGGAAACAAAATGAAATTAAGTGATAAACTTGCTAAGGTTAGTGATAGCCTTACCGTTAATATGTACGACAATGGTTTTATGGTTGAAGTATCAGGTCGTGATGAAGAATCTGATTGGAAGAGTGCAAAGATTATGTGCCCTACATTGGAAGAAGTCTTTGCAGTTATCCGTGAAGCCAGTGAAATGGAACGTGATTAATGGCAACGTATGATAATTGGACCACACTAAGTGAAACGGCAATGCGCCGCCGAAGATTTGATCCAACAAACAAGACCGATTTGTATGAATTGGCTTACTTTAAGCAAAATCATAAGTGGCGCACTAGTTGCCCGTTTTATTTAGAATGGCCTTTTGAGGATGTGATTACAATGTGTCATACTAAGTACACCGATCACATGCTAAACAAGTTAGAGATTAAAAACTTTATATAATAAAAAAGCCCCTAAAGGGGCTTTTTTTTATGTTGCTGATGTAATAGTTTCCCAACCACTACCAGTATACACTTTTAATTTATGTGAAGTGTTACTATAATATATCATACCCTCTGTAGGTGATGTAGGGGCAGTTGACATAGGTGTCAATTTTATAAATGTATTTGCATAGATAGTCTCTGCATTGATTACATTGGCAATTGTATTGCCAGTAACATTAGCAGTGGTTGCAACAATATTACCTAAAGTACTATCACCTACAACTTTTAATGTACCGGTAACGTTAGCCATTCCACCTACATATAAATTCTCTCCAACACCAACACCACCTGCAACTCTTAATGCACCAGTTGTGTTAGATGTTGATGTTGTAGTAGTATCAATCTGTACAATGCCTGCGGCAATTTGTACTGCATATGCATTGGTTAATGTAACATTGTTACCTGCAATTGGCGCACCTGCAACATACAATGTTGAAGCCTTAGTAGCAGTAACAGCAATGTTACTTGCCGCAATCGTTGGTCTGTTGATTACGTTAATTGCGGCACTTGATACTGTACCTGATCCTGCTGTTGTACTATCTGTATATGTTGCAGATGATACAATCAATCCAGTACCACTAGTACCCCATGCTGAAGTAGTTTGTGAACCGGACACTTGAAGCGTTGGTGCTATAACTGATGTATTTGCTAAAAGATTGGCACCTGTTATGTTAGCAGAAGTTGTTACAAAGCCATTGCTAGAAACATTTCCACCACCGCGAATCTTTCCTAGAACAGTAACATTACTTGATAATGTACTTGATACAACTACTGCATTGGAGTTGCCTGTAATAACAGTGTAATCACCGTTGTAACCTGTAGGGGTAACACCTGATACGTTTATTAGTGAATTTGCAACGAATGGAATTCCATCTTGTGTTGCAAAAATTATTGTAAGTTCATTTGTTGGTCCACCGGTACCACTCATTTCAGTGATTGATAAATTGGCACCTAAACTTATACCATTTAATGAGTTCACTATGCCGGTTGTGACAAAGTTTCCAGCATTAACGTTTCCTGAAATATTGGCAACGGTGTTACTCACGATGTATTCAGCAGTAAGATTGCCTACTAGAGTTATATCATCAGGTATCTCAATTTCAATTGTACCGGACTCTGTAATCGGTGAATTATTAACAGTTAGTGAATCACTAGTTACATCAACTCTAGTAACAGTTCCGATTGCTCTCAATGAGGATGATATTGTAATATTACCAGTACTATTGCTAATTTCAATTCCAGTACCTGCATTTATTCGTGTAACACCGGTGTTAGTAATGCTGATGATTCCGCTATCTATTACTGGACCACCTTCTATTAATAATCCAGAACCTACTGCTTGTACTGCAACACTTGTTACAGTCCCAGCTACAGTTGTGTTTGCAATGCTAGTAATTCGACCATATGAATCTACTGACATTAATGGATTAATATAATCACCTGCTTCAAATCCAGAACCAGTAGGTATAATCGGTAATTCAACTCTAATATCACCTGCACTAATTATAGGAGAATCTGTTACTGATAACGAAGTACTGAGTATACCAACACTAGTTACACCAACCATGCCCTCAGAACCAGAAGCGGATATTACAACTTCACCTGTTGTTCCGGATAATGTAATCCCGGTACCTGCTGTTAAACTTAAAACACCAGTATTGTTTACTCTCACAACACCGTTGCTATTATATGATGATATTGATATACCATTTCCACTGGTGAATGTATTGTATGGACTAGCGCAAGCAAATAGTGTAGTGAAATTATTTGCAGTTTTATTAAAGGCAGCAAAAATACTATCAGCACCGGATGCTTGATTTTCTACCCCTACGTTTATTGTTTCTTTTCCTGAAATTGCCATGATAATCCTTATCTAGTATTTATCTTAAACTGAGAAGGAACTTCCACAGCCGCATGTACTAGATGCTGTGGGGTTTTTAATCCTAAATTCCGACCCCATTAGTTCCTCAACATAGTCAACCTCTACTCCCTGAAGATATTGAGCCGACATTACGTCAACCAGGACCCTTGAGGAACCTGCTGAAAATTCAAGGTCATCTTCACTTTTACTGTCATCTAACATGAATCCATAACTAAACCCCGAACATCCCCCACCCTGCACAAACATGCGTAATTTTAAGTCAGGATTGTTCTCTTCCGCAATAATATCTGCTATTTTGATACTTGCTGATTCTGTAATTGTTATCATACTCTAAAACTTTCTCCGCATCCACAGCGGTCACGTTCATTGGGGTTTATAAACTCAAACCCCTCATTTAATCCTTTTTTAACATAATCTATAGTCATTCCTTCTAAGTATACATTATGTTTTTTATCTACTATTACACAAAAGTTAGGTTGGGCATAATTGATAGTAGTAGAATCATCAATATATTCGTCAATATATTCTAATACATAGGCAAGACCGCTACAACCGGTTGTTTTTACCCCTAGTTTTATTCCTGCATAGCCTTTGAGTTCAGTTAATTTTTGTATCTTATCTTTGGCCTGTGGAGTAACTGATATCATAGTACGGCTAAATATTCTTTAAATTTTTTATGACGCTGTTTTACAACATTCGTTGGTTCATTGGCATTGATAGCCTTTACAACTTCAGTAGTGTTATTGAAGTTACTAACATTAGGTCTTACTTGATTCTTCCAAAACCATAATGCAATCTTAGCACCAACATCTAACCTACTTGCTAATTCAGGATTCTTTACTAATCTATCATCACCAAATATTTGCTGACTTGCTCTGGTATAGTTGTCACGTCCGGTCAACTGAATAAAACCACGACCCTTAAATAGTTCCCCATCACCTTTGACTTTATTACCTAATCGTTTTGCTAGTCTAGATTTTTCGTATTTAGCAAATTGTTTTTTACTGCCCACTTCTTTCATCTTAGAGAAGTCCCAGCTTTCATGTCTAGTCTGTGCCATGAATTGTGCTAGTTCTGAGCCTTTGAGTCCTGCAGCCTTGGCAGCAGTTTGTAATGCCGCTTCTGCATCACTGTTGTTACTTAGTAATGTAACACCTTCATCTTCTTTGTCATGTGAGAACTTTGGTATCATTGATGAGATTTTATCTTTCAATGACGGCTCCGGCTTTGCAACTTTAGCAGGCTCTTGCTTAAGAGTAGGCTTTACAGTTGCAGGCATTTTACTAATAGGTTTAGAATAATCAGGTACTAGAACTTTTTGTCCTATTTCTAACTTAGTGTTGCGATCCATCTTGTTTAGTTTGTATATCTCTTTTGGATCTGCACCCGTCTGTCTTGCTATACTATAAATTGTATCACCTGGTTCAACTATTTGATGAACCATTTGAGGACCTTTAGCCTGAGCACCCATTGCCATAGCACCTGCCATAGCACCTGTTGCTAGTGCAGATCTCCAATCTTCTTCTAAATCATCTTCCATTATACCAGCAATGCCAGTACCAATACCTGCACTTGCTAGTGTATACTTAATTGTGTCACTCCAACTCTTTCCATTGATTCTAGACACTACAGTTGGAATCACGGTATTCAATATTGCTTGCAATGCCAAGTTAGTTTGTGCAGGAGTCAATCCCATTTTCTGTGCTGAACTTAATACACCACCGGCAAGTAATGCACCGATTGTTGTAACAACACCACCTTGAACATATGGGCTTTGTTTTGCTTGTTTAAAAATATCTAGTATCTTTGATTTGACGGTGGGGTCACTGACCTGACTTAACATCTCTTTTGCAGTACCAACATAGTTGTCAACTGGTTCTTTGCTGATATGTCCGGCATGTTGATAGAAATCTAATATTGCATTTGCTATTGGATCTTTTAATTTGTCATCACCTTCCGCCACACCTTGCTTTATCCTAGACAATTCGTATATAACTATGTCACCGTTGTCGGCACGGAAAGCCCTATATCCTAACGCTTTGGAATAACGTTGTACAAGTCTATCGTACAATTTAGCACGGCTTTCTGGATTTGGTTGAGGCTGGTCAGGCTCATAATATATTGTTGGATCAGTTGCTTTACTAGCTGAGAAACTTAGTTTTTGTGGTTTGTATTTTTTGATGTATTTTTGTATGGCATCCAACACCGTGGCAAAAATTCGTTGTGCATCGCCCTCGCCTGTGACTTCTTGGCTGTTGTTTCTATAAAACTCAACTTGTACAACTTCTTCACCTTCGTCACCTTGTTGATTGTTGAACATGATACTTAGATTAGTGCCATCTGGTAATTTTGTGTTTAGGTCAACGTCACCGTAATCGCTTTTCTCCCACTTACCCTTATAAGGATTGTCAAAGGCTTCCCAAATACGAACATCTTCTCCACGATGTTTATTCCAAAAGCCTGCACCTGCATCAGTTTGGTCATAGCTACGATGTATCTCGTAACCTTTGCTTTTTGCATAATCATACATTATTCTAGCAATACCTTGACCTTGGTATCTTTCATCAACTTTTAAGTCTTGTGGATCTAGTTCATTGTTGTCGCCAATATTAAAGGCAACAGAACCCAATATATTATTACCCCAATCATCAAGTGCATTGATGACTAATACATGACCATTCTTAACCATCTCAATGGTCATGCCCTCAAAATCTTCTCGGGTTGTTTTGGCTTCTGTGATAAATTCATATGCTCTCATAAATTCTTACCCCAGCGTGTATTGATATGACTCCAGTTCATTATCTTCCAAGTATTTTCTAAGTATTCTTTTTTATTAGGACCGTAGTCTAAAAAATATGCATGTTCCCACCAGTCAACTAATATAAGAATATCGTCACGAACCTCGTGGTTTGCAATAGTCTTTATCTCACCGTCATAACTCATGTAAATCCAACCACTACCTTGTATCTTCATGGCTTCTTGTTTGAATTGTTCTTTAAAATCTCTCCACCAAGTATACTTGCGTTTAATGATTCCTAACACAGGTCCGTTGGGTGTGTTATCTTCTTGTATCTTACGAAATTGACTGAAATAAATGTTGTGCAGGAAAGCCCCTGCATAGTTGAAATCTTTATCACCTTCACCCTTGTTGTATCGGGTAGCGTATCCATGGGCTAAATCCCCATAGTGATAATCCATTGTCTTTTTACTAAGTACTGGATTTAGGCTGGAAAGGTCGTAGGATAGATTGTCTATCTCTAGCTTTTTTGTGCGGGATTCGTTGATTCTCTCTACAATGTCATACATAGTAGAGTATTTATCGCAACTTAGACTTGTGTTAGCCATTAAAAAAGAGCCCCGAAAGGCTCTTTTACTTAGAAAAATCTATTAAACCAGCGTTTAATGCCGGAGATTAGTTTCCCAATAAGCTGTCTAATTTAGAATCAACTGCATTCAAACGTGCCTCAATTGCATCTAATGCTGGGTCAGCAGGTGTGGCTACTGCATCAGCAATTTGTTGTTGTACTTCTGGAGTAACTGCATCAACACCTGTTGCTGTTGCAACTACTTCAGCTACTGCGGCAACTACTTCAGCTACTGCCTCTGGAGCCGGAGCTGGCATATCAGCAACTGCTTCTACGATAGCGGCTGTCATTGCTACTGGATCTAATACAATTTGTGGCTCTGCTGTAACAACTGCAACAACAGCGGCTGTAACCATATCAGCAACTTCAGGATTGATAATAGCATCTGCTTCATGTAGATCAGCAACCACATCTGTTACTATAGCGGCTGCTTCTGGGATATCAGCACTTGGGGAAAATACGATTACATCTTCAACTGCTACTGGAGCTTCATCTGCTGGAGAATAAACAATAGCGTCAATATGACTTTCAGTTTTTGCAGTCATCATATGGTCGATGTGTGCTTCAACTACTGATAATCTTGCATCTAATTCTTCAATGCTTGTGGCATTGTCTGTGTTAACTGATGTTCCAGTTAGTGTTGCTAATTTGGCTTCAACAGCTACCAATCTTACTGCTAGGTCTTCTAATCTCATGGGAATTTCCTTTAAGGTTTTTATCTGTGTGTGTCACCATGACACATAAGTATTTAATTACTATTCCATGAATATTGCGTGACAAGTAGAGTATCAGCTCCAATACTTAGATGAGTCTAAACTATCCCAATATTGCTTATTATTGCGGTTTACAAAGTTCTTAACAAGATACGTAGCCATCCCAAAATATCCCATCTTTTTGAATCTACGACTATCTTGTCCAAAATAATGTTTAATTATTCTAAATTTTCTCGGGCTGTATTTGCGAGATAAGAAATAGTCCTCTGAAGTTGACATCTTTTCAGGGAAACCGCCAAATTCTTCAAATCTGTCTCTGCGTGTTAGCATGAAAGCACCAACCGCAAATGGACTAAAATGCTTTAAAATTTTATTGATACCATTGAACATAGCAAATCCAATAGTAGCACGTTTGTCACGGTCATAGCATTTGATGTTTAATCCGATCAAATCTAAGTTCTTTGATTCCATTTCAGCTACTGCGTCACGGATAACAGTCTCTTTAAAGAAACGAACATCAGCATCAATGAACAATATGTAGGGTGTAGTTACTAGTTTGGCTCCGTTATTTTTAGCAACACTAACAGGTCCGCCGTCAATGATTTCAACATTTAAGTTACCCTTCATTACCTGTATAACTTCTCTAGTGTTGTCTGTAGAACAATCTGCAATAATGACTCTGGTATCTTCTATATCTTGACCACGTAGATGCATCAATAGATGTACTATATAGTTTTCTTCATTCTTACAGGGAACAACAATTGTAATTTTATCACTTAGTTTTGTTTTTTGCATTCTGCTATCACCTTAAAACTTTTAAACTTCAAATCGTATTTAACTGTTAATAATGCTTGCTCACAACTTTGTTGATTTGGAAACGTTAGTTCTATTCTTCCTGGTTGATCCTGCGGGTTGTTCGTGTGTACTGCTATCAATATCATTATCCACATTGTCACTCTCCTTAATCCAAGTAACTATTTCCCAACGACCATCGTGGTGTTCGACCAATGCTGTGCAACTCTCTACCCAATCACCATCATTCATGTAAGTAACACCATCAATTTCTTTTATCTCAGCGTGATGTATATGTCCACAAATCACACCGTCGAATCCACGCTTCTTACAATATTTGGCTAAGTTTTCTTCAAACTTAAAAATAAAATCTACTGCTTTTTTGACCCTGTGCTTAAGGAAACGGCTAAGGCTAAAGTACCCAAAACCAAACCGATGACGTATCCAATTAAACTTGCTATTGAGGCTAAGTATGAAATCATATGCTTTATCTCCTAAAAATGATAACCATGGAGCTAATCTTGTTATGCCATCAAACATGTCTCCGTGTACAACTAGATAGTGTTTACCATCTGCGCCAATATGTTCTATTTGATTGTGTATTTCTATTAAGCCAAAGCTGAAACCATATGGTATCATTGGTCTTAAGAATTCATCGTGATTGCCTGCAATGAATATTACTTTGGTGCCACGCTTGGCATGACCTAATACTCTGCGTACTACGTTGGTATGCGATTGTTTCCAACGCCATTTGTTTTGTTGTATCTTCCATGCATCTATGATATCGCCTACAAGATATAGTGTATCACATGAATTGTGTTTGAGGAAGTTATTTAATTTCTCTGCTTGAGAATCTTTTGTACCTAAGTGTACATCACTTATAAAGATAGAGCGATAAGTCTTTAGCATAAGCTAGTATTTATCGCCCCATCTATTACAGTATTGTTACAATACTATATATTTACTACCGTCCATTTTGCATCAAATGGTTTGCCTTCGGCGCGGTGCTTTAGTATCTTACGAAATTCTTCTAGGCGAAGTTTCATAATTGCATCTTCATCGTGTCGGACGCAAGCCTGATACAACTTAGAAACTAATTTCTTTTGTTTCATGGCGAGTTCCTCCTTGACTAGTATTTATTATCGGCGTCGTGTAATACGACCTTTAGTTAAGTCATAGGGGCTGAATTCAACTTCTACAGTGTCGCCCAACAATATTTTAATATCATGCTTACGCATACGGCCGCTGATGTATCCCATGATAATGGATCCAGCTTCCATTTCTACTTTGAACATGGCATTGGGTAGTACATCTACTACCTTGCCGTCCATCTTAATACCCTCTTCTTTTGCCATTTAAAATCGCAACTCCTTTGCTTTTAACTTGATCCACATAAACTCTTTCATAAACTTTTCGTTCTTGGTTACATATCCATACATACCAACTGGATAGGATATTCTATCTTTGACAATTTTGACACCACCGCGTGGTCCTTGCATCCATACCCTGTCACAGTTATGTGACAGTCTGGTTTGCCCGCCATAATAACCGCCCATCCGCCCCGGGGATGAATACACACCGGCTTTCCAGGAATCGATGTGATCCGTACGGTCTTGTTGTAGTTCAAAATAATAAGTGCAACGATTATTTTTAATAATTTTAACCACGGCGCATCCTTGAAATTTCAACTGCTTGTTCATCGCTAAACACAGGTACAGCATTTGACTTGTGCATTGTAGCAATACCAATGATTTTGTCACCTGTGTACACTTTATGTACAGCGGCAGTAGAACCGCCGGGTGTGCTTAGACTTTTGATTTTTTGTGTCTCACGACCGGGCGGCGCAGACAATGAATATGTAAGAGTAGGAGCCTTAAGTGCCTTAGCACGTTTTTTTTCTTCGGCTTCAATGCCTTGACGTTTCAACAAATCTTTCCAAGATTCTTCTAAGTCACGGGCACGTTTGGCTTCTTCGGCATTACGAAACTTTTTTTTGCCTTTGCGTTTGCCACCGAGGCTGAGCCAAGGGCCCTCAAGATGCATAGTCATAATACGTGGGTCATAGTGTTAAACATGTACATATTATAATCTAAAACGGAATTACTGTCAAGTACTACTTTTTCAGTATAGCCCACATCTTTTCTTTCTCAATGATTTCGGCTTCAAGTTCTATATATTGCTTGCGTAATTCTCGCAAGTTTTCCCATTTCTTTTCTAGTGCTTCATTTGGGTGTAATATAGCTAATCGTTCTTCAATGGCTAATAGTGATTCTTTGATTGACTTACCTTTAATAGCAATATCACCTTGAAAAGTAACATCACCTTCAAACTCAGCATCACCTTTAACTTTTAATGATGTACCTTCAAGATTGGGATTGGTTGCAATTGAGTAAGTACCATTAGTCATAGTAGTACCCCAGTTAATCCCGTTAGTATTAGGTGTAGTAACTGTTAGTGGTACTGATGTTCCTGTACTAGTATAAACGTAATTCATTCGTCTTTTCTTGTTAAAATGAACTGCCCCTTAGTATCAACACCAAACTCAATGTTGTCACCTGGTTTCCAACCTAACTCTTTTAATAAAGATTTTGGTATAGGCATCAACATATCACCATTTTCATCTTTGTGAGAAATGACTTCATAACTTTGTATTTTACCTTCAGGCAGTTTTTTGCTCATCTAATATTTAGTGATTTAGATAAGGGGCATAGATTTTGTTCAACTGCATTATGGTATGTTCAGTTGAAGCATCACTATGTTTAATTGCAATACCACCTGCTTCTGCCCAACTATTAAGGTAATAATTGAAGTCATCTACTAATACATTGGGTTGATTGTCTGTAACAGCATATTGAAATTTACGCTGAGTAAAGATAGCAGTCTGACTAGTGCCCGGATTATATTGGTCTAGCCAATCACGTTTACCTCGTTTACTTGCTTCGGGTTCATTTCGTAACGGAGCACTTAATACAGTGAACGGAATTTTGTTATCGTGCAACCATTTAATGATAACTTGTCCACCGGGTAGTGGGTTTAAATTACGAAACAATTTATATACACTTTCGGGACCTTTAAGGCTTAGTCGTGTTATTGCATCATTTTGGTCTGCAATGTCATCCCAATGAGGTACATTTTCTAGTTCTGCTACTCGTTGGAATAAATCTGCTTGGACACCGTCCATGTCTAGGTATAAATGTGGCATGTTTAATTTCATAACATAATAGTATCATATTTTACATAAGACTGTCAAAGTTTTTGGGCATAAAAATAATAAATACTACTATAATAATTATAACTTAGGGAGACTAAAATGGCAGAAGTAAAACAAGAAGCAAAACCTCTATCTCGTTCAGAGCGTGAGGCATTAATCAAGGATAAAGCAGGATGGGTTATTGTCGTATTTGCGGCACTACTTGCTATCAATACCTACATGGGTGGTAGTAACAGTGGTAAAGTATTGAACAATACTATTGACGCTAACAACACTTGGAGCTTCTATCAAGCTAAGAGTATCAAAGGTACACTGGCAGAGATGGCACGTGATGATGCCGTGGCAAGAGGTGATAAAGAAAAAGTTGCAAGACTACAATCTAAAATTGACCGCTATGAATCTGATCCAGAAACAGGTGAAGGTAAGAAAGAGTTAATGGCAAAAGCACGTGGTCTAGAAGCCGACCGTGCTGTAGCTAAACTACGCAGTCCGTGGTATACATTTGCAGGTAGCTTGTTCCAAATCGCTATTGTGTTGTTATCAGCAAGTATCTTAGCAGTTAACAATCGTTTATATACAGCAAGTTTGTATGTAGGTGGTGTAGCAATGATACTAATGAGCCAAGCACTTTGGCTTTGGTTACCTATCTAATTTAATGCGGCTATGCCGCATTACCTAAAGGACCATTGTGGATCCGTTTACCCTTTTTGCATTAGCCAACGGCGCAGTTCAAGCCGTTAAGAAGGGTTGCCAACTCTATAAAGACATAAAGAGTGCGGCAGGTGATGTAAAGGGCGTACTTAAAGATTTAGATGACCAGTTTCATAAAAAATATGACGGCAAAGAAGTACCTCCGGAAGCTAAAAAACAATTAATTGAAGAAAAGGCGCGTGTTACTGAATTAAACAAACGCAGTGAAGATACTGCTAATATCTATACTGAAATCGGTGATTACTTGGGTCAGTATTATGACAACTATTTTAAATGTTTAGCCGTACTTGAAGAAGAGGAAAAGCGTAGCAAGACTGAAGTCTACACCGGTGGAGATAGTCTAGCCAAACGTGCTTTAAAACGTGTCCTAATGAAAAAGCAATTAGAGCAAATGGGAACTGAATTACGTGAGTTAATGATTTATCAATCACCACCTGAACTTGGTGCATTGTTTACTGACGTTGAGGCCATGACCAAAGAACTAGGAGTACAGCAAAAAGTTCTTATGGTTAAAGAAATGGAAAAAGCCAGATTACGCAAACAACGTCTGGCTCACTATCAATTTGAAATCTCAGTTGGCATTGCAGCAATCGTGTTGGTGTTTGTAATGATGGGTGTGTTTATGTACATTGCTTATGATGCACAACAACGCTGGGGAGGTGTTTCTAGCACACGATACAGAGATACACTAGAACAAGTAAGAAAACAAGAATGGTTTGAACATCAGAAGAAGCTACGAGAGTACGAACTTTTCCTACAGCAACAAAAAGCAGAGAAACAAGCAAGTGAATCCAGTAACTAAAACACTGTTAATAGTATTAGGTTCTATTCTTGGTATATTTTTAGTTCCTGCAATACTGATTATATTCCATGAATACATCAATGCCTTTATTTTTATAATATCAGTGCTTGCTTGTTTTATTCTGTTTGGATACTATTCTTACCAAGAGTTTTACCCAGAGGTAATGCGGAAACAGATAGAGGAAGAATCAATCATACATGGGTTCAATGGTGATCCAGAAAAGATACGATTCTATCGGGCATTCAAAAAACACTTTGATGGGGATTTAAATTTAGAACAGTTAAAGAAATGGTTGATTGACCACCCAAGAAAACATTAATAACGGGTATACAAAAATACACCAAACAATGTTAATACTGATGCAAATAAAAAGAATAACATAATTATAGCCAATGCTAACCAATAGTTTTCTACACCTTCAAGGTGTATACGTAGTTCATCCAATATTGATTCTTTTTTCATATAAATATTTAGAATAAATAAATAAGAGAAATAGTACTATACAATATAGGAGAACAGAATGGCACAACCAGTAATGGAAATACTAAACAGAATCAAGAATTTACGTCAGTTTGAAATAGAAGTAGATTTACCAGACGGCTTTCATCTAAATGGAGTTATTCCATTTGATATGACAATATCAGAAAGTAAGGGTAAGTTTAAGGTTTATGCTGACTCTCTAGCCGATGCAAAAACAAAAGTAGATAGTTTTATTCAAAGAAACATTTCAGAAGAATAACAACATTGCCCCGTAAGGGGCTTTTTCATATGCGAAATATCATTATATTATCATTATTGTTACTTCCAATAGTCACTACTAGCGACATGAATGACTGCGTTAGAATGACCAATCAAGACAAAAAGAATTTTTGTATGGCATCTTATAGTGGGAGTAGCACATTCTGTGATAAAATTAAAAATTTTGGTGATAGAACTCAATGTATGAGAATGGTAGTAGCAAAACAAAGACAATCACAATATGGAATGACAAAACAAAAACAAGAAGGAGAATAATATGAGTTGGTTTAAACATACACCGCCAAAACACCCACCGTTACAAAAACATCACCTACACCCGTATCGTTCTAGCCCTGCAACTCAAAAATCAATGGATGAGGCAAAGAAAACAAGACCACCGGATTCAGTACAACGCAAATCTAGCTAAATACTAGTTTACAGGAGCCACTATGAAGAAGTTATTATCAGTGGCGTTCCTATTCTGCCTAACTAGCTCTATAGCAAACGCCCAGGAGATTATTGACCTAACTAAACCTATGAAATGTTCTGACGCACAATCAGTAATTAACTATTTCGTAGATACACACAAAGAAACACCAATCTGGGTTGGGAAATCAGTACATAACACTCATATAACATTGTTAATGAACAAAGAAACACGTTCATGGACTATGATAGAATATGATGCTAGGTTAGCATGTGTATTGGGTGCCGGAGAAGAAAAGACGGGAAGCAGTCCTAACTTAGGTGTAAAACTCAACATACATTGAGACCTAGTCCCTGTTAAATATTGTTATAGTACTCCTATAATAATAAAAAGAAGGGACTATAATGAAGAAATTCAATAATTTACTGTTGGGTGTTGCTGCCGTAGTAACTGTAGTTGCGCCGCTAGTTCCAAAGAATTTATACATAAACATAAATTCAGAACCAACTCACACGACAAGCAAATCTAAATTGGTTAATAGTCAGTGTGATTTAGCCTATACCTCGGTTACCGATAATGGAATGCAAGTATGTGAGTACCACTGTAGAGAGGGCAACAAAGCAACAGTATATAAAACATTTCGTAGCAATGCAGTTAGTTGCTCTGATACCACAACAGAAAAGGTGCAACAAAGCAAAAAATGAAAGATATTTTTAAAGAAGTAAAACGTTTTCTACGTCACCCTACATTACACAGTCTGATATTAGCACTAACAGCTATGTACTTATTGTTTGGTGTATTGAATGCCGGATTTATAATGATTAGTGTACTTGCTAATATTGCTGATTTCTTTTGGAATCATCTACCGTTTGATTGGAGTGTAGTCTACGTTTGGAATAGGACTATAATCCTTAGTTAATCGGTTACGCATTTCATCACCATACTTAAGTGTAATGTAACTGAATGTCTTTTCGGCATCTTTCTTAAACTTGTTGATACCAATCATTAGATGATTTTCCCAACGCACTTTAGTGGTGATGAGTTTCTTAAGATTGATATCATTGAGTATATCATCAAAGTTGTTTGATTCACGGTAAAAAGTAAAGTACTTCATTTTTTCCAAAGTATAAAGTTAATGTAGTCTGTTTCAGATTTAAAGTAAAATTCATATTTACCCGGATGATATCCTGCCATACCTTTTATTTCATAGCACCAATCAGCGATGCATTGATTTTGACACCAGTGTACGATTGGTGCAAGCTGTCCAAACTCAATGTCTATCTCAGTCTTGTACTGTGTGTCGGGTGACATTTACTCCACTCTTGTTTAAGAAATTTATACCATCATCGCTACGATAAGTGTTACGGTATAAAACGTTGTTAATACCACTTTGGTAGATAAGTTTGGCACAGTCCAAACATGGAGCATGGGTAATAAACAAAGTAGAACCCACACCAGATTCGTTAGATTTAGCCAACTTGGCCAAGCAATTTGATTCCGCATGTAATACCTCCGATCGTGTTACTAATTCTTCTATCTTCGTCTGAGGGTGTCTAAAGACATATTCGCAATTATTGTCCCAACCACTAGGCATACCGTTATAACCAATGCTAATGATTCTATCATCTTTCACAATGATAGCACCGACTTTCAATCGTACTGCATGACTTAACTGACTTGTACGTTCAGCTACATCCATAAAGTAGTCAACAAATTTTTGTTTCAAACTACGAATCCCTGATTTTCAATATAATCTCTTGCACTCTCATCAGATAATTGAGGAATGATAAAATTTCTTATATCAAATCTATCACAAAATGCTTTACCAAAACGTATACCTCTTAGTTTAAGAAATATGTATTCCTTACAGAATACTTGGTACTCTTCCCAACTAACACTATCACGTGTACTCTCAATTGTCAAGTTATGAACCATACTATCAAACATATTAATCCCAAAGGTTACGAAAATATTTAGCAAACAAATCAAGACCCTCTTGAATTTTTTCTTGATGTTTCATGTGACCAACGTGGTCATACCAGTGTTCATCCGGATTCTTATCAACCATTTGATATGTTGCTTCTACTTTGCCTGTAACAGGATTTGGATATGTTCTATCAGTTTTAACCCAATCATATTCAGGATTACCATGATGATATAAGTCATCATAATCTTCATATGCAATTTGACCAAATGACCAAATCATTTTATCTAGTGTTTCATCCCAACGCTTACTTCCAATCTCCCAGGCTTCATCGTGTGACTCCTTGTAGAAATCAAAACTATCTTGGTCTGCATATTTTTCACCACCAATATCATTTACAAACTCACTAGGAAACCCATGTTTAGTAGCTTTTAATTGAATTAACATTGGATATATAACCTTAGCCAATGTTCCATCCATGTTCCATGTGTCCCATGGATCAATCTGGATATCAACTTTTTGCTCTCCCGGGCCTTTAGGCCACTTATTGATTTTAATTTTCATTCTTTTTTAGTCACGACACCGTTGATGAAAGTGAACACTTTATCATCGTGAATCACTGCGGCATATTTGATGTTTTTGTATTGTTGTGATAGTGTGGCTAATTCTTCAATAGTTTTGGCTTGACAAATGAAATCTTCTTCATCGGTATACAGATACAAAATATCATTAATTTTTTGAATTCTTAATCTATATACTTCGGTTACTGCTTGCTTTGCTTTTTCAATCTTATCTAATTCGGCTTCAATGTTAATACCTTCTTTGGCAGCAACGTCCATTATGATGTGACGCATTCTATATAGGCAATAGAATTCGCCAATAAGATAACCAACAACAAGACCTACGATAAGAAGCAATATTTCCATAATATTATTTATTGATTTTTAAGTCAGACCAAATCTTCAATTTTTCAAATTTCTTCATCTTGGCTTGTTGAATCCCTTCAACTGATACACCAACATCTAAGTCAGTGAGCAATTCAACCATAGCAAAGAGATCACCAATTTCTTCTTCAAGCATATTGATATTAGTACGTTCCTTACCCGGTTTCATTTGATCGGGACCAAAACGAAAACACTTACTAATTGCTTGTGTAACTTCTGCACATTCTTCTTGTAGAATTAACATTACTTCTCTCAAATCATCATTCATTTGTTATTCCATTCATAATCGTTTAAAATTTTAACTACATCTTCAAGTGATTCTTCTACTTCCCATGTGCCATGAGGTGGACAAAATACATACGTGATGTTTTCAATTATACCATCTTCCATCTTTGCTAAGTTTTGTGTTTGATATACTGTAGCAATTATATCAGTATTGATTGAAATTTTATTACCTTTGTGTGCTAAGGCAGCATTTGTTAGTGTGATATACATATTATAGTTTCTTTTTACTTGCCATTGAAATTTTTGGTTCAACGTACTTTTTGTGATAGTCTTGGTAATTGTTCAAATAATTTTCGTGTTGAACCCATTGATTTTTTGTTTTAGTCCTATTGATTAGAAATCCCCAATCACGTACTTGTGGACCCATAAAGAATAATGTAGTTGCAGGACCTACTAACTCATCAAGTTCTAGCCAATGAAAATCTTTTGCTCGGCGAAAGATAATACTACCCGGGCCATGCCAACGTTGAAATTCAGCAATCTTTTTGCCTTCAGTATTAAAGACAGGTGTGTGTTCCCAATAACCACCACTAAGAACAATAGTCATAAAGGGCCAAGGATGGTCATGAAAGATTGGGTCATCACTCTTTACAATCTTGTGTAATGTGACATTGAATGGAAACCATTTGCGGTCTTTGAGAAATAGATAGTAGCGGTGCATATAATCTTCACCTGTCCTACGATCCGGAATTAAACGATAACGCCCTAGCTTGTCCATTATCTTGTGAAATAAACCCATTGATTGCTCCTTTTGTGTATTATAACACAAAACTTAATTTCGTGCAAATGAAAAAAGGGTGATAAACACCCTTTTTCTCTTAGTCTCGTTAGAGATTAGACGCCGAGTGCCAATGCACGATAGCCAGCGGCTACGATTTCACGGCTAGGAGTACCTAAACGGTACTTGGTGCTAACACGACCTTTAGTGTCGGTGTGTTGATTTGCATAGATAGCAAAACCACCACGCAAACGCAAATCACTAACAGTTGCTGTTGGGTTAGCAATGCCAAAACGTGATTTGATTTGTGCCGCTGTCAGTTTCTCACCTGACTTGAATGCCTCGATAAGGCGTTCTTGTTTAGTTACAGTTACTTGCTTGTTCATAATTTTCTTTCTTAAAAAAATCGTTGCTCTCACAACGTATAAAGATTATAATACAAATAGAGGAGTAATACAACAGTATTTGGTAAACTGTTTTATAATGTTTACCCGTTTAGTCTTTAACTAAAGTTCCGTTAGGACCCAACTTACCTTCTACCCCAATTGGTTGGATTTCTTGCACCAGTGAATCGGGTAGATATTGATACAACAAATGTTCAATGTCAATATACTTACCTTCACTTAGTTTCTTTTTCATTTCTTTAACTGCGGTTTCATAGAATACAATAACACGCTCGTTCATTGCAATTGGCCATGACCAAAGCCTACTCATGCGTTGAAATGGTACACCTATAACATCTAATGGAAATTGACTATTGTATTTTTTAGTGGATACAATCTTCTTTGGGTCATAAGTTGATGTATCAAAATTTTCATTCAAGTAATATCTACCTGATAGTTTGAATATTCTATCGACTCCGGTAAACAAGTCATGTTCTCTTAGAACCTTTAACCCATTATGAAAGCACATCACTTCGCACAAATTCTTTACAATGTCCCAGCTATCTGTAGCATTGTAAACTTCATGTACGTAAGCCTCATTGGAAAAATTCAATACATAGTGTGAATTATCTTGAAGGACCTTTAAGGTTTCTTCATCTAAAGGAACGCCAGATGATTCAAAGATGACGATTTTTGAATCGGGAGCCCTTGCTTGGACACTCCCTATTGTAGCAAGGGTTTGTGACAATCTCACTTCTTTAGAAAATGCCCCAAACCTTGTATTGACTGCGCTAGTGATTATAAATAAATTTTGCATTAAACTTCCAAATATTTTAACTGGAAGATATCAGCATGTTCATCCCAACCACCGTAACCTCGTGGGTTACATACGATTCGTGTTTCACCAATCATATAGTCAAATGGGTCATGTGTATGACCATGAGTCCATAGTTTAATCTGAGGATGATCCAAAATGAATTCGCTCAAATCACTGTGATAACCACCGTTCATCAAATCTTGCCCATGATATTTTTCATGTATACTCATGTGACTAGGACTGTGATGACCGACAATAACTACCTTATCTTCCTTCATATTACTTAGCATAAGTTTAAAGTAGCTTAAAGTTTGTTGGTGGCGATACATGCTATGTGCTGGACGCAATTTAGTGTATCCATGTTCATCATTACGAATAACACGATAGTCATTCATCATGTCCTGCAATGCATGAAGTGTTAATGGATCACCCTTATTACAGTCTGTCCATAATGTAGCACCAATGAAAGTAATATCATTGATTTTCTTAGTATCGTTTTCAAGGAAGTAGATGTTTGGGTATCTTGCACACTCGTCACGTAAGTGTTGGATACTAGCTTTCCAACGACCATGGTAGAATTCGTGATTGCCTGCAATATAAATTACATGTGGGAATTGAAAACTACAACGACTTAGAAAATCACGGAATCGCAATGCAGTTTCTTGTCTACGACCTAAGTTAGGGATGTTAACTGGGTCATTGGGATGTACGGGTGGATGGTTGTGTAAATCTTCCGCAGTCATAATATCACCGCTTAGGATAAGGACCTCTGCATCTTCCTCATTCTTGAGGTTGATGTCCATGAATTCAAGGTGTAAATCACTGCATACTGCTATCTTCATTATCCAAACATCCATTCAGCAAGTTTCATACCTGCAGCCAAACAAAATATCATAAAAGGAAATCCTACTAGTGCAATGCATATTAGTAGTACCTCAAACTTTACCCAACTATTTTTTTGTAAATTAAATTTACTCATTCTTCAACTCCGAAATGTGTTTACAACTACCACGATACATATATCCAGGGCATGTACATGTCTTTTCTTCTGTATCAATACTATATATATTACCTTTGCTACCGGAGACTTTAATTATTGTTGACTTTTCTTTAATCTTTTTGAAAGGGCTAACCTTCAATGCTTGAAACTTGCGACCACGTTTGTCTATTGTGATCGGGTTCTTAAAATAAAAGGGAGCAGTGTCGCCTACTTTGATGTATGCAATCATTTTAGATCCATCTAGTAGATAGGTATGATTAGCGTTATTGCTATCGTTCCAGACTGTAGTCTCGACAACTGCTTCCATGCTTATACTTCCTGTGATTCTTTATCTTTAGCCAATTCTTTTGACAACAAATGAAAATTCTCGTCACCTTGATACATAACATACCAAGTGTCATCTTTCATAATATATGCAAACTCACACCAACCATCATTGAAATGTTCAATCAATGATTCTTTGCTAGTATGTGTGACAAACTCTTGACCTTCTTCATCACGGTCACGACCATAGAATGTAGTCATGTTGCCATACTTATCTTCCCATGCACTTGCAGACATGCCGGGAATGTCAAACGCACTGAAGGGGTGTTTTCTACCAATGTTAGCTTTGAGACTAGAGATATTGCCCAACGCAACAAGGTTGTTTGCTTTAGGTGAATCGTAATGTTTTTGCAAAATACGACCATTGTGTGATAGATAGCCATCCCAATGACAATAAACTGTTTTGTAATTGTTACCATGAACAACTGCGATTAGTGAACGTGTACCCATTGCAAACTCCTGTTGTTTACTGTTTAAGATTCTATTATATACCCAAAGTGATTTATTGTCAAGTCAATAACCTGTACACTCTACCCTACCGCCAAGTCGCTCACGGCAATCGTAATTTCTGTAACCCTGGTCTTGTGAAGTTTGGGCATTGGTCTTTTGATGGAGATTATTCATAAATTGGTCATGACTTACTTGTGCAGCCGCCCGTTCAGTAGCCTGCTGATTTCGAGTACTAATTATTACATTTTGAACACACTGTGAATGAGGTACTGTTCCTGCTTGGAAGCCCATTGAGTTACATTGTGCCTTTGCAGATTTTAGCATTTTTTCATTACTCCATTGGATTACTTCATCTGAGCAAACTCCATAACCACATAATATTTTAGCACCAAATGACGGCTCTGTGGATCCAACTTTTGATCCAACATTCATATTACTACTAGCACACCCAGTAAACATAGAACTAACTAAAACCAAAAGGGCAATTCGTTTCATTTTGTTTCCTTTTACGCAAATGTATTGGTAGTACTATCTTTCACCACCTTAAAGGCTTCTAATGTCTTTTTGGGTTGTGCTAGGGGATTCTTTGCAATAAATTGCATCATTGCAAAAGAGGTCAAGCCCAAAAACTTAGCTTCCTTGTTAATCACATTGAGAGCGGTTTCTAATTTCATGTTAACTCCTTAAACCAAATCTAATTGAATTTGCTTGTTGCGAATTGTAGTACCGAGACCTGTTGGGACAGGCTTGCGAGTTGCCTCTGCCATTCTACGCTCGTAAGACAACTGAATCAATGCTTCCCAAACCAGTGTACGTGCAAGAGTGGTAGCAAACATTTCAGTCATTTGGCTGATTGTCATATACAGACCGATTTCGTTTTCGGATCCGTCACCTTTGAAAATCACACGAAATTTTTGTGAATTTTTGAAACCTTCAATCACTGTTTTTGTACGCATTTGCAAGTCCTTTTCTTTACTGTTTAAGATTCTATTATATACCCAAATCCAATTACTGTCAAGTTTTGGCAAGAACTTCATCGATTTGTTGTAATACTTTTTTCTGAGCAAGTGAGCCCGGCACCAATGAGAATGCTTTTCTGTAAAGTTTCAGTAATTCAATATTCATTGTGTGCTCCTTTAATCAATCAATACAAGTATTATATACCCAAAGTGATTTATTGTCAATTTTCCTGCATCATTTTCTGAAAGGATTGCATCATATTTAGGGCTTTTTTCATTGCCAAGTCAGGATCTTGTTGCTGTACGCAAATAGCTTTAACTTCCTGAGCCTTCAATTCTAATACTTGAGTATTACAAGATTTCAAATCTGAATACGATCCTACTGTATTGAGAGCGGTGCCAAGAATGATTACTAAATTATACATTTTTAGTCCTTTAACACGGGAATACAAATGTATTCTTTTTTATTTTGCATGATAGAGGTAATACTTTTCTCTACTTCTGGTAAAGTCTGACCTGGAGGATTCATACGGGCACTGTATATTGCACGTATTGCATTTTGACAACTATTCATACCAGTGTAATTGCCTAAAAATGCAGGAGTTGAACCTGACATAATGAATACTAAAACATACATGCTGTTCATATCAACCCCTCAGTACATCAAAGATGGAATTTTGCAGAAGGGCGACCTCGTCACGGTCAACGTAAAAGTCGGTACGAGGATCGTAGTACTCACCTTCTTTAGGATCGTAATACAGAACCTGACCATTGGGGTAGTGAAACGGACCCTCGAGACCCTTGCGAGGACCGTATTCTTTATTATGCTTGAAAACAACGTAAGACATAGAGACTCCTTTTCACTACAGAAGCCTCTATTGTATACCCAAAGTGATTTACTGTCAACCGCGCTTTGTAACTATTTCGTCTACAAGACCATAGTCTAATGCTTGTTGGGCACTCATAAAATTGTCTCGTTCCATGTCAGCTTGTAGTACATCAAAAGTTTTACCTTTAGAATTATGCTTAACATAGATTTCAGTGAGGTTCTTTTTCATAGATATAATTTCATTGACTTGAATCAGCATATCAGTTGCTTGACCTCTTGCACCACCTGAGGGTTGGTGAATCATATGTCGTGCGTTTGGCAACATAAAACGTTTACCGGGTGATCCTGCTTGTGCAAGCAAACTGCCCATGCTACATGCTTGACCCATTACGATTGTATGAATATTAGGCTTGACAAATTGCATAGCATCATAGATAGCCATACCTGCAGTTACACTACCGCCGGGTGAATTGATATACATTGAGATATCTTTTTCACCCTCTGATTCTAAGAATAGTAATTGGGCAACGATAAGATTTGCCATTTGGTCGTGTACTTCACCCTCAAGCAAAATTACACGGTCACGCAATAAGCGACTGTAGATATCATAGCTACGTTCACCTTTAGCTGTTTGTTCAATAACGATTGGGACTAAACTCATATTGTTCCTTAAAAAACTCTATTATACAGAGTTTTAAATACAAGTCAACAACTTTGGTTACGTGTCAGTCACACTGAAACTTAGTTTTTGTGCATTTGGTGAAGCAGAACTTGATTTGCTATACATTTCAACATGCCCATTAACTGTGCCTGGCCATAATACATCAGCAAACAATTTACCTTGCCGCTCACGTGAAAAGATTTGGACAAAGTTGTAGCCCAAAACTTCTAGTACAGTTTTCCTAAATGCAGGATATACATTTTTTATATTGACTAGATCCATTACAATTTTGTTTAATTGATAATGTACCTTACCAAAATGACTCCCGCTCAATTCACCTCTAACAGCCTTGATGTTTGTTAACTTAATAAACTTTCTAGGACAAGGTAATGTTGGATCTTCTAGTGTATCTAGCAGTCTATTGTATTCACCTTCAGTTACGGGGAAAATAGCCTTAATAAAATCAGGTACTTTATCAGGTACAGTATTAATTAGTAACTGCATTAATCTGAACGGTTGTTGTAACGCACTAGCCGCACGTGCTTCATCAAGTAATTTTACAACATTTGCAATATTTTTATTTTTAGTGCTACGAATACTTTCTGGAACAATTAAGTTGTCCATACTAGGAGGTGCACCTTTGTCAGCACCTTTAGCACTTAGTTTCAAAACGTGACCTGTTGCACTGTTCTGTAATGCTAGACTGTCTGCAAGAGGTGTGTTTGTTGACTTAGGAAAATATAATATTAAATTACTCATGGATGCTTGGTCAACATTCATAAATTCAAAAAAGGCATCACTATTGGGGAAGTTAGCAATACCTTGAACTAGTTGTTGAACACCCAAGTATTCTCCTGCATAGTCACGAATTGCCTTCAGTGCTGGTACAGGAAGATCCTTCTTACTTGGCATAGTTGGAACTTGCCCTGCAGAGATTTGCTTAGACATTCCAATAACTGCATGACCTACTAATCCTGCACCCTGAAGAATCTTATCAGACTGAATCATTTGACCTAATACACCTGCTCTAAATGCGCCGGTTGACATAGCAATCTTCAATGCATTAGGATCATCAGGGTTGAACTTTTTCTCTGTTCCTGAGATAGATAAATTGGATGGTTTGATGGGTAATGCTTCCTTGCCCCCTGGGTTATCAACTGCACTCACACCACCAAATTCTTTAGTTTTTTCTAGCATTGCTAGGGTTATTGGGCGGCCATCAGCCGCTATAAAGTTGTTAGGGAACTCACGGTAACTATTTGTAGTAATAGTTTTAAGTAAAGCAAGGATATTTCTATCTTTTTTCAAGACTACTTGTCCCCCACCGCCAACTAAGTGAAAGGGTAAACCTGAAGCATACATTTTTACAAAGTTATCTATGCGACTTTGTTTGGCTGCTTGAGGTCCAAAATCACCTTTCTCTATTTTGCGTTCAGTCAAGATAGTTTTTGATTCAGTAATAAATTCAGTCGCTCTCATTCTACAAATTCCTAAGTAATGTAGTATTTATCTTAATTACGACTTAAATAAATCTTGTTTTTTGAACCATTGTCTGGTAGAATAGCAGGTTTTGATTGAAATATTATGCTCCCACATCTTCAACTGATATCTATAAAAGCTAGGACCGTGACTCATAACTCTATTCTTACGACCATGACTGAATACATCCCATTGATATTGATGTGCCATTTCATGTGCTAACATTGTTACCATCCATTGTGTGCAGTACCATTTATCACTTAATTTGATCCTACAGTAGGTTCCATTATAATACGGGTTGTCTTCCCCGTAACACATACCCCAATACTCACGGCAAGTGCCCAACTTAATGTTGGGCCTAATTAAAATATTATCAAAAACTTGCTCGTTTAGCAAATCATATACATGCTCCACGTCATCTAAGTCTGGTCTAAATAGTAGTCTTTTTTGCGCGGTGACTCCGGGCAAAGGTAAATCCATCAATTCTCGCAATGACAAGGACTTGAACATATAGTATTTATGAAAAAATATGCTTTGGAACCAGCCATCATAAATATTAGTTCAAGGAGATTTACTATGGAAGTTATTATCATTATTGCTATTATCGTAGCAATTGGTTACGCATTATACAGTACATTCGGAAGCAAATCCCCAGCTGTACAACAAGAAGTTGCTAAGGTTGAGGAAGTTGCTAAAGAAGTAGTTACTGAAGTTAAAGCAGAAGTAGCCGCTGTTAAGGAAGTTGCTAAAAAGACTACAACCCGTGCTAAAAAAGCATTGGATGTTAATCAAGATGGCAAAGTTAATGCTCAAGATGCAGTTGCTGCCGTTAAAAAAGTAGCCGCTAAAACATCTAAAGCTAAACCAAAAGCGTAATATATACTGCTTTATTGCGAAATAGGGCAACAGCCCTATTTCCATATAATTTATAAGAAAATATGATTCTTGGTTTTGATGTAATCAGTGATTTAAATTTATCAGAGAACGACACCTTTATATGGGAAGATAAACCCACAAGTTTATATTGTATTGTTGCAGGTAATATAAGTGATGATTTGGCAATGGTACAGACAGTATTAGACATTCTAGGTAATTGCTATCAGGGTGTCTTTTTTATTGACGGTGCGTTAGAACATAGCACTGTTATCATTAGAGAAAAACGAAACAAAGAAATTGAAGATATTTGCAAACCGTTGAAAAATGTAATCTACCTACATGACAATGTAGTAGTGTTAAATGAAATTGCAATTGTGGGGGTCAACGGATGGCATGGTAATTATAGCCCTAAGAATAAAATGGCTGAGATAGAATTGATATGTGCAGGCTATCAGGATGTTTCATATCTATGTAGTACTGTTCATAGACTTCAATTGCACTCAGAAGTTAAACATATTGTTGTTGTTTCTAGTTGTGTTCCAACTGAAAAATTATACTATGGTGAACAACCAAATATGCATGAGACAGGTCCGATAACTGATGCATTAGAATATGATACTGAAAAGAAAATATCTCATTGGGTGTTTGGTACATATGGAAAAATAGTTGATACAGTCATGGACAATATCAACTATCTTAATAACCCATGTAACGGGCGTAACCCTTATTACGCTAAACGTATAGAGTTTAAGACTCTTCCTCAATTTTAACTTGTAACGGATAGCCCTCAGTTCTGGCTTCCATGGTTACTTCAATTCCCTTTTGCTCTGCAATTTCATAGGGCAATACTGCAACAACTGCACTTCCGGATTCATGTATTCCAGTAGTGATATTTAATGCAGTATCGTTATTGTAGTGAAAATGGTCAACTAAACTACGTATGACAAATTCCATACTAGTGAGTTCATCATTGATATAAATTACTCTAAACAAAGGAGGTTCTTTAATGTCAACGATAGGTCGTACTTTAATATTTGAATCAGTTTGTGCCATTTTTTTTCTTTCAAAATAGTGTGCAGTTTCCTGCACACTTGTATTTACAATAATGCTATTATATTATTTATTATAGTTTATTGCAATCTTCTTGGGCTTATGCTCTTCTGGAACAATGCGTTCTAGTTCGATGGTCAAAACCCCGTTTTCATTTATAGCACTTTTAACTTCAACATGTTCTGCTAAAGTAAATTCACGCACAAAATTGCGGTTACTGATACCACGATGTAGATATTCTTTTGGGTTATCTAAGTCATGGATTTTGTTACCGGTAATTGTAAGCACACGACTTTCTAATTCAATAGAAACTTCCCCTTCACTGAATCCAGCAACCGCTACTTCAATAGCGAAACGGTCCTCTGTTTCCTTTACTATGTTGTATGGTGGATAGTTCGTATTAGATTGTGTTGCATTCATACGCATCAACTCATCTATCATGGTATCAAATCCGATTCCAAATCTATGAATGGTTGGTATATCTAACGCTCTTAGTGTTAATTCTCTTGACATTTTATATCTCCTTTAATAAGCAAGAATAATTGTTGGGCCCGCAACTTGCGGCACCCAACTTTGATAGTTAAACAGTCTCTGCTGACTCTTTAACTTCTGCATCAACCACATCTTCAGGTTGTGATTGTTTCTTTTCAGCTTCCTCAGCATCATGTTTAGCTTTAGTGATTGGACTAATCGCCTCATACAATTTAGGAATGCTTTCTTGGATGACTGTTGGATCATCACCTTTAATTGCTTCTTCAACTGCTTTGATTGCTTCCTCAGCCTTAGTTTTTTCTTCTAGTGTAACTTTGTCACTATACTTGTCAAAGTCTTGTTTGAATCCATTTAGTGTAGATTCTGCACCATTACGTGCTTCAATCAATTCACGGGCTTTCTTATCAGACTCAGCATTCAACTCAGCATCTTTAACCATTTGTTGAATCTCGGCTTCTGATAAACCGCTATTTGACTTAATAGTGATTTTGTTTTCCTTACCAGTGCCTTTGTCTTTAGCACCGATGTGCATAATACCATTAGCATCAATATCAAATGTAACTTCAATTTGTGGCACGCCTTTTGGTGCTGGTGGAATTCCATCTAAGTTGAAATCACCTAGCAACTTGTTGTACTGTGCAATCTCACGCTCACCTTGGTATACTTTGATAGTAACTGCTTGTTGATTGTTTTCTGCTGTACTGAAAGTTTGACTTTGTTTAGTAGGAATAGTTGTATTCTTTTGAATCAACTTACTCATTACACCACCTAGTGTTTCGATACCAAGACTTAGTGGAGTAACATCAAGCAATAGAACGTCAGTACGTCCACCACCTAAAACATCACCTTGAATTGCGGCACCAGCAGCCACTGCTTCGTCTGGGTTAACATCCTTGCGAGGTGCTTTACCAAAGAACTTCTCAACAGCCTCTTGTACTTTAGGCATACGTGTCATACCGCCAACAAGAATAACCTCGTCAATATCACTGTTACTTACTTTGGCATCTTGCATTGCAACTTTACAAGGTGCAATACTACGTTGAATCAATTCGTCAACTAAACTTTCTAACTTAGCACGTGACAATTTGACATTCATATGCTTAGGACCACTAGCGTCTGCTGTTACGTATGGCAAGTTAACATCTGTTTGTGCTGAACTTGATAATTCAATCTTAGCTTTTTCTGCGGCTTCTTTCAATCGTTGTAGTGCTAACACATCTTTACTTAAATCAACTCCTGAATCTTTCTTAAATTCATCAATTAAGAAATCCATGATGCGTTGGTCAAAGTCTTCACCACCTAAGAATGTATCACCGTTTGTTGACAATACTTCAACTTGTGTGTCACCATCAACGTTGGCAATCTCAATGATTGATACGTCAAATGTACCACCACCTAAGTCATAGACAGCAACTTTACGGTCACGCTTTTCCTGTTTATCCACACCATACGCTAATGCGGCTGCTGTGGGTTCGTTAATGATACGCAACACTTCCAAGCCTGCGATTTTACCTGCATCTTTGGTTGCTTGTCTTTGACTATCATTAAAATAAGCGGGAACAGTAATAACTGCTTGTGTAACTTCATGACCTAGATAATCTTCCGCAGTCTTTTTCATCTTGCGTAAGACTTCGGCTGAAATCTGTGGGGGTGCTAACTTATTATCGTTTACTTGAACCCATGCATCACCGTTGTCATTTTCAACGATGGTATATGGCATCAAGTCTATATCTTTTTGTACAGCCTCTTCTTTGAATTTACGGCCAATCAGTCGCTTTGCGGCATAGATTGTATTCTTTGGATTAGTAACTGCTTGACGTTTAGCACTTGCACCTACAAGAATCTCATCATTGGCATAGGCAATGATTGAGGGTGTAGTTCTAGCACCTTCGCTGTTTTCAATTACTTTGGGGATTCCGTTTTCAATGACGGCTACACATGAATTTGTGGTACCTAGGTCGATACCGATTACTTTGCTCATAATTTTCTCCTTTGTTAAAGCAAGATAGATGTTATAGACCCGTTAGGCATCTATAACAGTATATATTTTACATGATTGTGTAATATATACAACTATTTAGGTTAATATAGTTTTTTGGGTAATTGTTGGTCTCGTAGATGTTTCTTCCATCTACTTTTTGCTTTGCTCTTAGCAACTTTGCGCTGGGCAGTGGGTTTAACGAACTCTTGACGGTCGCGGACTTCTTGCAGTAGACCTTGCTCTGCAATTTTCTTTTTGAATTTACGCAATGCTTTTTCAACATTGCCATCAGTTACTAGTACCCGTCTTCCGTTTCTTGCCATATATTGGTGTGGGATTTAAAATTTGATCCACATCTATATTTAGCACAGTTACGTTATTTTCTTTGTATTGCTTGGTATAGAACATATGACACATTAACACACGCTCAATCTCAGTATGCAATCCACGTGCTCCAGTCTGTAGTGTTAGTGTATTTTCAGCAATTTGCTCAAGGGCTTCTTTTGTAAAGGATAGATTGATATTATCTAAACTTAGCAAATACTTATATTGACTGATATAATTATTCTTTACATCGGTCAAGATATTGACTAATTGTTCTTTGGTCAATTCTTGGATACTGACTGTTGTAGTGAAACGACCGATAAATTCAGGAATCATACCAAATTTAGTTAAGTCATCAGGACTAACCTTTGTCAAGTCACCCTCAATCTTGCTGTCTGTGATAGTAGCATTAAATCCAATGCTGGTACCATTCATACGATTAGCAATGATATCCTTTAATCCAACGAATGCACCACCTGCAATGAATAATATATCTTTAGTGTTGATTTCACTCATATCACCGCCGGGGTGTTTACGACCACCTTCTTTGGGAATACGAACAGTGCTACCTTCTACCATTTTAAGCAATGCTTGTTGCACACCTTCACCTGATACGTCACGTGTGATACTTGCACTTTCACCTTTGCGGGCAATCTTGTCAATTTCATCAACAAAGATAATACCGCGCTCTGCAAGTTTTACATCACCACCTGCGGCATGAATCAGCATACTAATCATAGACTCAACATCATCACCTACATAACCGGCTTCTGTTAAACTTGTAGCATCAGCAACGATAAAGGGCACTTTGAGATATTTTGCGGCTGTCTTAGCAAGTAACGTTTTACCACTACCAGTAGGACCAACAATCAGTACATTACCTTTTTGTATCTCAATATCTTTTGGTGGATTGTTGATTCGTTTATAGTGATTGGCAATAGCTACACTTAGAATCATCTTAGCATCTTCTTGACCAACTACGTGCATATCAAGATACTCTTTGATAGCCTCTGGGTCACGATTTGGTTCAATTGGATTTTCAGGTTCTACTTCATCATTGATTAGATTTTGACATAGTTCCACGCATTCGTTGCATATAGCAACCTTTTCACTAACAACAAGTTTCTTTACGATTTCTTTGCTGTTACCACAAAAGTGACAATAATTTATTTTAGATTCTTCGGACATGTTATTACTTATCACTTTGTGACATTTTAATTAATTATTTAACTTCACGCATGTTTTGGTTACGCTTAGTTCAACACTGTCAGCACGTTCTAATGCAGCCTTGATTTTATAATTGATAGGTATCTGAACATTATTATCTAATACTTCGTTACCAAAGATAGTATAACTACCTCTATCATTAGCACCTGCAAATGTTGCATCTGGGTTATAACATTCTGCAAAAATAAGGTCACCGTCACCATCTTTGATTTTTGCTTGAATAAAGAATTCACCACGAAATGCACTTTTCAATTGCTCTGGTTTTAAACTATCATTAAAATAATAAGTATCTGTTCTACCTAAAAACCAATCTTTGGGATTCTTACTGACTACATGGATACGTTCAGGTGAACGCTTATCACCATGTTGTATTTTTGACAATGACTCATTCAATGCAACCAAGTACTTATAACTCCAACGCATTTCGAATGGTACAATCAAAACGGCTCTACGTTTAGTATCTACTACAAATTCATGCTTACCTTGTTTAATGTCAAATGCACGATTTGGGTAATCATTCAATACAGCACCTAGAAAAGAATCACCTGATTTTTGTTCTTGCAAATAAGTATCGTATTGAGTTGATAGTCTATCACCTTCAATTTGCTTTTCACTACGACCAGTGTTTAATACTCGTTCATGTATTTTGCTACTCTTAACAATTACGTCAACAATAACAATTACATCATTTGGATTTTCAATTTTATTGATGATTTGATAACGGTCAACATAACCTGCACTGTAGTTTATGAGGTCGTCTTTGTTTAGATTGTCTTTGCGTGATTCTCGTTCACTCAATACAGCAGTGCCAACAATCATTGTAATTGCATTTCTAAATGCATCATTCTTTGCATTCTCTAATGTTGTACCATTTCCCACTGACCTAACATAGCCGGGGTCTTTAGTATCTAACTTAGTGGTAGGCTGAGAATGTACTGACTCTGTACAAAACAGAGCCAGTACTATCAATAAGTATTTCATTGCATTTTCTTAACGAATTGATTACGTGAGTTATCACTTTCGATATCCCAGCGAATAGTAACTGCAACTTCTTGCTCACCTACCACACGCTCATCAATTTTAACAAAACCTTTAAGGATAGCACCTGATGAGGTTCTAATAGTTTCAGTCAATTGAACTACAGTGTCATTCACATTTTCTCGGCTAGAGATAGCCTTTGCCTCTTTGTCAGTCATTTCAACAGCATTGTCATCAGCTTTACCTGAATTAACTTTGTCAGTTGCCTTTTCTAGGTTCTTTGCAATAGTAGTTTGCACACGATTAGTAGTAACTTCTTTTTGCAAGAATTCTGCTACATTAGCATTGGCTCGCATTTCAGCACGAACTAATGCATTTTTACGATTAGAAATAGTGTTACCGAATGCAGGTGCAGTACCAGTAGATTCAATAGCAACAACATCGCAACTAGTACCAAACGATAACCAAGAACATTTGGTTTCAATCTTAACCTTCTCACTTACAAATGATGTAGAAAGTTTTTGATTGATAATTGGTGTATTAGAATTAGTACCATTACCAGTTTTCATACTAGAACATGCGGTCAATGACAAGGCAATGACTAGTGCAGATAATTTAAGTTTCATAAAGACCTCTGTGTGTAGTTAAACAATGAATATAGTTTAACAGTAAATGGATTTACTGTCAACGATTTTTAATGATTTTGGGTCAAGCCGATTTCAAGTGATTCGCAATGGCTTCTTGTTCTAATTCGGTTAATAATTCAGGATCGTATTCACCGGTGCTAATTTGGTCCATTAAGAATTGTAAGTACTTAGTATTACTTAAATAACTAGCAGTTGTATTTTTGTTAATGTCTATCCATTTTTCACCGTTACTCTTGTAAACACGATGTGGTATAGCATCAATGCGAATATGGGTGTCACCGATTTTTCCAATGTTGGCTAATCCTTGACCAAAAGTAATTTTTACTTCTCTTGGATTATCTTCTTTGATAGCAAATAAGTCAGGACGCTTATCTTTTAGTACATGGGCACTCATTCTTTTACCCTCGTACTCTACATAACCACCACCTAAATCTTTAAATCCTACAGTGGATCTTACATTTGGGTCAGCAAGTGCAGGACCGGTTTGTATCCATTTACCAGTTTTCAAATCCTTGATGCCCTCGTAGGGAGGAGTGTCATCAACAACTGTCTCTTCCTCTACTACATCAGTATTTTCTTTTAGTTCAGGAATAACTACCCAACTAGTTATCGGAGGCAAATCTTCTTCTACAACATCTTCAAGTATTTGATAGTCAATATACATATCAGGATATCCAGGAGAAGCTACAATATTCATAGATTCTTCTGGTATGGTTACTTTGGTTACCAAATATCTAGGATCAGGATCAGTGAATTTGTTAGCTACATAATGTTCAGATGATTCAGGTTCTGGTTCAGATGGGAAGGGCCATGTTGCTTTCGGTTCAGTTTCTGGGGCAGGGACTATATCAACTTTTTCTACTGGTTCATCCAATACTATGATTTCTTCTTTGGGAGGGATGATAGCCATTGCATGTTTATCATCGCTAATTTTTTTATCCCAATCTTTACTTTGATTAGCCGCAATAACTAAAATAATAGCAAGAGGATCAAATACAATAACAAGTAAAATAATTACCCAACGTACAGCACGTTCAAGTAAATTTGCATCAGGATTATCACCATAAATAAATGCCGCAATATATTTGATTGGACCTACTTCTGCTTCAACCTTACGAACTTCTGACGCAATAGGTGCTCGTTCTTCATTCAGTTTAGCAATTTTTGTTTGTTCGGCTGTAATCTCGTTTTGTAATCTAACTCGTTCTTTTGCTTGTCCCCTACGAATAGACACTGCTTTGTCTGCACCTTTTTCTGAATCTGACCTTGCCATGACCTGATCCACAGCCTCATCCATTTGTTTAAGTGCCTTACGATTAGCCTCAATATTTTCTTTTGCTGTTTTAATCTTCTCATCTAGTATTTGTACTTTGGCAATACTATTTCCACCTGCAACACTTTGGTCCAAGTGTGCTTTAGATAAGAAACCAAAGATACCCATACTTGTTAGTAATGCGAGTGCTATAACAGCAGGTACAAGATATACCTTCATTATCCATGTACAACGATACCAATACTTACGCAACCACACTGTTGTAGTGATTTTTGCAAGTTCAAGTGCTGAACCCATAATGATAATAGGTACAACCGCACCAGCAAAGATAGCGGTTAGACCGACAATACTATACCAAGCGGCGATAGTACTAAGTGATAATGCCACTAACAATGTGGCATTACTGAATGAAAAAATTGATAAAAATCGTGTGAACATTTGAGTATTTATTCGGGTTTATATGTCATAGTATTATAACACTTTGCCCAAGCAATTCCAAATCAATTGGTCTAGTTCAGCTTGATAATCTTTACCAAGTCTACGTTTTTCATATATGGCTTCAAGCATTTCTTTACCATCACCATAATCGGCACCAGCACCACGATTTTCTAATTCTTCAATTAGGTCATCTGTTTCAAAATCACTGAGGTCAACATCAACTTCAACCTCAGTGTAAATGGTCTTATATGTCATTATCTTCTCCAAATAAATGTTTGTAATTGCTCATAAATTCTTTGTGTTGCATAACCAATTTTCTAGGTAGACTAGAGTTCATTGAAATTAAATAATGCACCCATAATCCATCTTCTCTTGGCTTAACTTGAATCACTTCAATTCTACCACCATCTTCAAATGTATATGATTTTCCTACTAGATTACTCATCGGCTCTATCTATTGATTCTGTATGTGCGGCACATTCTGGGCAGATACCTTCTTTGTAACAATCGTTTTCTACACCACTCCAACCACATTCAGTACATTGGATAGTATGTGTCATTAGTTCATCAAACTCACGTTTGAGTTCTTCTAATGCCTCTTCTAGGTCTGCTTGTGATACAGTATCATCTTCTTCACGACTATCAAACATTACCCAACCATCTTGACATGTAGGGCAAAAGAGTTGTCCATTCAATTCAGGAAGTTCGCTTTCTTTGTGCATTGCCTCACAACTGAAACAAGGAACTTCTTCTTCATTGTCTTTGGCTTCTTGTGCCCAACGTGCCTCACGTTCTTTATTTTCTAGTTCTTCTTTAATACCAACTTCTGTTAGTTCAGTATCACTATCACACATTGGACAAATATCTTTATCACTATGTGATTCTTCTTCTGAATTGAAATAATCTTCAATTACAGTACCATCTTCACGTAGATATGCTGTGCGAGTTTCATAACTACGACCAGTCCAACGACACTTGGTGCATTTATGCGATGGTTCAGGTTCCTTATGTGGGGTGTGCCAACTATCTTCATCACCTAATTCATAAGTAACTTCATAGCCACCTTTACGGTCAGTCCACCAATCATCATATTGGCGATCCCATTCTAGTTCAACATCATTTTCCCAGGCATCATTGACAATTTCTTCAACGTCAATTTCACCTTCTTCAATTTGTTTAAGTTTTTCAACAATTTCATCTTCATCCAAATCAGGATAGATTTCGCTTAGAGTACTTTCATCAAGTTCAAGTGCAAATTGACTATCAACTGAATGCCATTCGTGTTTAACTAAAGTTACCATTTTTATTCCTTACTTTTTAATAAAATAATCTGACCATTTGCCATTTGCAAACAACATAAACTTCTTGTACATTACCCCATCAACCTCAACTAATGTATATGTGTTGACATAGGTTTCATTAAGTAAATAAATGTTATCTGAATGTCTATATCCAAAATTATGTTCTTTAAGAACAGTCGCAACAGGTTGTGGATTTACTTCAGCTGGACAATCAATAGGTGTAATTAACTTAGGATCAATCATATCCTCAGCATGTGCTATACCTACAAACAATGTTAGTAAAAGTAAATTACGTAGCATAATTTGGTTCTTCCTTTATTTTAATGCACTTTGCTTTAATTTTTAAATTAAAGAATTCGGGACTTTGTAATAGTTCATTTTTTCTATCAATGCACAGTTGCTTTGAATTCATAGGACCCACATTGGTTTTTGAAATAAAATCCCCACCGGGACTAAACAGTGATACCATTAACATCCATTGAATCATTCTTCAACTCCGAAATGTTCTTGTAAATCTCGTCTAATGAACTTCACAGCATTGTCCCAAATATCATTACTACCACCTCGTTCAGCATCGTCCACAATGCTGATACATTCCCGAACAATCAACTCGGCGAACTTTTCTAACTGTAATTCACGTTGTTGCTTTGATACAGGATTATCTAAGAAGTCAACCGCATCTTTAGTTTCAACCAGTGCATCAAGTGTAGCCTGATTTAAAAGTTCTTTAATTCGTTCATTCATTTATCATCCCTAAATCTAACAAATCGTGGGAAACGCAAACTATACGTACCATCACGATTTTGAGTAATTACATCGCACATTATTTCAGCAGTTCTACCAATGATATGACTACTATTAGTCCAATACTCATCTCTATCACTATCGCTAAACCCACTACCAACATTGACGGTAATATCTTTCCCGTCATCTTGTCCGGCGCAAACCAGTGCGCCAAGTCGTCCTTGATTTCTTCCAGTACCTTCTTCAACACCTACAACCTCCAAGTCTACTGTAATCGTGGGCTTCCACTTCATCCAATCTGTACTGCGTTTGCAGACATATGGGGCATCTAAATTTTTAATCATAATGCCTTCGAATCCTGCATTAACTTGATCCTTAGCATATCGCTCTAACTGATCCTTACCTGCGGCTGTGTCTAAGTCAACCATCAAGTGTGGTAACAACTCAACATTGGGCATACTGTCAATGATTGGACGCATATCCTCTAAAATATTAATGCGTTTACTAAGTTGTGCGTTCCAATGACCTTCACGGAAAGCCGCTAATGGTAGAATGTCAAAGACATTGAATACACTATCCTCTGCTTGTACATCAGTCTTACGGCGTGCTTGACGCATAAGTTCTTGGAATGTATTACCAATCACTTCACCATCCATTACAAAGCCCAAACTTAAATTACTTGTTGCGGCCTGGCGTGTAAGTTTGTGAAAGTTCTCACGTATTTGATTTTCAATATGACCAAAATTGTCAAACTGTTTACCATTGCGACTGAAACAAATAGTAACAACATTACCTTCTTCGTCAGGGATAGCCATCAACAACACACGAACACCATCCAACTTAGGTTCAAGGCGTTTGATGCCCTTCATCTCGGGACGACCTTCGCTGTTAGTTGCTAGTTGACAACCAAAGATTGGAATTTCGTAGTCAGTGCCTTTACAAATTTTGTTGATGGTTTTATCACTGATACCTGCACGTAAGTCTCTACGCAACACAGGTGCACAAAATGTATTCCATTCTATACTATCAAAACGTTCAGCCATATTTTGTACTGCATCCCGTGCCGCATGACCTGTCAACTTACGCTGACTAAGTTCTACCATCAACTCGTTAAAATCATCCCAGGGATTCTCAGCATCAACAATACCCACAGTATCGGGCACTTGACGAATACCAAATGTAACATAGGGATTGTAACAGGCTTTGGTAAAGCCCAAGAAAATCTGACTATTGCGACTGCCTAGGACACTTGCCTCAAGCGCCTGCAAAATTACATCTTCTTTATGAAGGCGACTATCGCTCTCGTTTAATTTATTAATCCATGACGCACTCATTTGTCTTCCTCTTTCTCTAATTGTCTAGCAAATAACTCAAGTTGCTCAATCAAATTGTGGGCACCTTGTTGGTTCATAGTAAGTGTAGTATAACCTATTCTTAAAGTGATACGATTATCATCAGTTACACCAATGCTATAGTGCTCTTGTTCTTTTTTAGGTGGTTCAACATATGGTACCTTAGTTTCTGGAAATTGAAGTACATTGCTATATTCACGTTTTTTAAAAAAATCAAATATCATTGTTTATCCCCAAATACTGTGATATATTGCATAGAAAAATACAAACATGGTCATAAAGAAAAGCAAAGGTTGCAGTATGATAAACCATAAGAACATTATGATAAAATCCGGGTTTAAATATTTTAAATATTTTTTCATTATTACTCCAATATCAAAATAAGGAATGCCAAAAGCAATCCTAGCAAGGGTTCACCTACGAACACTAACAGTAGTACAGCGAGCCAAGCCATTACTGTTCCTTGACTTGTTCTTGTACAATTGCTTTGGTTTTGTTTACACCGCTGTCAAGCAGTTTAGCAACACCACTGAATCCTACAGTAGCAATAACAATACCGAACAATGTACCAAAAAGAAACTCTCGCATAAAAACTCCTGTGTGTGAAAATAATGATTGTAGTATACTATATAACGGATATATTGTCAAATGACCTTTACCCGATTCAGTTTCGTACTGTTGTCACGGTGTGCTTTAACAGTACCCTGAATTGTATAAGTATCTCCTATTTCCAATCTGTCAATATGATTGTAAGCAAAAAATACTACTTGGTCTTCACTTGTGATACCTGTGAAATAACTTGTATTCCACTTTTGGCTGTAAACAGTTTTTAATACTTCAATACTAACTGTAATTTTGTCACCACTTGTACCAATGTATCCGCCGGTAGCAAACTTAATGCGCTGGTCAACATTGCCTCGCTTAACACCACGCTCGTAGCTTGATGGTAAACTTGCAATTACTGCAATGTCATAATTACTATTAATTATATCACGGTTGCTAATCAGCATAGCATTATTATCAAAATCATTTAGTTTAGTACCTTTAAGAATTTTGAATGTATATGCTTGAAAGTATTGACGAACCTTTTTAGCCTGCTCAATATCTTCTTCTAAGAGAAGTGCAGGGTCATGTAAAAATTGCAACATGATATCACGGTTGCGTAGTTTGGTACTAAGTACTTCACCAAACTCACCGATTTGATTTTGACCGTCTTTAATGTACTCACCATTGATACGTTGAGCCGCACAAGCCGCACCCCATACAGTATCGGCAATAAAATTCAATGCAGGCTGTTTAGGTTTGTTGCGATAGGTTCTTGTAGTCGGTGTATCATCATCCTCATGACCAAGACGTTGAATGTCACGACTAGACCAACCTGTAACATCTCTAAATCCACTCATATTACATGCTCCAAAAAGATTCGCTAGAAGGAGAACAGAAATAAGGGGTATCGTAACGCTCCTGGTATGTCTTACCAGTCATCATGTTGCGTTTAGTAACCCAAGTTTCACGTGCCTCAACAATGAAACCCAACTTAGTTTTAGATTCAATCACCGCCTTGATGTAGGCTCTAGTAACCGGGGCAAATTCTTCTTTAGTAACCAGACGCTTACCGCCCTTAACACGTTTGTCAGATTTGTACAATTCCAATGTGTATTCAACTAGTGCAGACATTTCAGCTCCTTTAATCAATCAATACAAGTATTATATACCCAAATCCATTTATTGTCAACCTCAGGCCACTTGCTTGAAATAGCTATAGGGCAAGCCAAGTTCATGGCATAGATATTCCCAGTCGCCATTGGCGTTGCTAGCATCCATGATCCACTTAAGCGCGGTCTCACGATTGCGAGCACCCATACATATAGTGTTGGTCACGTGCTGTTCAAACTTAACAATAGCCTCTGCTTCGGAGGCTTTGCGATGGGCTTCCTCTTGTTCAATAATTCCACCCAGGTAATCAAACTCTGCTTGGAACTCAGCAAGAGTCCAGCCCGAGGTATCTACATGTCGGGGACGAAAACCATGAGCATCCTTGTACATATCCCAGAAGGTCTCACGGGCTTGTTCCAGCTCAGACATTTCTTCCCAAGATTTGAATTCGTTTGACATTTTGTTTCCTTTTCTTTACTGTCTAAGATTCTATTATATACCCAAATCCATTTACTGTCAAGTTTTGGATTTCTCAGCACCGACGATTTCCCAGTGACTTCCGTCACATTTGACAAAAATCTTACGACCAAAAACTGTCACAAAACCATACTCACCGTCTTGATAGACGTTAACCGGATCAGGGATAATGGTCACAGTACGGGGTGTCTCACAGTAATCCCAACGCCTAGTAGGAAGTTTGTTTTTGAAATACATGTAATTCTGACTACCTGTAACAAAAAGTTTTACCTTCATAACTATCTCCCTTTAATCAATCAATACAAGTATTATATACCCAAACCGATTTATTGTCAAGTTTTGGGTATGTAACATTAAGTATTACTTTTGGTCACAGTATTCAAAGAGGATCCACTTAGCACGATTCAGTGCTTGGCGAACATCTTCGATAACCATGAAATCATAAGAACCACCGTTATCATGGGCAATCATTTCCTGACAATCGGACATGATGCTAGCTGCCATCATAGCAGGACCGCTGTGACGAAAAGTAATACTTTGTTCTACAGCCTCACGCATTTCAATTTCGGTGACACCATACATACGAATTTCACGTTTTTGTTGTTCTGTCAGTTGGTCATAAATTGCAGTCATACAAGCTCCTTTAATTAATCAATACATGTAGTATAGCACCAAACCCATTTATTGTCAAATTTTGGGCAAAAAAAAGCCCCGACTAGCGGAGCTTCTTTTGAAACTAAAAGTATTACTTTTTAGTAGTGCCTTGATTTACAAAACTGTACATCTTTTCAGCAGTTTCCAAAATCTTGTCTAGACCTGGATGCTCGGGCATCTTAACTGTGCTAACAATTTGATTAGTCTTTGGATCACGTTCTGCTGTCATTTCCCAACCTGAAAATTTGACATGGAAGTCATCACTAATTAGATCCTTGGCCATTCCTAGAATGTCTGTGCGAATCTCGTAGCCGTTTTTATTGAATTTAACTTCTGGCATCTTTGGTGTTTCAAAATTTGACATATTTTTCTCCTTTAATGTGTGTATGTCTGTTGTGTTCCCTATGAACACGATTGAAGTATATCACTGTTGCAATATACTATCAATGCTTTTGGGTATTCTTAATACGGTCTTTGATTATATCAATGACTTTTTCACTAAGAACTACCTCATAATGGTTGTAATCTATCTCAACTAACTCCATATCATCATGGTGTTTTTGACTTGCAATAGTTACTACTCCATCATTGGGTTCAACCATAAAAGGACTTTGTCCCTTTACAGTTACTATATTAGTCCATGGATGCTGTATCTTAATACGATTTGCCTGTTTCATTGCCCAACTACTAGGACCAATGTCTTTCATCAATCTACTGAACGGTAGAAAGTACTTAGCATAGTCAGCAACCTCAGCACCACCATACGGGGTACTAAGTGTTACTGCGCCCAGTGTCTGTTTGGGTAATGTGTTAGCCAAATGAATAGCATATATTCCACCTAAACTATGTCCGATGAAAAACATATCATTGACTGACGCTAATTGTTCAGTCATAGTTTTTAGGTTGTTTTCAAAACCATTTCTACTATCGTAGTTAACTACAATATCGTTACCACCTATATGTTCACGAATATGATTAAAACTTTCGCCGGTAGCACTGGCTCCATGGATGTATACTAGTGTCATAACTTTTATTTATTTGGATGTTAATAGTAGGACATTCTTCTGTGAAATTCAGCAGTAAGACGTTCAACGTCAGCCTCGCTCTGTGGATTGCGACTGACAATGTATTCTTCTAATCTGCTTGCATAACTTTCACTGAATTTACTAAAGCATCTCTCAATTTGCTTGAGGATCCACATAAATTACTTAGTTTTCTTACTTGCAGCTTTTGTAGTGGTAAAAGAAGGTGTGAATGTTTCTGCAACTTCTTTAGCAAAATCTTTATTTGTCAACAAAGAATAGAACCCAGTCATATTATCAAATAGTGCTTTGGTATATGCTGTCTCTGCGTCTACGAATTTGTTGATTGTGTCAGCAAGTGTTTCGTGTTTTACGAATGTGCTAACGATTTGCTTTTTGCCTGTTTGAACTGTGTCAATAGCGGTGTTGGTGATTGTATTAAACATTATATTCTCCTATGTGTATGTGTTTAAAGTTGGGTTTTTATACAGAACCCATAACTGCATTAATATTTATGCCTGACTCTGTTTCTCTCTAAACTTCTTCATTGCTAGTTGTCTAGCAAGAAACAATCTAAATTTAGCATGGTCTGATATATCATCGGTGTCAGACTCATGGTGTATAATCTTTGGACGACTATATCCACGATGTGCCACTATATCCGGACTAGATGAATCGTCATCATCTTCGTCCTCTAAATCACTTGGATTTTTTACTGGGACTTTTGGTGGCGTCTTTCTTGACCTTTTTATCTTTGCTATGGTCTTTCTTTTTAGCCAATTTCATTTTACTGTCTTTTTTAGCAGGCGCTTGTGTAGTAGTACCTGATGGAGTAGTTGATTGTTCTGCGGCAAATGCTGTTAATGCAAATGCGGTTATGATGATTGCGATGAGTTGTTTCATTTTAGTTTCCTTTGTTAAATGATTTATATATAACGCCTTAGGCATTAATTCCGTTGACATTAGCCCCCACGACCTGCACGTCTTACTACACTAGCACCACCAAAACCTTTTGTATTAGCTTTGGGTCCTTGTTTCTTTGGTGCTTTTCCTAGTCCAGGATGAAGTTCGTTATTATTCTTTTTGGCTTCGTTAGCCATATTAATAAATGGGTTCTTGCTTTTCTTTTCTTCTGTCATTTTCTTACCTTTATGGATTTTAAGTAACTGTCCAAGTTCCCATATAAGCTAACCATCATAGCAATTTTGCTATCATATAATCTTATATACGGTTTACTTTTCTTGCCTTCAACTTTATTTACACCTAGAAAGTAGGGGCAACGCATTTTCTTCCCCAGGTCAATCATATAACCATGATATGTATCTTCAGTTTTGGGTGTGAACTCATACTGATAAAATTCTATTTGTGCTATACGAAAAGCAGTATCACCTACTGGATTTAATCTTAGTACATCACTACTAGTACTAGTAAACCACCAAGTTTTCATAGCATCTTCTTTTGATATCTCAAATCCTGTTGGCAATTGATTTACAACTGCTTCGGTGACTATTTCTTTATATGAGGGTTTAGTCATCAGGATAAACTTTAGTACCGTTGTTCATAAACACGACACTGAATTTATCCGATTTAAATTGTGCGTTTAGTTTACGACACAGGTTTCTTGCATGACCAGGATTACTGAAACTGGTCTTTTTATATTTAGGAACACTTTCATTATCGTAGGCATGTTGTGCTTTTAGATTGATTGGTTGCCCGTCATAAAACACTGCCCATATACCAGCGGCTTCCACAATTTGGTCGCATTTATAAGTCGTTTTATCTACGATTTCTAGTATAACTTTGGGTTGTGTTCTGCTCATTAATTTACCATTTACCGCCCTGCATAACTACCTTAATAGTTTCGGGTTCTTTGTTATACTCACGATTATCCAATAGAATTTTCATAATTTCATCACGCAATTCCTTGGCATCATTCAGTGTAAGTATAACTTCCCGTGCCTGACGTCCTTCTATGACCGTTATTTTATCAATAAATTTTTTAATTTGGTTCATAGTGTATTTATGCTACTATTTGCTTCGGCTTCTGTAGCAAACGGTCCTAGATAGTCATATCGCTGAACAAATATGTATTTAGGGCAGAAAGTAGTGATATATTCAGCACCTGTCTTGATAGCAAACCATCCTGCAACAAAATAACACTTGCTCTTAGGGGCAGTGGTATATAGGTGTAATTTACGCTTAACATCTAGTACACTGTTGTAGATTTTAGGTCTACTAGTTGGGAAAACTGCAAAGGGCGGGTTAGTGTCCTTGGGTTTGACCTTTGCGAGTTTCTCAAATTCTATATGCTTAAGTTTTTCAATAGCCTTGGTGCTATCATAGAGTTCAGTTTTGTTGTTGAGTTTAACTTTATATTCGCTACCCTCTTGAATAACATTACCTACTTTTTTGTCACCATCAGTGACTACCCAATATTCACCTTTGATAATTGGTTTAGCTATTAGATTCATTTTTAGTATCCTTGGTTAATTCTGCTACAAACAAAAAATGTTCATAGGCTTTTCTAACTGATGGTACAGTTAATAATTTTTCTGCTTCTATTTGCATTGCCTTAACTGCTTCCTCACATGCTTCTCTAGCACTGGGCCATTGAAGTGCATGGGTTTCTTTACCGAATGCTTTACTCAATGCTTTCCAACAACGTATTTGTTCTGCTGTTAATTTTATTTCTTTATTAGCAGGCCGCATATCAGTGGCTTTTCTAATTACCTCACTAATTGCATCTTCTGCTACACGTCCTGCCGCAATCATTGGGGCATATGCAGGGTTTACATTGTATCGTGTGCTTTGTCCACCTGGATAAACCTGTATTAGATGAGAACCCTTAGGTAAACTATTGGTAAATTTTTGGTCGTACTCGTACACGGGTACGTATCTACGACCTACTTTCTTATAGAAAATTTCCTTTTCGCTCATTGTAATCTAAATTTTTTCAAGTAATCTTTTGCAAAGTCCACATTCTCTGCATCATACACGGGTTTCTCTGGTTCGTCAAGTAAAATATCTAACCCATATTTTTCTTGATACAGTTCAACAAGACCGTCAATCAACATACCCAATGTTTGTTCATCAAGTTCATCAATGCCGGCTAAATTAATTCTAATTTTCTTATCCATTGAGTACTCCTGTATAGGGATTGTTAAGCCAACGTGCGTAGGTGTCCGCTTGCTCTGAAATTTTTGTAAGCTCATACTTGCCACAGAATTTCATAAAGTGAATACCAACTTGCGGTATGGTAGTTGTACGAACACCATTACGAATAGATTCATCAACTAATTGTTTAATCTCATCAGGCTGTGCTGTTAAGTCAATTAACATTCTATTACGCTGATAACAATCACGTACAACCTGTTCTTCATTATTATGGTCGGTCCAACGTTGCAACATGAAATTATTCCATTTAAAGCCCTGCTTGTCCCGATCCTCGTATGCCTCACGAATACCTACACGATTAGCAGAACCTTTCTCAGGGGCACGGGGATAGGCAGTGAACACATTGTCTCCTGCGTCACCCCGAATAATCTTCTTAAAAAGCAAGTACTGTGGATCCTCTAACAGTTTGGGCTGTTTAGTTTTCTTATCTAATATCGGCTTACCTGTGTCTTTAAGATATCCGTTGAGTGTGATAAGTTCATTTGCGACTCCATTGTACTGGAACACTTTATCAGTAATAAGCTGAACATAATCGGAATCAGTGCTAATAATATAATGCGTGTCATTTGGATGTAAGTGAATGAAACGGGCAATCAAGTCATCAGCCTCAGCCCGTTCGTGCCTGAGTACGCTAACGTTTGTTTTCTCTCTAATGTATGTGGTAAACTTTTCATAAGTATCCCAAAACATTTCTGATTCGGCTTTTTCTTCTTCTGTGACTGACATTGCATCAACCACACGATTCTTCTTATAAGGACCATACACGTCCTTACGCCAAGAGCGGCCCTCTAAGCAAAACACTACATGGTCAATTCCATAGCGTCTTACTGCTTGATTGACACTAGCAAGTGTCAAGTGAAGGGCCATGCCGATTTTTTCTTCTAGTGTAGTGTTGCGACTAGCCACATGCCTAGCACGAAAAAATGTATTTGCAGTATCGATGAGTGCGTATTTCATAGAATCCAGTGTGTAAGTTGAGTAACATGTGTTATTATACACATGTTACTCTTTTCTGTCAAGTTAAACGTCTTCCAAATACTTATCAGGGAAATTTAATATTCCTTCCATTACCGATTTAACATTGTATCGTGTAATGGGTAAGAACTTTTGTTTTAACCTTTTCATTTGAAGTGGGTGACTTTTAATTCTATCCTCTATGATATTTTTCACATATTCAAAATCTACATGTGTATATTTTGGATCAACATACTCACTTGGTTTATGACTTCTGTTTGGGTTTTCTAAGAATTCAAATAATTGACGATTAAGATGATTCTCGCAATTTTTTGTATGCTCATCGTATCCTTCCACTGAACGGTAGTAACAATGAATCATTGCCTCATTATTACCTTTAGTGTAGGATGTAATACGTGATGTAAGATTATTAGATATACCTGGTTTAACCTTACCGTAAACTTCAGCAACATAAAGACCTAAACTCATTTGAACAGCTCCTTTTTAGCAGGATCTAAATGATTGAACATTTGAGTTTTATTTTCACTATAGCGTGTAAGTAAATTATTTGGTACATATTGATATGTTCCACCTGCTTTTTTGTACAGTTGCATTAACAATACCAATGATGCATCTTTAGGAATACCTTCTGATGCCTCTCCTTTAACTTTTTTGTAGTATTTAGGATACACATGTTGGGTAAGATTCTTGAACTCGGGCCAACCACCGGCAACCTCTTTAACTAGTGCATTCAAATCACGCATAAACTCTTTGAACTCAGGTGAGCTAAAATCGGCACCTTCTTTAAGAAGTCTCTTACGTAAGTCTTGAAACGGAAGCATTTCAATAGAATCAAGTGGTTCTTGAGGCCAGTAAGTCTGATGATTCTCACCAAAGAATTTAATATCTTCTACATCTAACTTATTAATTAAGTTAGCGTGAACAATCGAACCAGGCTTGAATCTATCTACACTTTCTGGATGAACAGGAGTCAAATCAAAAGACTTAAAAGCATCATGCTTTCTATGTGCCATTACGTACTTCTCTTGCTTGCTACCATCTAACAGACTACCAAATACATGAATCTTGTATTTGTCAAAAGGAAGAATAGGAAGTTTATCTTCACCGTTAATACCCAAAAAATGTTCACGTGCAAAACTGAAATCATTAGTTTCAACAACTTGACAGTTGACTAATACGTTTTGCCAATCACTTGCATCAACATCATCAAACAATCCTAACATGGCACGAACAGCAATAGCTAATACAGTATGTTGACCGTCAGTGATATAATAAGTATTTGTTCCGGGCAAACGAATCACATTAATTGTTGCAGGGCGGCGAGAATCCCATGTAGTTACAATTCTAAACAAGTGTTCCCAATCAATTTTTCTCTGCACAGCAAGGGCAGTGAAAAGGTATATAATAGGAATTTGTTCAAGTGTGGGCATTTGTTTATATTTCTGAGGCTTGCCCTTGCACCCTTTTTGATACTCCTCTGTTTTTAAGAAATCCTTGAGTTCTTTGAAAAACTCACTTTTCTTAAAAGTAGTTACTAGATTAGTAATACTGTTTTGCTCAATATAACCTGGTTTCTGATCCAATTCATTTTTTGGAAGATCCTGTTTGGTTACTTTTTTTGAGTTAGGTACCCATGTAAATTTAAAACTAGACTTTGACATTTTTTTCTCCTTTAAGTTAATGTCTGTGCAACGAATATTATTCAGCGCACAAGTGAATTATACTATAAGAATTGTTAAATGTCAACTAACTTCTGTACGCCCGTTACCCAAATCACGTGTTTTTATTTCCCGCAAGTCTCTATTTGTAGGATCTGCTTGTGCTTGTTCATACACTTCCAAAGCAATATTGCGACAAACTGTCTGAAACCACCTATCGATTATCATATTGTCTGTATCATCGTCACGCATTTTATAACCTGCACGAATCAAATTGAGAATGAATTTGTCATTCCAATCTAATTCAAATGCACCTGCGTTAATGTTGTCAGGATCAATCTCCATGCTGAGAATGTTAACATAGGGCTCGCCTGCCTGAGTTGCTTTTTCTTTAGCAGATAATTCTATTGAAGGTTTTTCTACTTTAGGCTTGCGAGGTTTCTTTTCCTTAACGGGTTCTGCAACCTTTTCTACTGGCTTCTTTTTAAATCTGTCAAATAATCCCATTTTGTTTTGCTCTTTCGTATAATTTAAAGCTGGCAAGATTCTTTGCCTTTGACTCGCACATTATATCAAAGTTATTACAGAATGTCAATGCCCAGTCGTTGACTGCCTCGTTCCAATAGTATTCACTATGGGCACGTAGTTTTTGTTTGTTATGTCCGGCAGCTATCAACGCACCATGATCGGGTGCGATGTGTCTGTCATGGTCGATAAGTATATCTTCCCGAGATACGGAATAGTGCATAGTAGGACGCACGCCATTCCAACTATCAATAACCTTTTTAACCATGTCGTTATCGTGTTCAATATATTCTCCAGTTTTAATCCAATGATGATGAATGTCCATAACAATTGGCAATAAGTCAGCCAATTCTAAACAGTCATCTAAACCCCAACTAATTTCTTCGTTTTCGATAGTAATACAATTACGTGCTTCTGGCGAGAGTTTGGTATAGGCTTTACGAATACCTTCAGGACCTTGTCGTCCACTGATATGTACATTGATTTTGAAATCTTGAAATGTTTTGCCATAGCCCATAAATCTTGCCATATCTGCATGATACTCAAACTCCCTAATACTGTTAGCTACTACTTCTTCCCTGTCACTTGCTAGAACAACGAATTGGTCTGGGTGAAAACTAAGACGAACATTATTCTGTCGTGCAGTCTCACCTAAAGGCGCAAACTGTTCGCTTAGAAATTTCTGATTGTCATACGAATGCCAGAAGTCAAGAAATTCGGGGTGAGTATAAAAACTAAGCATATCGCTAGTTAGTCGTAACATACGCAAACTTGGGTCAAGTGTGCTAACTCGTTTGATGAGATTATGGGTATTAGTGATATTGCGTTTAGCAACCTCTAATATCTTATCTTCTGCAACACTCCGAGTTTGGCGCTTTGCCCATGCAAGTGTAGTACCACCTGTATTTAGCCCTTCGACACTTGCAATCTCACCCTTCTTGTTAATCTCGGCAAATTTGCAAGCAAAACCAATGCGTTTAATAGTCATATATATTGTGTAAAGTGTATAAAGTCTTAAGTATATCACTACACATATTTAGTGTCAACCGTCAATAATTCCTCTATTGTATAGAGTTTTTTCATGTATTTTGAAGGATTTGCTAAAACTGATACTTCTATATCACCTTTACGCCTAGGACCGTATAAAGTGAAGAATTTCACTTTATTTACGGTTTCAAAGATATGGGTCATTTCTTTGACACTATACCCGATACCATGACCCAAATTCTCTAAGTTGTTACTGGGTTCTTTAATAGCCAATTTAATTGCATGACAAATCTCATTCACGTGAACATAGTCACGAATACAAGTTCCGTCTAATGTGTTATAATCTGTACCAAAAATAGTGAAGTCACCTTTAACATGGGCTTGCATTAGATTATACATCAATCCATCAGGGTTGGTTGGGTTGAATCCATCACTACCGATAACGTTGTAGAATCTAAAGGTTGTAAATGGAACTTTGTTAACTTCACAAAATTCACGCACACAATCTTCTGTTGCCCGTTTACTGACACCGTAAGCACTTTCACACTTTTCGGCTGCACCTGTGCTAGCAAAGATAAAGTTCTTTGTCTTAATATTTTGTAGAATATTCAATGTACCAAACAGATTGGTCATGTAATAGTCTGTGGGTTCACGCTCACTTTCGCCTACATTAACTAATGCGGCTAAGTGAATGATGGCATCAAACTCTTCCTTGATTTTAAGTTGGCTTTTTATATCAAGTTTATATTGTTTCTTTACAATAAATTGCGGGTCTACAATATCTAGCCCATAGACTTCGTATTCATCATTAAGCAATTTACTAAGATGACTACCAATATAGCCCGAGTTACCTGTGATTAAAACTTTTTTCATTCAAAACTAAACAGATTTGCACCTGTTTCTTCCTCTGTTGGTTCGTAACTAGGATCCTTAGTTAAGTAAGTTTCCGTGTCTGTGTAGATTGTACGATATTTGTGTTTATTAGTCAATACACTACGTGCATCATCAATACAAATTGCTGGTTTTCTATTCAAGCCTTCTATATATTTGCTGTATTTAATTGTTGTATTCTCTAATATTTTAGCTGTGTTACTGTTAGATTGTTTTGGTTTGAATTCATTGAAACAACTATTCCATTTATGAAACACTCCTTCTTCTAAGTTTCTTACATCTTGTAATGCACTTTTGTCATACCAAGATTTAGCAGTTGGATATGCATGATACGCATCCTTAACATCTTCTGCCATTTCTTTTTTATTAGTTACAAAGAAAAACTTACCTTTAAAGTTATTAGTCCAACGTTGATTTTCTAAACAGAATGTAGGTAATTGTGTAATCTGTTCATAGAATGCCATACCATAGCTCTCAACTGTACTTGGATTAAATGCAACTCTAGCACTAGTTATAAAGTCAACTTTCTCTTGACCAATAATACCTACACGAATTTCATAGGGAACACCGATAGTTTTTAATCGTTCTTCAAACTTCTTAGCGCCGTTTGTACTAGTCATTACCTTAGCAGGCAGTTTAGTTTGTTCAATTAGTTCTAAGAATAATTCAGGATTCTTACCTTCTTCCCAACGCCCAACAAACAATATACCTTCACGTGGTTTATGATGTTCTTCTAATAACGCCTGTTCTGTAATTGGAATAGGAAGATGATACGCGGTACCATTGACATTCATTAGATTAAAAAGACTTTGTGTACCAACGAAAACATTGTCTGTTTCTAATTGTTGACGCATCAATACATTAGTATTGTGTAGAAATGGATTCTTTGTATCCTTAAAAAGTTGACTTTCTAAATGTGTGTACGCAATGATTTGGATACAGTCTTCTAAACCCATCGTGCTTGCTACTTGTACCGTCTCGTATGTGTTACAAACGAATGCATCATATAAGTTATGTTCAAGTGCTTCAATAATGGCATTACGAAAGTTAGCCATACGCTCGTAACAAAACGTATCACCATACATAAAGATATTACTATGTGTTGTGTATGATAGAGGATTATTAGGAGTAATGACTGTAGGTGGTTGAAACTTACCTAGACCTAGCTCGTTGATAAAGTCTTGATTCTCTGGATTTAATTTTTTGTCAGTAATAATATCAACTTTGATATTATGTTGATCCATTAGTTCAATAAAACTCTTTGCAAATTGTCCTATGCCACCGTGGGGTATAAGTGTTTGATAACTAACTAAAAAGCCAATTCGTTTATCATATGTCCGCATTCCATACCTCATCTATTTCGGGTACTGTAACCCAATCTGTCATCTCAGTAGTCTTAAGAAAAGTACCATTACTATCTTTTCTACTATAGTCTATTATATCAAGTTTCTGTCTATATTGCAATACTTTTTCGGGCCCGTCCCACCCAGCTTGTATCAACCAACGTAGTTCAATCATCTTTGTAGTTCCCAAATAATATGTTCATGTTTATCATGCCATCCATATTCAGTTGTAGTAACATTATCATAAAACCCATATATTGCTGTTCCCTTATATGCATTCTTTAACCAAATAATTTTTTTAGTAAGCATACAACGGTGTGGCAACCATGCAAAATCTTTTGTCCATGTTGCTGTTTTGTGAAACATCCAATCAGCTTCAGTTGATGATTTAGGTTTATATCCTAACTTCATTCTATAGTCATTGTAATTATTACCGAACACTACGTACCCCATTCGTTCTTAAAAAGAGGTACTTGAAGTCTGTCACTATAACGCCAACCTTTTTGCATTGCCAATTCTGCTACGTTTCTGTTGTTAAGATTATAAAGTTCAGGAACACCACCGCAAGGCATAAGATACACAGGACCTTTAAAGCCTTTCTTACGATATTCATTTACTGCTTGCTCCGCTTCTTCTGCATCTTCTTTTGTTGCTATTACAAATTTCAAGTAAGTATAACCTACATTGTAGTATTGTGTAATAACATCGGGCTTGATAGCATCTTCCCAACTCTCACCGCTGATACTTAGTTTAGGACTTACGCTGAATGTAAGACAATGCAAGAAACGATGCTTCTTCCAATCAGCTAAGAAGTTAACTAACTCTGATTCTAACAATTGTGTACCATTAGTTTCAAAAGTCAGTTCTTGTAATCCACGCATATTATCATGTGATAACAATTCGGGATAACTACGTTGCCAACCTAGTAGCGGCTCACCACCCGTGATAACCAAATGCTCATCTTTCCAACGCTTCGCAGGAAGTAAATCGGTAATAGTATCAACAATAGTATTGGTGTCGAGAACAGGACTAAGATGTTTGAAGCGTGGATCCCAACTCGCATAGCTATCGCATCCAGTAGATACAAGTGGTAATAGTTTATAAGATTTAAACTTCTCTCCGTCAACTGCAAAACGTTCAACACTTTTATCTCCTTTAGGCATTCCAAAGCCATCACATTTAAAATTACAACCGAATGTGCGTAAGAACACGGATGGCACACCTAAGTAACGACCTTCGCCTTGAATACTATAAAATAATTCTGATATTTTTAATTTACTCATTCTTTAACTTTCTGTGGATAATAATATGTACAATCACTACGGCGTATGTCCCAACTGCTACCTAGACCGCCTAGATGATGTAACGTCCATCTAGCACGGTCATGTGCTTCTGGTACAGCCATTGGCCAGGGAGTATTGTTGCGGCACTGAATGTACTGCTTGAGATAAACATAACTTTGTTCACGTGCCCACATTATAGACCTTATGCAAATAAATCTTCATTCCATTCACGATGACCTTCACGGAATGCCATGTTTGCTTGTGTCTCACGTACTTCAACACGATAGCACCATAGACGTTCTGCTTCACCGTTACCCCACATATCTGGAATATACACTCCATTGACATATTTGTAAAGCATATCGGCTAAACTCTCACAACCAATTCTTGGGAGAATAGTTAACTTAGCTAATTTCTTTTCTTGCAACATTTTGAATGTTTCAAGTTCTGGGTCATCTTGTGCTACCAATAGTGTATGGTCAAATTGATCCTCAAGAATCTTCTTTAACTCTTTTAGTCCACCATAGTCAGCCGCCCAGTTACGAACATCTAAATCGTCAGTACCAAAATAAAATTTCATACTGAAACTATAACCATGAATCATATTGCAATGACTGTCTGCACGCCATTGACGATATGCACACGGGAATGCATCGTGATATTCCTTAGTACTTGTGAATTTATATTGTCTTGCTGAATTCCAACGATGTGTTGTAAAGTTTTCTTCTAAGTGACGAATTAAGTCACCGGTTGATGAGTTTGCCATTATTTTCTCCTATGTTAATTATAGCATAGGCAGCAGAATTTGTAAAGCGGGATGATGTCCAGAGACCGCTATCTTTATTTACCTTTTTTCTGTTCCGCTTCCATAATTCTTTTTCGCAAGCTACTGCTACTAAAACTATGGTCACGCCCGTTATAGATAATCTTAATATTTCTTCTTTCACAGATTTCTTTACCACTGAAATCTTTGTCTGCATATTCAATACCTAGTATACGCACATCAATAGGTAGTGTTAATAGAATGTCAGATAAATCCTTCTCTGTATTATAGATAACAATCTCGTCAACGGTGCGTACTGCACTTAAACTGATTTGTCGTTCTACAATACTTTGAATTGGTTCATTCTTTTCTGGTCTATCCCATTGAGCATTGTTTTGCAATCCAGCAATCAAATAATCACAGTGATTTTTAGCCTCACTGAGCATTGCAATATGACCTGCATGTAATAAGTCAAATTGACTAAAGGTAATACCAATAATCAATCCACGTTCTTTAAGTTCTTTAATCTTATTGAATATCATTCTTCAACTCCGAAATGTTTTTTAATAGCAGTAGCATAAAGATTACTTGAATGCTCTCCTGCTGATTTTATTTCGTAAGTTTTCCCTTCGTTGATGCAGGCTCGCACACATTCCTGAACAGTCAAATGAAATAATCGTTCAATGGCTTCTTGTGTGTAAGTATCTAACTCTTCCCAACAACCATCTGCTATCAACCCCGATTGATATATCAAGTCATCTAATGCTTTGTTCATTTCTGTCTCGCAATTTGATAGAACTCTGCACGTGCCGCTGGGTCAGTTTTGAAACCACCGCCTAAGCGTGTAGTCACTGTTGAACTACCAGTATCTTCTACACCACGACTCTTAACACAATAGTGTTGTGCATCAATCATAACTGCAACATCTTCTGTGTCCAGAATAAATTGTAGTGTGTGAAAGATTTGTTCAGTTAATCGTTCTTGGATTTGTGGTCGCTTACTAAAGTATTCTACAATGCGATTAATTTTGCTTAAGCCAAGTACTCTGTCTTTGGGAACATATGCTACAGTAGCAAGCCCATCAATAACAACAAAGTGATGTTCACAATTGCTTTGTACATTAACATTTCGTTCACATACCATTTCATTGTATTTCATTTTGTTGTCAACAGTAGTACATTTAGGGAATGCTTCGTAATCAAGTCCCCAAAAGATTTCATTGACATACATTCGGGCGACACGCTTTGGAGTATCACATAAGCTATCATCGTCTAGGTCTAATCCTAATACCTGCATGATATGTGCAAAGTCTTTTTCAATAAGGTCAATCTTATTCTTGCGGTCTAGTGCTGTTTGAAATGTTGGCGTTTCAACACCCATTTTGACTAAGTGTTCGTGTACTTTTAATCCTAATTCAGGATCAGTTTTTGTCTTATTATAACTCATAGATAACCCTCCGTTGTGAGTGTTTTATTTTGACGTTGTGCAACCTTTGTGTTGCACAAGTATTTATCACAGATTAAGCCTTAGCTTCTTTTCTTGCGGCTTTTTCAGCAGTAATTTCGTTACGGCGTGCTTTAATAGCTTTAGCCATTTCTGCTAGTGCTTTGCGGGCACGTGTGCCTGCTGATGCATTACCTTTTTCGAATTTTTCGTTCTCCATTAAGTAGTCATCAAAGTGTGTTTTAATATCGTTATGTGCGTTCATTTTATTTCCTTTATGTTAAATTATTCGTGTATATCCTGTACACTCTCTACGGCATTTTCATACCCACGCTCGTAGTCCTCAGCGTCTGCCTCTGCATTTTCTACATTAGCATATGGGTTAAAAAATTCTTCATTTGCTAATCCTGATGCATAACCCTGCATATAGGGTGCTTCTGCATATAGTTCTATTTTTACTTTTTTCTTAGCCATTATTCTTCTTCCTTTTTAGGTCCTTCGTATGGTCTATCAAAAGGCCATTTAGCAGTTTCTACTGTGTTAGCTACCGGATCACCGAACGGCCAAGCTGCTGTGGAATTTAGCGGCCATGTACCTATAGGATGTGGTGTTTTAGATTCTACTGGTTCTTTATCTGCCATAGTTTCTTTAATTTTTTCACCATTAACTTCTTCGCCAGTATCTTCATTAACAAGTAACAACGGACCATGAAACCAGAATTCAGTGTCATCGTTAGTCCAACCTAATTCTTCTACGCCCTCGTAGTAATTTTCGTCCCAGGCTTCGTTGAATGCTTCTAAATCTTCTTCAGTACAATTTCTGCCTGCTTCGGTGTCAGCCCAGCAACCATCCATCATTTCTTCCATTTCCCAGCATACATCATCATCAATGTAGCCAAGTTCATAGCCATCTTCATTTACTAATTCTTCATCAGTTAATGGACGTTCATCACATTCAACATAGAATGTTCCCCAACGAAAACCTTCTTCACGGATAATTACTTTATCACCGTTAGTCCAAATTTGTCGTTCAATCGCACTTTTCTTGTAGTAGTTTGATAATTTCCAAGTTGCCATGTTTACTCCTTAATATTTACTTTCTCTTGTGTGTTTACGATAATCAGTTGACATACGCAACCACTGTTCACCATTGCCTTCCATGATATCACAGATACGGTCAATAGTCTTATCATTCCAATCGCTAATTGCACCTTGATTTTTACTTGGTGCATGTAGCATATTGAATAATTTAATAGTTGCATCTTCTACACTCCATGGAGTATACAGCCTTGTGTGGTCATTAGCAAATGTTTCGGGGAAACTACGATATGCTGGATAGCATACGTTACAACCCAATGCATCTGCTTCACTTACAGTATTACTAACCCAGTCTTGCAATGCACAATTGAATACAATGCGTGTATCATTCAACAATGCATAGTAGTCATTCTTTTCTAGGTCTTCGTAAACTTTGAGTTTACCGTCTTTACGCATTTGTTGTGTGCGTTCCATATAGCTACTGTTGTTACTCTTTATTTTGCTGCCACTGAATACACAAAACTCTGCTACATTTTCAAAACGCTTATGAAATTCTTCAATCACATCCATATAGAAGTCAGGTTGTTTCTCCTGATCCCAACGTGCAGAAAATGCAATGCGCTTTTTACGTTTGTCAAATGGCTTTAGTTCGCCAACACGACCACGCACCTCATCTTTACCGAATGCAAGACCTGATATATTATAAATTGGGGCTTCCCAGCCTGCAATCTTCATAAGCATTACCATTTCTTCATTCGTAGCAAGTACACCATCGACAAACGAATCCACCATCTTTTCATAATGACCCATAAATTTAGACATGCCCCACACATGAACAAAATCATCAGGATCAATGGACTGAGCAAGGCAGCGCACAAAAATGCGAGGCCTACTAGAATCGGGAATCTGGTTAAGAATATAAGGTAGGCTTTCGATGCCAGGCTGGAACATGTCCTCAAAGTAAATAACGTCCTCATTATTCAGTTCTCCTGCCTTCATCATACGAATCAAATTCATTAGTTGCGACATACCAAAGTATGTGCGACCATGTGCATCTAATACTTGACCAGTAACAATCGCTTGGTCGTTACTTAGTGTTTCACCGGGTACAATGACGTAATCAATGCCCCGTTTCTCAAAGACAGCACGATTCCACTCTTGTAGTTGTAGAGTGTATCGTGCTTTATAAGGCTCAAGGCCCATATAATATAGTCTACGCATCATACTCTTGCGTCAGCATCCCAAGAATTTTTAGGCCACTTGCCTGTCAATTGTTTTTGATGTTGGCGATATACATAACTACGCATATCGTACAAACTTGCCTCATCAAACTTGTATCCAAAGTCAACACAGAACTCCTTGTATTTTTCAAGGTCTTCAAAGATTTGATGAACTTTAGGATTAGGTTGAAAAGTTGGTTTTGCCATTGTATTACCTCTTAGATTGTGACCGTTAAGTTTGGTCGTTTAGTGTTATAGTAAATTGAACATCCGTTCTCTCCATCTTCTGAGACTTCGATTTGAATGTCACGGTCTGGATAACGACTTGCAATAACCTCATAAAGGTCATCACTAATCATTTCACAGCTTTTGTTATTCAACTCAAGTATACCTCGAAATAAACTTTCAAGCCAACGCTTGAATTGAATGAACTCTATATCCCGATCATTATGCGTTACTTGAATGCCAACTCGGAAATGAAATATATGACGATGCGGTGTGCTTAAAAAGCTAACATCATATTCGTCACCTGTTGCTAATGCAGGATCGTGACCTGCTTGTGGATAGCAATGAATACCTTCTTTTTGAAAAGTAACCCAGATAAATCTGTTTGCTACTGTACGAATACGTTCACGCTGTTCTGCTAATGCTTGTTCTCTTTGTTCCATTTTAAAAAGTCCTGTTTAATGTTGCCCATGTGAGCCATTGATGAAATGTTTTATATACCATTTCTGCCTCATATTCATCTTGTGGTATCTTCACACCACGAATATAAAAACCATCGGGAGAAATCCTCAACATTTCACTATTAGTAGATGACCTAAATGTAATTGTATTTTTCATTTCCATATGTGTGATAGGTGCCGCTTGTGTTTCTTGTATCATAAAAGTCATACAAACTCAAACAATTCGTTAAACTTAGTCAATGAGTTAACAGTTTTCTTGCCACTCATACCTTGACTACCACTTTGCATTTGCTTCCATAGATTACTATGTGCATCAATAACATCATGGCTAGCTTGTCTAGTCTTTTGTGCAAATACATCATCAATAACTTGTTTGAATGTTAGTCCAGACAAATCATGTTTAAGCATTGCAGGTATAACACCTGTTTCATACTTACGATTAGCTTCTTGAACCGCAGTCATATGCTGATAGACATTATGACTTTGTAACAATGTATAACTCAAAGTATCCCAACTCGTTTTAGTTTCTTTACCATGTTGACCAATGAAGCCTTGCCCTCGATAGCACAAGTCCTTCATTAGTAGTTTATCAGTTACTGGACTATCTGTAAAGACTTTATGGATGCCGTCAGCCAAAACTCCGTCTCTAAACTTACGGGTATCTGTAGCATAGTCTTTATTCTCAGCAGTTTTCTCCATACTGTATGACCATTTCTTCTCATGTTCAATACTGTTATTGAAATATGCCAAACCTTTAGCCGCACTAAAGAATGGGCTAGCACAGTCAAATGTAATTTGTAGTTTTGGGTTGTGGTTTTTACGAATAGCTTTTTGAATATCAGTGAACAATACGGCATACTCAAGTATTGACACACCCAAACAGTGAATCAAGTCATGTTTACCTTCTTGTAGTAAACCATCATATATGATATCAACCATTCTACGCAACATCAAATGTACATCAATCTTTGTTTGTCCACCGAATGCCCAACCATTGAAATGATTATCTGGATAGATGTTTGGGTCGCAGTATTTCTTCATTTCATCATACCATTTATCACTATCAGTATGAGTACGACCTTGCAATACGTTTAGAAACTTACACTTACCATTACGATTCTTAATAAAGTATTCGTTGTTGATATGGGTAGCACTGATTGCTTGTTCAATAGTACTGATACCGTGCAATGAAACACCGTTCTTGTCCTTCATGTCAAAAGTAGTTGTAGATTGTGAAGGGATATCTAAACACATACCATAGTCCATGTATGTGTCCATCCAGTTCAATACTGCTTTACGCTTGACCATAGCACGGGGACAATTAGGATCCTTCCAATCAGCTGGCCATTGACCTTTAAGAATCTGAAATCCACCTGAATCACCTAAAATGAATGTACCTTCTTCACGTTTACGAATGATACTTTCATTATGGTCAACTTTGTTTGTATCTAAGTTAGCATGACCAGCAGAATACAAGCCCCATTTGTATGTGTATAGACCTTCTTTACTGTTTAAGAAGTTTAGTTTCTCTACATCACCATTGAAACTTGCAGGTATACGTGCTAAGTCAAAGTAAGGTTCACCCTCACGTTGCTTACCCAAGCCAGAAATATAGAAACTACTGACTGCGGGTAAGAACAATGCCCATTCAGGGTCATGTTGATTAGACAGGTTGATGTTGGACATGAGTCTCTTTTCTAATTAGTGTTTGAACCATTTTGATTTGATGTTGCTTGTCTTTAACTTGTTGTAGTAAATCATTGATGGCAACATTATCTTTTGCTAGTTGTTCTATTTCACGTTCTTCACGTATTTTGTCACGTGCCCAGTCTAAGATTTGTTCAGCCTCAGGATTTAATCCAACATAGTAAGTACCCAAGTTAAGATGTTGCCAGCTATTGCCATTGTATACTTCTAAACGTTGAAGGTTAATGTTATACTGTAATTGCCCAACACTCATGTAATTACTGTTGTTGATATAGTTACTAGCAGGACCGCCAGTAACTGCAATATACTTACCAGTTTGACTGATATTACCTATCATTTTGTTTTTGCTGGTAATAGATATTGATAAACTGCAAGACCACTATCAACAATGATTTCACTTGCACCTTTATCACTGATACGATATTTTTTGTCGCCAGGTAAACTAAGAATGCTGATAACGGCTTGTACTGGCCAGTTCCACTTGCTTGCCAATGAACCACCTACATTGCTTTGAAATACAAAGTTGCCACTGTGAGTAGAGGGATCACCAAAGTAAATTTTCAAATCAGTACCATCAACTTTAGTCATAAAGGTTGCTTCTTCACTGTTAGCACTTGCTTGTTTCTTCAAACGCAGAATGTTTGCAACAGTTGGTTCAAAGTCTACGTTCCAAGTTGCGCCTTTAAAAGCAACATTGCCAACTTTATCTTCTACAATTGTTCTTGGCATCAAACGATAGTCATTAATAAATGATTTGTCTAATGTTTCAAAGTGAATGCTATCCGGAGTATCAACACCATCACGATTAACCTTTGTCATTGAGATTTTTGATGTGTTATCATACTCGTCAAAACTCAAAATAGTTTTAAGTTTGCCCAAGTTAGGCATACCAAACACACCAATGAATTCTGGGTGCGGGTTTTTAAATGTACCAGTAACGATAACGCTTTTATCTTCTGCAATTGCATTGATAACAGTTTCGGTATCTGTGCCAGTGACCTTGATTAGGTCTACACCTAATGCTGAGGTATGTTGAATAATGTCTAGTAATGTATCTTTCATTTTGTGTCCTTTAAGTTATTTAGGAAGATTATCTGTGTATTATAATGGAATATTTTGCGAATGTCAAACATTAGTTTAACCAAACGTAAATAAATCACTAAATGTTGAATTAGTATCAATATTGGTTTTGATATCCCAACTTAATACTCCGAGTAAGTTGTCAATTTTTTCATCGACAAGTGTTTGTTCCATTGCTTCATCATCGAAGGGCAAATCTGTAAACCATTTAGGTAGTCGCAGTTCATCTGTCGGGTAAGCAATGCTAGTCATCTTTAATGCATTAGGTTTTAGTTTGCATACAATAATTTTCATACCATCAATAACCTTCATTGAATAGTTGTCACCATATAATTTTCTTAGATAGTTCCAATTAATTGCTGCCATTGCGTGACCAACGCCACACTTACCAGTTTGTTCAAATGCAAGTGTATGCTTGGTTAAGTTGTTGACTGACTTAGGAGAACCTTTTGTCCAACTATCTTGTTCGGATAGATTTCGTTTGAATTCTTTGATAACCTCAATGACTTCATCACGACCTTTACCTTGTTGAATGACCATGCTCAATACATTCATTAAGAATTCTTGTACATATTTAGGAGTATCAGCACGTTTCAAATCAAGACCCATAGCCTTGATATCACCTAGCTTACCATCTTTATCTTTACGCTTGCCTTCTTTATCAAAGATATTGATAGCATAGCGTTTCTTAGTGATAAAAATACTACGGTCGCCGATCAGTTCACGACCAGCTTTAATGATTTCACCATTCTTGCGCGGTGAGTGAAATGCTTTCTCCATAAAGCTGGGAAACGAATCATTTGCTTCGTCTGCAATAGCATCATACAATCCAATACATACCTCTTTGTTCCATTCTAATTCGCCTGCGTCAATTTGAGGCTTCATAGTTGGATATGCTGAGAAGTAACATGAGTCAGTGTCACCATAAACAATCGCATCACCTTCGTGTGTATATTCACCGGTAACAGTTTGATTGATTTGGCTCATCATGTGACGAACAATTTGACGACCAGATAGCGTAACACTTTGACCAATACGTTTGTCATAGAAACGACAATGTTCATTCAATAGTGCGCCATAAGCAGAATTCAATAAAATCTTACGCACTAACTGACGCTTATCCCAATACTCACGGTCTTCATCAGTAGTTGATTCACGTAATTTCTTCTGCATTGTTTTACGATCCGAGTACCAACGAGATAATAGTCCTGGAACTACACCCTCTTTCTCGTATGTAAAGATTGTACCATTTGCACTAAGCATCCAGGGACGATGACTATCAAACACCAATTTCCATATTTCAGCCGCAGACATTTCTTCACTGCGCCCATCTTCATAGTCAACAATAAGCATTGTACCACGTTCTTGGTTCATAATTGCAGTATACTCTAATGCACCAAACAGTCCTTCCCATAGAATAGCACCACCTACATCATCGTCACCTTCTTTGTAACGTTTCTTTTCTTGTGCTAATCTAAGACCTTTGTCTTTCATGTACTGGTCTGTGATTGTTTGTCTGACTTGGGCAACAATAGTCTCGCCCGCCATGTTGAGTGCCCTGATAACTGAGGGGTAGAGTGAGTTAATGTCAACTGCTCCGACATATTCGTGCATGCCTCTTTTCGGCGTAGCAACATAGGCACCTGCCGCTTGTTGTGTTTCATCTGCATTTTCAGTTCTCCGTTTTTTATCTGGTACAACTAATCCACGCTCATGCGCTTCATTAAAGATAGCCATTTCAATCATTGCCACTGAACCCATAACTGTTGGAAGCAGTACTGTGTTCTCATGCGCCAATTGATTAGCCAATTCTAAGAATTTTAATTTGTTGTGAATCTTAACTAACAACATAGTATCTTGCCTGTTGTACTCTAAGAACTTTTCCCAGTCCTTGTTATACAATTGGTCAAGAGTACCTTCGTATTGTGTTTTGTTTTCACCAACTTCCATTTCACCAATAGCATCTAGTTTATAGCTATGGCGACTTTCGTAGTTGTACTTCTTATAGAGTTGCAAATAGTCCATGTGAATACGACCTACTAAATCATAAGTCTGTTCTGACTTACCAAATCGTTCATATTCTCTAGGCTTGGGTAATTGACCCATTAAACAGAATTTGCGTGTATCATCTTTACTCATCACACGTGTAACACGATTAACCATATATGGTATATCGTATCCCTCTGAGTTCCAACCAGTCATTACATCAGCATCTTCAATCAATTCAAAGAATGTATCAAACATTTCTTTTTCACTTTTGAAAAGTAAACAGTTCTCATATTTTCTTGTGATTTCCCATGCTGTTTCTTCACTCATATGCTTTGGCGCAATGCAAAGTGTAATGAGTAAATCTTGCCAATCCAAATACAATGAAATAGCAGTTACTGGATTGAATGGATCACTAGTAGGACTGAAACCTTTTTCCGGGTCAAAGTCTACTTCAATGTCAAAGAAACAAGTATGTAGTTTAGGTGCATCAACACCCAAATAGTTTTCACTTAAACAACGAAATACCGGATTGATATCACTTTCAAATAGTTCTTTACCATTATGTATTCTTCGTTCCTTTTCAAATTCTGTACGCTTACGTGTACTAAATCTGCTTACAGGATTTCCGTAAATGCTACGATGCTTACCCTTGTTATCTGGGTAATAGAAAACATAATTGGCAGGAAACTCTTTGTAATGACGCTTGCCGTCAGTACCTCGCTCTACTACATAAATTCTATCTTCATCCCTTGCGTGGATGGCATCTACATAACTCAAAGTGTCTTGCCCACAGTTTCCAAAATAGTGTTGAGTTGTTCGTGTTCTTGATTTGATTGTGTTAAACTTGCTTTATGGGCAATGCGTATTGCCTTTTTAAGTACACTAGGTTTAACTTCTAGTTCTTCTGCAATTGCTTTTACGGTATCGGTTAATCCGCCTTGCAGTGTGTCAATCTCATGCATCACTGCCATACCTTCATTAATCAATTGGGTCAATTTGATTTTTTGATCACCATTGAATGTTTTCACATCGTTCATAGATACTCCTTAGTAAAGTAGTTATTATACACTACTTCACTAAGAAGTCAATGATTTTGCGTGATTACGGTTAAATTACCCGATTAACAAGTGTAACCTAATTTAATTATAAACTAAATGCTGATTTAGCTTCATTATAATTTGTAGTTACAGCGGTCTGGTCTAATACACTATCATATACTCTTACCATAAAATATTTGCCATGTGCAGCATCATTTATTGTGTTTACTGTGCCAGCGTTGGGGTGTCTAGCACCAATTTGTAAACTGTTTGTTGATATGCCACCTGAAGGTTGTGCAAATGTGCCTCCGGTTTTTGTTTTTAATGTACCGTTTAAATAGAAGTTCAATGTTGATCCGGTGACAGTAATTAAATAGTGATTTCTATTTGCCTTAGCACCGGACGACAAAGCATAATTTTGTAAACCGGATGATGATCCAATCGCTAGTGTTGTGTCACTGCCAAAATATGCAAGAAATCCTTTATTAAAGCTATATGCCTCATTACCAAACAATGATGCCCAATAACCTGTAGCACTAATACTTGCTACTATTTCAATAGTAAATGTTGATGGTAAATTATACGGGATATCAATCATTGCACCATTAAGACTTGTACTACCGGTTGTGACTATGCCACCGCCATTAGCTGAATTGTAAGCATAATTACCTGTACCTGACTTGCGTAAAGTAGCGTTGTAACCATTGCCCGAAGTGTCTGTCCATGTTGTTCCACTTGAAGGAGCTGATTGTAAGTACACTTTTAGTCCTCCGCCTCCGCCACCCCCAGAACCATCAGATATAACTGACCCGCCGTCAAATTGAATTCCACCTAATAATTGTATTCCTGTTGTCATGATATTTTTCCTTTTTGTTTATTTTAATACCAATTATAGCCCATTTGCTTAGTTGGTATATATGGTGTCAATGTAACCGGTAAAGTATATGTACCTGGTTTGGCTAAAGTTGTAAATGGATCAGATGTTTCCCAACCAGGTATTGTAGTATCAATTGGTATAATTTTCATTAAATTAGGGTCACCGGTATAAGTACCGTTACTACCTATTGCCATTCTTACTACTGTTGAACCACCTGTTGCCCAAGTTGCATTCCATGCATATGCAAAATCTGGATCAAATCCTGCATTAGAAAATTTTGCATACCAATCTGCTAATGTACCGGCGTTGGTTGCTTCAAAATATATTGACGATGCAATTACTGTTCCGGGATCAACAGTCCAACTGTCCAACGTTGGGGGATTACCTACATAAGTGACTCCGCTTCCACTAGAACCCCTATTTGTAATATCCCAGGGAGCAATAGAAATATTTGGTGATGCATCATCTCCTAATATTGTTGAGCCACCGCTAAATTGTATTCCACCTAATAAATGTATTCCTGGCATATTTTTTCCTTTATGTTATTGAAATATTTCTGGATGATTCTTGCCGTAAATCTTAATGTATTTACCTGCAAGCATATCAGCCATTGCTTCGACTGGGCTACCCGGGTAGCTGTCATCAGGCCCAATCATATTTAATTGATCCTGTCTGTGATGTACTAATTCATGGAAGATTGTACGGAAGATATCAACCATATTTCTATTCTCAATGTACACCCAAATCTTACCATCACTAGTATGTAATCCTGTGTGATGACCTTTTTGTGCTTGTTCGCTATCAGTACTTAAGGTAATCATTGGATATGGTTCTTTGATATGTAAACGCTTAATACACCATTTTATAAAATCATTAACTTGTTGTATTTCTTCATCAGTGTTAATACCTTCAGCAATTTGACCTCCCCATTGCTTTACCGGTGTGCGTACTCTTTGTTTTTCTTCTTCACGTTCTTTATCAAGTTTAGCTTGTTTTTGTTGTGCTAATTCATACTCACCAAAACCATGATATACTTTTTGTTTAAGTGTATTGTTGTTCTTATCCATTTTAGCAAGCTCATGTCTCATTTGAGTAAGAGTTACTTCTTCTAATTCATCTTCACCTAATCTATCTTTAAGTTTCTTTACCCATGTATCCGGTGTATGCCCGTATTTTTTAACAAACATATCATGTAACTCATCACCTGTGATATTATAACGACCGCTAATGCGTTGCATTAGATTGTCAATGGTGCTGTAATCATATTTTTTCAATGCAGGTAACTTATCGGCTAAATCACTTACTGCTGATTCAGCCACTGCTGTTTTCTTTTTCAATGACTTTACGGGAGACTTACGTACTTTAGGTGCATGTGCTACATTCAATCGTTGTTGTGCGGTACTCATTAATGAGAATACTTCTTCATCACTTAATGCATCAGGCATATCTCTACGCCATACTGCAAACTTCAGTTCTTCGTTAGGCATGTTAGCATACTTTGGATTGCTTGCTTTGAATTTTTCTGGATCAAGTAATACTTCACGCATTGGTGTTGCTCTTGGACCTTCAATCTTTTGCGCTGGATCATTGACTTGTTGTCTTGCTATAATTTTTAAACTATTCAATCCATAGTTCTTATAAGGAACATTGCCAGCTTTATCTTGGTTTAATAACCATTGAAATGATTGTACTTCTTTTTCACCTACTATCAAAATAACATTTTTATATTGTTTACCTACATCACTTAATACTTGTCCAAGTGTTTGTCCAAAATGAAATATACCTGCTTGTTTAGGAAATACTTTTTTGTATGTTGATAATTTTTCTTCTGGTGTTAATGGATCTTCTTTGCCCATTGTTTTTGATACAAAGAAAAATGGTGTTGCATTCATTTGTTCTGCGTGTACAATAACTGCTCTTGCTAACAACATATGACCTTTGTGGCCCATACCACGACCCCAACCAACTACGGCTGTGCTTTGTGTTGCTTCATTAAATTCTGTGTATCTCATAATTTCTTTGGTGCCCAATTTTCTTGGTCAATTAATTTTAAGAATTGACCGGGTAATGGATATTTAAAGTTAATCTCAGGATGTGCTTGTACATATCCTTCTGGATTAGTTTGCATTATACCACCATGTAATCCTAAACTTAATGACTTAATTAATTGCATTTTAGCTCTAGTAAGTCCTTCAACTGCACCAAGTACAGTCTGATAACCTTTTTTATCTGCTAACATACCGTGTGCTTGACCTTCACTTAGATTAGCTTGTGCCCATTGTGGGAAGTCTCTTACTAATCCATCTTTTCTTAAATGACTATTTAGATATGTGTAAAGTATACCACTTGGTCTAGACAAACCTTTCTTAGGTGATAGATACGTATCAATAATTTGTGCATTACCACTAATAAATTGTTCCATCTTATCAATATAACTTGTATCAACACCTGGCATTTCTTCAACGTAAGTTGTGCCCTGTACTAAAACATCATTCGTAGATAAACTTTCTGCATTAGGAAATCTTTGTTCATCGCTACTACCTAAGGTAGCATAGTAACCAGTTGCGGCGACCATTAACTTTGCACCGCTTGCTATTTTTTTACCTAAATTACTACCAACTGGAATATGAAAACCAGTGATGTTAGGTTTGAAGTCGTATGTGTTTGTGTTCTTATTAAGAATTGGCATTGCACTTTCACCTGTTGGTTTAGTACCTGGATAGAACAATAAGCCACCTTCTAAGAATCCTTTTTGTGGACTAATCTTCTCAAAGTATTGCCACATACCTGAAAATTGTTTTGCAAACTGTACTCTACTTTTATCATTAGGATCAGCATTGCCTGTACCCATTACAAAAGCATAAACATCTTTTGCACTATTCATTACTGTTGGTGCACCACTGCTTGTTTGTGTCTTACCTGATTTCAAATATGCCCATGCATTCTTTGGTATCATTCTAAAAGTGCCATTCTCATCACGACCCCAGTATACAACTGGCATGCCGTCCCATTTCAATTCAATAGAGTCATAGTTATCAACCATGTGCTTCATACGTTCAGCCGCATGTAATCCGCCACCACTTCCGTTTGTGACTACAAGGTCTTCAATGTGTTGGTACTTACGACCAACTGCAGGACCTGCGGCTTCAAGTAATAAATCACTTACTCTCATTTTTTCTCTTATGTATAAATTGTTCAGCAATCATTACTAATTCATGTAATTCTTCTATACTTTCACAATGCCATCTACGAAGGCTTTTGTTAATATTACTATTTGGATCATGTGCAGTCTTAGCACTTGTACGATGTTTCTTCATGCCCTTCATTCTAGCACAGAAACTTGCACGGCGTTTAGCACTCTTGCTACCTTTTTTCAATTTGCTTGGCTTTGTAGTAACAGCAGTTTGAATTTTACTACCGGGATGTTCTCTACGATAACTGTTAACAGATTTTTGACTCATGCCACCTGCTCTTGGATTATTGTGTTTACTCCAGTTCTCACCTTCATTCATGCCTTGTAATTCTTCTGCTGGCCAACTCATATAGCTGTTACCATTCACATCACCTGATTGTACAACAAACACACCCGGCTCGTCATCGTAGCCTTCGTCTTGTCCAATTTCCCAACCTGCGGCTGCAAGAGTTTGTTCGATGCGTGGATCCTCATCACCGTGATACCACTGTGCAGCCATACGCTTGAGTGTTTCATCATCAAACCCATCGTCGCCGTCTCCGCCGCCAGGGGGTGCGAATTCATTTATGCCTTTAGGCTTTTGATGTTTTGCCTTCATTGCGATAGCAGTAGCAGCCTGTTGTTTAGGGTTGGCTGCTTCAGTTATAAATTCATGCATTCTCATTTTAACATCTCCATTGTTCTACGAAACCATTCGGTTACATTTGGTGTGGCTTGCTGCCAACTATGACCGGCACGTGCCATATTCATAATTTCTTCTTTGCGTCTTTTGTCAGGTATCTTTGCCATAATAGATTCTACACTACCCAAGTCAGAACCTTTTGCACCTCTACCTAATAAGTATTGAGCAATCATATCCCAATCATCAGCTAATAAATCTGACTTTTTACCTGCCGCATCACGTTTGTATAAACCCTCGTCAGGACTCCATAACATACCTTGTGTACTAGCAAGTGCGTTCATCACTAGCTGTTTGTTAACACCTTTATAAGGACTACCTTGTGGAATTTCATGTCTGTGAAACTGTGCCACTTTATGAGCATTCTTAACAACTTTGATATCAACTTGATAAAACTTACCACTCATTGGTATTTTACAATGAACAGTTACACCTGCTAGTCTAGTTTCAATATTTTGTTTATTAAGAAAAGCTGCCAATGCTTTGCGAGTAGTTGATGAATCTGCTGTATTAAACTGTTGCATTAATGTAGTTAATTCTACCATTGAATCTAAGTCATTTGATGGTACAGCATTTCCATTGGCATCGTAGCGTGGCTTCCAGCATGATCCAATAACCTCTAATGTGACGCCCAAGGGTTCTAGATATTTTTGTGTAGTTTCGCTTAGTGGTTTTCCGACAACAGACGGGTCAAAGTTAGTTTCAACGTCTGGCCAAATATTGCCACCTTCTAATAAAATCATGGTAAAAATCCTGAGTAATAGAGTATTTATCTCAGAAAGGATATTGCTCACTTTTGAGTCCACGGTAGCGAATCGCTTTCTCAGCCCAGCAGCCGGGCCACACGGTCCTAAGGTAGGTGTGTTCTTAGACGGGACTATATGGATTACGGGGTCTATCCGTTCCATCGTCCTCAGGGTATACAGGGTAATCGTTTGGGTTACATAACATAAATATTTCCTACACATCCTCTTAAAACTTCAGCAAAGTATTCAGTTAAATCATCACCGATACCCTGTGATTCATATTGTCTTGTATCTTCGTCACGAAACTCTGATTTTAGATTAAGATACTTACTTGGGTTACCCCATGCTTGACGACCATAACCTAAGTTAGTTGGTAATGGGTTTAATGTGATTGTTCCTGTACCTAAATATTGTGCAAATAATTCATATAAGAATTCATATGGACGTTTGATTTCATTACTGCGACTGCTACGCTGTGTTCCAATAGCATTGAATAATGCATTATATTCTGGTGTTAGATTCCAAGACATACCGCTTCGTGCAGGACGACCATATTGGTCTTTTGCTACTTTACCATAACAACGTTCTAACACTTGATTAACTGTGTTAAAGAAATATTGTTCTGCTTCGGGCCATGCACCTGATTTACTTGCACCAACATTACGATGACCTGCTTGAATAGCATGACCAAATCTATGTGCCATGATCCATGGTGTCATCATTACTTTGCTATCACCTTTATTACCCACAAACACTACAGTGATAGCATCTTCACTACCATCAATAATTTGTTGTGCTTCTTTACCAAATACTTGTTGAAGTACTTCAGCCTTCATAGGTCCATATTCACTGTAACGTCCTGTACCAGGAATGTTACTAAAGAACAATCTAAAATCGTAAGGGGTTTTCTCTAAGAATCTTTGTGTCTTTAGTTGATTAGTTGGATGAGGTACTAATCTTTTATCAACACCTCTGAATGGACCTGGCTTTTCAAAATCACCCATAGGAGTGAACTGTTTAAGAGCCATCTCATCAACAGTATCAGTTTGTATTGATTCTGAAATTGACTGCACATTGTCTTTTCCATATAACTTAACTAACAACTGTCTTGCTTGACCCTGAGACTCAGCATGAATTATTGTTTTGATTGAGGAGCCATTAACTTTTACAGTTACTTTGAACTTTTTTAATGGAGATGAGACTTCATCGAGGCGCATTGGGTATTTTACTCACGTTCTTTTTTAAGAATGCTACGAACCATCCAAGCCTTCTTACCATAGAAGTCTTGTAGTTCTGCCATGTAGTTAGCAATACCTTGTTGACGTTCTTGTGTTGCAATGTCAAACATACCAACAACAAGTTCAACCATCTTTTCAATATCTTGTTGAGTTTCCATGAACATTAATTCAGCACGTGGAATTTTTGTTTGGTCTTGAATGATTGATAGTTCTGCATAACGTGTTAAACTTGCAGGCGCATAACTATCCAATACTCTGATATACTCAGCAATCTTATCTACTGTTTCATATGTATCATTGTATAACGAATCATAAAATGCGTGATATTGAGGGAAATTACTTCCTTCAATATTCCAATGAAAGTTGCGTGATTTCAATGAAAATGCTTCTGTTGAAGCTAATAATACTTTTAAGTTGTCTGCTAACATGTTAATCCTTTTTTTATTTAGCTGGCGGGTTGCCTTTGAATCTACTATAGAAATCAAACACACCTCTATCCATTTATATTTAAATCCCTAAATAAAATAATTCGTAGTTCTTTAGTGTCTTAGTAATAGAGTACTAAGTACGCCAGGGTCGTTTGCACTTACATCACCTTCGCCTGGTGCAACAATAACATTGTATTTCAATCCTGTATTTTTACCTTTGCTCATATACTCATCATATGATAAGATGCTATTTGCACTAATGTTATATGCTTTTGCTAATCGTTGTTTTAATTCTGGTAATTTATCAGATTGAACTTGCCACTGACCTTCGCCACCTTTAACTAGATTACCTTTTTGATCCTTAACTAATAAGTCTTGGAACATGTCATCAGGTACAATACGACTATTTTTAGTTTTATCTAAGTTAGGGTCAGCCGCCTTAACTTGTTTTTCTTGACTTGTGCTAGCCCCTTCGCTCCAGTTAATAATGAAGTTAGATGGTTTACTAGCCAGGGCCGCGCCCGCTATTTTTGTATAAGCATAGAATTTAACATCTGGATGTTGTTTTGCCATTTTCATAGCTAAATCAAAATATTCTGGGCTAAAGAAGTCACCAGCATCATGCCAACGAATTGTAACTGCATAGCCACCCTTCTTACCTAACTGTTCTTCTTTACGAATCTCTGAACTTAGTGTTTCAAAAAATCCGTTTGGGTCATTCAATAAGAATGTTAATATACGACCATCACTTAGCCATGCAGCCTTGAATTGAACTTTACCACCTTTCATTGCAAAGCAATCTACTTTACAACTACCAGCACCCGGGCATGTATTTACAATGATTAGTTTATTAGTTGATTCATCAACTGCAACACCAGTCAATGCCGCAAAGCCAACATTAAAGAATTGTTCTAAGTCACCGTTACTATGCTTCATCTTTTCGTTTTGCTTTAGTAACTTTTTAGGACGAGTTTTTAATGCATCAACTACTGCTTCTTCTTTAAATCGTTTGCCAGCTTCGTCATAGAATTCAATTGCACTACTACGATGTATGTAGGGCATTTTATACTTGTCAGTTTTAGTTTTGCCAGTGGTATACTTTGCAATACCCTTCTTGTCTACTTTAACTTGACCAGTCTTCTTGTCTATATCATCTGTACCTTTGATACGTGTCATATAGTCTTGAAACTCTTGTCCACCTAGTTCACGACTTTGTGCTGGTAATGCAGTTGCTTCATCTACTTCTTGTTCAGGTTCACTACCTTCTTGACCTGCAAACTGTTGCGGTGTCATTACTTTAATGCCAGATACCGCACCTGGTAGTTTTGGCTCTGCGCCTTCGTATAGTTCTGTTATTTTCATTTAGCTGACTTTCTTAATGCGTCTGCTGTTGGCGCGCCTTTGCTACCTGGCTTACGCATATGTTCTCCACTACCATGTTTGATACGTTCACGTTTAGCATGTATATTAGCCCATAGACCTTTGCTTTCTTCGTCTACAGTTTTCTTTAGTCCTGGTACTTCATTCTTAAGCACACTCATTGCTCGGTGTAGGCTACCATAAGAATCAATGTGTTTACCATTAGCGTGAATCATAAAATCATCTCCAGATTGTATGATTTCATATTTGCCTCCATTGTCTCCTGTACCACTGAACACAACTTGTCCTCCCATGCCTTCCGCTACATTTTTTTTGTTTTTGTTATCCAACATGCCACGCTTGTTAGCAGTTGCCCATGCAATATTCTCTGCTTCTTTATCACTGTGTCCTAATTTCTTTTCACTAGACTTAACATGCTTAACCATACGGTCAACTTTAGCACCTTCCGCCATGCCTGTAGCAAATGTATTTTTTTGACCTGTCGTTGTTTTATCTTGAGGTTGTCCTCCCATTGGAGCAGAAATAGTATAGTTTCCGATCTTAGTGTAACTTTGGTGTGCTAATTGATTTTTAATATTTTGTGGTTGACCTAATTTATATTTTTGAGCTGCCACAGATAGATTGACAGTATCTAAAATATTGCCTTTAAGGTCTTGAACTACAATAACAGGATCAGGGGTATTAAATTCTAATTGTCCTTCATCCATGTCCTGTGTATAAACATTACCACGCTCATGTTGACTAATCATATAATCCATAACAGTTACAATCATTGATTTACATACAGCAATCTTTTCTTGTACCCATTCAGGTAAATTCTCGTCTGCTTGTAATTCTTTGCCTAAGTGTGTTGAAACTCTAACGATTGTGTGTAGATTGTTTTGAACCATATCTATCTCGTCATTGTATTCACCGCCACCATTAAATTCTTCTTTTGCCATGATTTCACGATCACTTGGTTTATTACCAATATCACGTGGTTTGGATCTTTTAAATAATTCTTCTCGTCTTTTCTTTGCTTGTAGTTGTTCTTCACTTAAGTCATCTTCATTTATAGCATCTTCACTGATGCCGGCTTTTCTGCTATTAGCATATTTCTCACTAATCTTGATACCTTTAAGTAAATCACTGCCTTTTTTACTACGTCTTTGAACACCCATATTAGTTGGGGTTCCTGTAGACATAACACCGGCTGTTGTAGTGCTTGCACCTGATTCTAGCATTTCGTCACTGCGTCCAAACTTAGGTCCAGGGGTCGGTGCAGATGGGGCCGAAGCAGGTGTAAGATTTTCTTGTAAATGACTGATTTTCATAAGATAAATTCCGTATATCTTATATTTATCATAAATCCTAAACTTGGTATACTAATTAAAGAGCCGCTATTCTTGTCTGAAAATCAGCAAAATCAGTACTATCTGCCACTAAAGTTTTTAGTGATGATAAGCTAATATACTGGGATGCACCGGTACTATTTTTAATATCACCACCTGCCGGTAATGTTAAATTACCAGTCATGTCAAATACCCATGTATTTTTACTACCTGTTGGATGGTTAAAGTTAGTAGTTAATTCTGCATTTGATGAACCTATAATAAATTGTGTAGTCTTTTGACCAACATTACTATCGTAATTTACAAATGATAACCCTGTACCACCCCCTGTTGTTGCATTATAAACTTCAAAGTTTAAGTCGTTATCTTCTTCTGCAACAATATCACCGGGAACAGTTAATATACCATCTAGGCCAAACTGCCAAGTGTTGAATACTGTGCCAGAATTGTCTACACTGGTTTGTACATAGGCACCGTCACCTTGAACAAAGAATTGTTGATAACCTGTACCACCGTTGCTTATTCCTGCTCCTTCGCCTGGAGCACCGTAGATAAATCCACCAGCAACTCCAGAACCATCCGGCAATGTCAATGTACCATCTGTGCCAAAAGTCCACTGATTATTATTTTCGTTAGTACCAATAAGAACATTACCACCGTTCTTTTCAATCTTAACATACTGGTCGTCATCGCCCAAGTACATGTCAGTGATTGACGGATCACCTGCTATTAAATGAATATGATGGTCTTCACTACTACCACTTCTTGTTAGTGTAAGCGGTGATATCAATCCACCAATACTAAACCCTACAGCATTGCTAAGGGTGATAGTGAAAGTTGTCATAGTACTTGAAACTGGTATAGTCCAAGTTATTTGTTTAGAAGGCTCATTAGTAAATGTCAATGTGCCTGTTAACGCTCTACCTAATTGTTGTTGAGTACAATCAGTAAATGTATAGTCTACTGTTCCAGTAACTGGAGTAAGGCTATAATCAGGAACTATGGTTAATGTAATAGTATCACCGTCAGTAAATCCACCTGGATGATCGGAAGTAATTCCTTGAGCTCCTGTTAAGCGAACTACTAAACTCTGTCCAGCTAATGCATTCGGCGGTGTGATGGTTGTTGAGTTGGCCGTTTCACTTAAGATAGTACCTTTAGGTAACACTAAATTACCAGTGGTAACAAAAGTAAATTCTACTGCAGGGCTTGCCGATGGCGAAAACCCAATCTTAACATTACCATTTGTACTAGCCATTGTAGTATCACTGAATGTAATATTACCGGTGTTTGCACCACCGCCTCCACCTAATACACTATTACCTGTACTGTCTCTGATATCACCACCTACTGGTAGATTTAATATACCGTTGTCATCGAAACTCCAAACATGGTCACCATCATGTGTCTTAACATAAAGACCATCACCATGCTTTAACCATAAATCAATACCACCTGAACTACCATTGCCTGCCCAGTCAGTATAGATATCAATATCAGCAGTAGTACCATAAGGTGTATTAATTTCAATATTACCGTTGTTGAATATATTACCAGTCGTTACACTATTAAATTGTGTATTATTGGCTGTGTTCAAGTCTTGGTCAAATATATTTGTGATAGCTGTTAAATAGCTACTTAAATTAGGTGGAGTATATGTGAATACACCAGTTGAATTGGCATATGATAAATCACCACTACCATTTGCTGTATTTGATGTAGTAACACTTAAATCTGTTAATGCTATACCGCCGGCACCTAACAAATTAGTTGCATCTGCTAAATTAGCAATATCAGTTGGTATAGCACTCGTCAATGCAAATCCACTAACATCAGGTATCACCGGTGGAGTATATGTAAATACACCGGTTGAATTGGCATATGATATATTGCCGCTACCATTTGCTGAATTTGGTGCACCAACACTAATATCTGTTAATGCTATACCACCTCCGCCCAACAAGCTAGTCAAATCAGTTAGATTCGCAACATCTGTAGGAATAGTTGGTTTACCACTTAAATTAGCCCATGTGATATTTGCAACAGTATTAGATAGTGTTGATAAATTAGCAGTTGTTGCATAATTATCAATATTAGGTGCACCACTTAAATTAGCCCAACTAATATTTGCTACTGTATTACTTAAATTTGTAACACTAATAACACTTGCTTTATTTGCTAATGAATTAGTAATAGAAGTCGAGAAACTTGCATCGTTGCCTAATGCATTTGCTAATTCATTTAATGTGTTTAACACATTAGGTGAACTATCTACTAGCGTAGCAATAGCATTACCAACATAATCAGTAGTAGCAATATTTCCAGGAACATCAACTAAATTAGCATAGCTAACATTAGCCCATACTTGATTAATACCATTGCTCTTTAAGAATTTACCACTATTCCCTGCATCTGATGGGAATGCACTTTCCCATGACAATGTTCCGGCACCGTCTGTTTTCAATACATTGTTGTAGCTTCCACCACTAATAGTTAAATTACTAATTGAGGATAAATTAATACGGGTAGGATTTAATTGTGTAACATTTAATGTACCAGTTGTCAACGTATCTGTACTAGGGACATATGTTAGTCCACCGTCGCCGGTATAAGAACCACCAAAGTTAAATTGAACCTCACCATTTGCACCACCGGGGGGATTTATTGTGTAAATGTTTTTAACAATTTGCACCGAAACTGTTTCGGTTGTTGATGCTGTTCCGGTAGTTGTAGTACCGGTGGGAAGTATAACAGGCTGTAATGTTTTAGGACTAAACGTAGTTAATCCTGGATCAGATCCTACATCAATATTTGCTGGTTGTATTGGGGTTGTTCTTTTCATTCTCTATTTCCTTCTTATTATGCTCTCAGTACTGGGGGAATACCCGCACGACTTATTTTACTTCCTAATTTCTTAGCATTCTGTTGCATTGTAAATGGAGTGATATCTACTGTTAATGCAGTCATCCAACGTCTATCATTCTTCTGACTTGGACTTGGAATATATCCACTAGACTCAGGCAAACTTAATCGTTGACTATGCAATAATTGTAATTTCTCGTATAATTTCTTAATTATACCTTTATTGCGTAATGCTTTAAATGCGATATTCTCAGGGCCAAATTCGCCATGAAAATCTAATCCAATTTTTCTGTATTTTTTAATGGTCTTGATTATTTTACTAATCTTTTCTGAATCATTCGACTTTAATGCATACTGCGCTAATTTATATAGTTTACGATATTTTAATTTAGTTGCTAACTGGTCAAAGTCTGCTTTGCGTTTTCTTGGTAATTTCAACCATTTATCATTCATTACTGAATATTCACCAAGACTGATTACGGGTTCGTTGCTATCCTGTACATATAATTCTACTTCATATCCATTAATTAATATATCGTGGCTATCATTATAAACTGTCTTTTTAGCGTCAAATAATTCACGGTAAACATCATCTTCACTAAATTGTGAAATATCTACTAATATGTGTAAATCAATGTCGCTTAACTCAGTATAGCTATAGGCTGCATTACTTCCAGAGACTGTGATATCTTCTATGGCTAAATCTGGTAATCCTAGATGTTCTATGAAGTCATTAGCAATCAATAATAGTTGCTCTCTGACATATCCTTTCATGTTATCCCCGTCAAATATGGCAGGATTTAGATGTTCATGGAAACGAACCGCGTCGGACATTTTAAAACTGTTTAACTCATTAAATTGCATATAGTATTTATATAAAAAAAATGGCTACCACGGTTTGCGGTAGCCATTGTAATAGAGTTTATTTCTATTATTGTGCTTGATTTGCGGCTTGTTGTGCGGCTTCAGCTTGTTTTTTCTGTAACTCTTGCAGGTACATAGGACCGATTGTGTCCATCAGATGTTGTTGATTTTCCATACAGAATACATAGCTACCGCTATGACGCAATAGAACACGTTTGTCAACATAGATTTTACCACCTAGGTCACGCCAGTTTTCACAGAATGTCCAGTCTTCACTATAGTAACGATTCTGACGAACTGCTGTGTCAAAGTATGTCTTTAAGTGAGCATCATACTTTGGATCTAGACCAATGTCATTCTTGTATTGCTTAACAGCAGGGTGTGCTTTAAGTTTCTCAAATACATGTTTCTTCATTAACAAGAATCCAGTACCTGCTTTACTTACTTCTTGGAATCCATCTGGTCCTTCTTCTGCACCTTCGAATCCATTAACTACCCACTTGATAGGCATAGTCTTCATTGGGTACAATCCACCGATAACATCTACGTCACGGTTGAGTAAAACTAACAAGTGCCATGGTTCCCAACCAATATCAGCATCAACAAAGAATAAATGTGTTGCGCCTTCTTGTTCTAAGAACTTAGCAGTTAGTGTATTACGGGCACGTGAAATCAAAGACTCGTTTACCATTGTTTCTAATGTCCAGTCAATACCAAGTTGACGGGCTGTATTAGCCCACTTGATAAATGACATGAAAGTTGATTCAGTCAACATACCACCATAGCATGGCATAGCGATATGTACTTTAGTTGTTTTTAGAAAATCAACATTGACTTGAATTTGTCCTGCTTGAGCCGCTTGTTGTTGCTGGGCTAGTTGTTGAGCAGCCGCTTGTTCAGCAATTTCTTGTACTTTTTCTACAGGAACTGTCTTGGGTTCTTTAGTAGCCTTAGTAGCTTTTACTGCTTTAGCTGGTGCTTTAGTTTCGGTTGTTTTTTTAGTTGCCATTTGGTCCTCTTAAATGATGTAATTATTTACACACTGAGGACCACCCCGAATTATTTTTCTTCTAAATAATCTTGACTTTCTTCTAAGCGTTGGCCATACTTGTCTTTACCTAATGTATACCAGACCATATAGTCAGGATTTAAATTAGGATACTTTTGCATTAATCTGTCAATTAATGGTTGAACAGTTGAATATGGAATATTATGTGCAATATTCTGTACTTTACCCTCATGTTCTAGTTTTGGTGGTACATAGTATAAATTAACTTTAGTAGAGGGGTCTGTGAAATGAATCTTTGCTTCATCGACCTCTTGATGTCCTTCATCGGCTAATAATTTTTGCAATTCTTCATCATTAGCCAATTCCAAATCACTTACGTCATACTTGCCAGTACTAGCCAATTTATGAATTAATGCTTGACGTTCATCAAATCCTTCTTTCAATGCAACCTTCATTAGTTTCATTAATTTAAGTTTTTGTTGAGGACTAGCCTCCTTAATTAAAGGACGAATCTTTTTAATTTGTTCAGTAATTAATTTAGACTTAGACATTTTAATAACACAATTTAATATAATTAATTGTACCTTCAGTACGTGTTACAACTTTTGCTCTTACCCATGCAAAATTACCAGTAACATTAACAAAATTAACTGCAGGTGTTCCAACTGAACCACCGTTATTGTTTCCCAATGTACATACTAGATTATATATCGGAAACCAATCTGTATCTAGTGTAGGATTTTCTACTAGTGTTCCTTGAACTACAACCGTACCCAAGAACCCACTTAACTTCCAAGTTAAAGTTTGTAATGTTTTACCGGCAACATAATAACTAGCACCGGGTTGTTTGTCCCCGGTAACTACTGTTATAGTCTGTGGTAATAGCGTGAGTGCAGTTGTTTGGCTCATTATGCTCTTACAACCTCAACGACTATGGCGTCGCCAACTAACTCTTGTGCGACTTGTTCTAATGCTTGCTGGACATCATGGTTAGCTACGCTAGTAACTTCACCTTCACTGTCCTTAACGATTTTACTAAATTTGATGATTAATACATCTTCGACAATCTTTGCCATGGTAAATACTCCATTATAGAGTATTTATCATTTTAAATTGACTCTGGACGCTTTTCTAGCGTGAATTTCCTAGAAATCATGTTAGTAAAGGTTAATGCAAAAATAGTGATGAAACTCTCGTCATTATAGTCAATAAAATAGTGACTGCTACAATAACTGCGTTTCCAAGCTAACCAGCCCCCTAGACTAGGAGTTCCACTCTCAGTTAACCAATCACGTAATGATGGACTAGGAACAATTACAGTATTTGTACCCTTATATCGTTCAAACATATTCTGTAATTTCTTTGGGAAATCATCAGAAACACGCTTGCTTTTTAGATAGATACGATGCTTAAACTTAGGTTCTTCTACAAAATACTTTATACCTGTAGGGACGTTATCCTGCACTTCAGTATAATCAACTATAAATCCTAATGTCTCTAGGCCTTTTAGGTAATTCAAATCATTAGAAAATACACTAGCAATATTGCCTTCAATTCTAATAGTTCCTTCACCCTTCTTCATTGCCTTTTTAAAAGCAGAGAATTTCACTAAGTCATCAGCATTTGCTGTTTTGATACTTTTGTTTGCTAGGATTCTTTTTTCAAAATCTTCTTTTTTTGAACTGTACGAACATAGATATGCACCAACCATATGTACTCTAGCACGATAAACATACTTGCTAAAATACAATGTTCTATATTCAATGAATCCTATTCCGTCACTGCGGATCTGTGATAACCGTGATAATGCCATCTTCGCCTACTTCTGCTTTAAGTTTAAGTTGAACATCAAAAACAATGTCCTCGTTTTCTAAATTAACATTGATTGTACTACTTTTGATACGCTCAAACAAGATTTTCTTGCTTAGAGGTACCCTAATTAATTCGTCAATCTTTCTTGCTAGTGGGCGGGCTCCCATTTTATTATCATAACCCTTTTCTGCTAGATACTCAACTACCGGTTCGCTTAAGTGTAATGAAATATCGTGTACATCTTTCAATGACTTCTTCAAGTCCTCAGCAAATTTGACAACAATCTTTTTGATTGCCAACATATCTAGTTTGCTGAACTTACATACCAAGTCAATACGATTTCTGAACTCTGGCTTAAAGAACTCTTTCAATGCTTTGTCATCATCTCCTGAACGTTCTTGGCTACCAAATCCAATAACATTACGTTCACTATCACTACTACCCAAGTTACTGGTCATGATAATAATACAGTTTTTAGCATTGACTTCTTTACCATTGCTTCCTGTAACTCGACCTTCATCAAGCAACTGTAAGAAGATATTAAAGATATCTGGGTGAGCCTTTTCAACTTCATCAAACAATAATATTGAATGAGGATTCTTGCTTAAGTCATTAATCAATCGTCCACCACCTAGTGAACCTTCACCAAAGCCAACATAACCCGGGGGTGCGCCGATCAACGAACTAACGCTGAACTTCTCACCATACTCACTCATATCATACTTAAGTAGTTTCATGTCTAGGTTCTTAGACAGCAATTTAGCTAATTCAGTCTTACCTGTACCAGTTGGGCCCAAGAATAAGAAACTTGCTAATGGTTTTTTCTCATTACCAATGCCTGCAAAACTAACATATACTCGTTCAAGTACTTTGTCAACTGTTTCTTCTTGTCCATATAGTTTTGATTTAACATTAGATTCAAGATTAACAATACGTTCAGAGTTATCATCTGTTAACTTGTCAGCAGGAACACCTGTGTATTTTTCAATCTGTTCAAAGACTGATTCTTTAGTAATGATTGCACCTTTGTTGTCTGCTACACGTTGTTTAGCACAAGCCGCATCTAACAAATCAATACTCTTATCCGGATTCTTACGATCCTGAATGTAACGTGTTGCACCTTCAACAGCGGCTTCAATTGCTTCGTCTGTAATCTCTACGCTGTGGAAGTCATTCAATCGTACACTTAATCCTTTAAGAATACGCACAGTAGATTCACGACTTGGTTCATCAATAGACACACGATAGAATCTACGCATCAATGCACGATCCTTTTCAAAGGATTCGTAATATTCTTCCCAAGTAGTACTAGCAATAACTTTCAATGTACCTTTAGTGATTGCAGGCTTAATCATGTTAGCAAAGTCTACTGCACCGTTTGTTGCACCACCTGCACCACGCATTGTATGTGCTTCGTCAATGAAAAGAATTGCATCTTTCTTAACGGTTAGTGCGTCAAGTACTGCTTTGACTTTTTCTTCAAAGTCACCTCGATACTTACTACCTGCTAACAAACTACCAATCTCTAAACTATAAAGTTCGTGACCTTTTAAGAATTCGGGTACTTCATCGTTGACAATCATTTGTGCTAGACCTTCAACGATTGCAGTTTTACCTACACCTGGATCACCGACAAGCAATACGTTTGACTTGAAACGCTTTGCGAGTACATTAACCATGTCATCAACTTCTTTACTACGACCAATCACAGGTTCTAATTTCTGTGCCTTAGCCATTTGTGTAAGATTGATAGTATATTCTTCTAGGATATCGTCTGCTTGTTCATCTGTCAACTTAACATCAGTATGTGAACCTTTATAATGTTTCTGCCAGAATGCAACAAACTCGTTCTTGACGAATCCATACTTCAATAAGAAATATTGTGCGTGACTATTACCTTCAGCCATGATACTGAGATACAAGTCAATAGTTGTTACAACTTTACGACCAGTGAACAATACTTGTGTTACTGAACGATTCATTACACGCTCTAAACTATTAGTTTTGCGTGGTTGAATTTCTTGCCCTTCGTCTACTGAGGATGTGATTGAAGACAATCCATCTAGGTAAGAAATAACTTCTTTACCCATTGTGTCAGTATCGATGCCGTAGCTGTCGATACATTTCTTAAATGGTGCATAAGAAATTAATGCTAATAGTAAGTGTTCTACTGTGCAATATTGATGATTGCGTTGTTTGGCTAAATCAATTGCCTTTTCAATGATTGATTCAATTTCTGGTGAGTGCAAAATGATTTCCTTTTAAAATCTTATTTAATTACCACGACTCTGCAAAATGCTAGCAGTTATCTTAGGATCTATTTTATCAGGAATAAATGGTTTAAGCAATATCAATTGGTCACCATTCCCTTGTTCATCCATGTGAGGGAGTCCTTGACCTGAAATACGCAGTGTAGTATCCGGTTGTGTTCCTGGCTTTACTTGAACTTGAAATGATTTTCCACTGATAGTAACAAAGTCAAATGATGTACCCACAATCAAATCCAATACACTAATTCTATGTGGTGATATTAAATCTTGGCCTGCTCTGTCAAATCTTGGGTGAACGTGAACTCTGAATTCAACGATAAGAACTCCTCCTGCAATCAGACCATCATATCTTAATTGAGCACCGTTTTCTACACCTTTTGGAATCTGAACTTTAATTGTTTGTGGGCCGCCTTGACCTTGTATTTGCAATATTTGTTCACCACCTGTATAGACTTGGTCTAATGAAACCCAAATAGTTGTTTTAAATGTTTGTTGAAAGTGATGTCCAAAAGGACTACCACGTTGTCCACCAAACATTTGTCCAAATATATCATTGAAGTGCATGTCAAATCCACCACCACCTGCTGTAAAGTGAAAGCCACCGGGGCCTCTACCTTGACCAAACGGATTTGGATTGTCGTACTCTTGTTTCTTTTGTGGGTCGCTTAGTGTTTCATAAGCATTTTGAATCTTTTGAAACATAGCAGTATCACCACCCTTGTCCGGGTGATGTTGCCCTGCTAATTTGCGATATGCTTTTTTAATGTCATCAGGGGTAGCATTTCTGTCTACCCCCAGGGTTTGATAATGTTCCATAGTATTAAGTATAGCACAATTTGTGTGCTAAGTCAATATTTATGAAGCTACGCCGGCTACCTTTTCTTTTGTACGACCATATGCGGCGATACCTAAAACTGCACCCATTGCGATGTGGTATAGACCAGCACCTTGCAGTGTTAATGGTTGCCATTGACTTGTAACTGAACCATGACTCATTGCTTGTAGTACTGACCATAGTACTGGAAAAATAACAAAGTCACAGGTACACGTCAACATATAAATCCAACCCATCATTGGGCGCATTTTCTTGTTGATCCAATCTGTTGCACCTTTGTCTAATGCTACTGTGGATTCTCCACCTTCGCTCATTGCACCGCCGCCACTTTTTAGTGACTCTGCTTGATTTTGTGTTACTGTTACTGTGCTTGTCATGTTAGAACTTCCTTGATTAGTTGGTGGTGCCATCACTGATGGACCTTGTGCTCCTGGACTTACATTCCCAAAGCTACCAAAGCCACTTGGTGCCGGTGCAGTACTCACTGTGTTACCACCTAACGGTGTGCTACCAAAACTGCTGCCTGCCGGGAATGCAGATACTGTTGGATCAGCCGCTAATATTTCGTGGTGATCGTCTGTTTTTGCTAATGGCATAGAGCCATCTGCTTTCTTTGCTAATAATGTTGCCATTTTATAATCCTGCCTTTGCAATAAAATCTTTTAATAAACTATCTTTTTCTTTGTTCATCTTAGCTGGTTCTAATCCAGCTTGCTTACGCATTTCATTTAATTCTGCGTCAATGTTTTCTTCTTTTGATTCTTCTTCACCATCTTCTGGATTAGCTTGACGATAAGTATGAGGACTTAATTCAAATAATCCCTTTAACTCTGATACATCTGCACCGTATTCTTCTCCATCAACAGTGATTGTCCAATCAGCTAATGACATATTTGTTAATGTTTCTAAATCATCAAGTAATTCAATGATACGTTGAACTGATGAGGTACGTCTTGGAATCTCAACGAATACTAAACTCTTTCCAGGAGTATATTCACCGTCACTTACTTGTGCATCAAGTATCCAATCATATCCACGCTCAAACCAATCAACTAAATCTGTGCTAGCCGCATTACCTTTTACTTTGAATGCAAGTGTGATAATTTCATCATTACTACCAGACTTTGCTTCATATTCATCAATAGACAATGTAGGAATTACTTGTCCAACCAAATCATGATAATCTAAATTTTCAAGTAGTCTCATTACATTGCTCCTTGAGGAGGTGCCATTGGGGCAGGGGGCATACCACCCATTCCCATATCAGGTTGACCCATACCTTGATCGGCTGGTGCTTCACCTTGTTCTTCTGTACCTTCTTTGTCTAGATCCTCATCATATGCTTCGTCTAAGTCATCTAGTTCAATTGTTTGTCCTGCCAAGTCAATACTACCTTCACGTACATCATTCATTAATTCTTTTGGAATCTCAATGCGTACTAACCATACTGGTTTTTCAATCATCTTAGGATAATGTGTACCTGGTTCATAATCATCAGATCCTTCAATCTTAACCGGAACTTCAATCATAGTCTTTTTGAAATGTATTGAACATCCCAAGTGTGTTAATCTTTTGCCACCTCTTGGATCGGGCATTAGTTTTTCTGGATACATAAACACACAGGTTGTTGTGTATTTTTTAACAATAGGGCCGTTAACGATTTCACCTAGCTCCCAATTTTTATAAGCATATAAGTCTGCTTCATCTAATACACGCTCAAAGTCAAGCAATGTATTAATGGTACCGTCGCTGGTGAAAATACCCTTGATATTATCAATAATATTTGGATAATCTATATCTTTAAAAAAATCGTCAGATGGGAGTTTACTCATAGTTGTATTTATCATTCTTGCAATGATAATGAGCAATTAGATTTTTTGTGGATTAGCCTAATATTTATCCCCGATGTGTGCGCTAAAAGTATACTATATTGCGCGGGCCGTTTGACCTTAAATATACTTGAATGTTATGAGCATTCGGCTCTAAAAAGGAGAATATTTTGAGCAAACGCAAAACAAGTGCTTTACGCACTCAGGATCAAGATACTAGATACGCACACAGTAAAAAATACGATAACACACAGAAAACTTATTACACACAGGAATCAAAAACAATCAACTTTGACCAAAGTCGTCCTAAGCTGAACACTAAGCCCATTGTCATGGTGCCTAAGTCAGTAAACCAAGAAAAATACATCCTCGCACTATTAGACCAAGAGACAGATATTGTCGTGGTCGGTGGACCTGCAGGAACAGGGAAGACTTATCTTGCTATGTTAGCGGCTATTAAAGCACTAAAAGCAGGTGAAGTTTCTCGTATTATTCTCACACGACCTGCAGTTGGGGTAGATGATGAAAAGCATGGCTTCTTACCAGGTGATCTAAATGCTAAGATGGAACCCTGGACAAGACCTTTGCTTGATGTATTGAGAGAATATTATACGGTAAAGGAAATCGCCCACATGCTAGAAGAACAGATAGTGGAAATTGCACCCCTAGCATTCTGTCGAGGTCGAAACTTTAAACATAGCTATATCGTATTAGATGAGGCTCAAAACGCAACCCCTGGTCAACTCAAAATGATTATGACTAGAATCGGTATTGGCAGTAAGATTGTAATTACTGGCGACATTGAACAAGCCGATAGAAAAACAGCCGACAATGGGCTACTAGACTTACAAAATCGATTGGGGAAGGGGGTGATTCCAGGGTTGCAGTTGTGTAACTTTGAACTGAAAGATGTTCAACGACACAAGATTATAGAGCACGTACTTAGATTGTACGCTTAACTAGGTTTAGGGATGCTCATAACATCCCTAATTTTTTATGCTTCGTTTAACTGTTCAAGTTTTTCAATATGGTCTGGATAGACCTTCTTATAGTATTCAATTAAGGTATCCCAAGGTAAATTCATTACCTGTCCTTGAATAACATTTTTCTGAACATTCTTTTCTTTAAAATCCAAAATAATATTACATTGAGTAATATCTTTTTCCTTTAGATTTTTAGAAATCTCTACTTGTTCGTCAATCTTGCCATCGGGCTTTCTTACGTATGTTACTAAAAAATATCTCATATTATTCTCAACTTGTTAATTCTACTAATGTAGCCGCAAGACTAATCTCAGGGATTCCAACTAGTGATAAGTTTGCTAGACCATTACGAATGATAATAATACTAGCATCACGTTTTTCTGCACTACTACCCCACAAATCTAAGTTGTTATACATCCAAACATAGATATCTTCTAAACGACTTGGATACAAACTCAAATGCTGTAGTAATTGCTGACGACCTTCTAAAATCTTTCCGGCTTTAAACAATTCAGTTGCTTCAAACAATAGACCATCTTCACTGTTGCTTGCGTCTACAGGTGGCAATAATTTGCCTGTACTACTATTTACTTGAATCTGATTCAAGCATTTACGTAAGTCTGGATATGTAGCACTTACATAGCTATCTAATATCTCTAATTCAAAATCAATGTTTTCAGCCACTAGAACAGTTGCGGCACGTGCTGTAAATTCTGTCTTGTCTGTTTTAGTTATTCTAAATTCATGGCATCTGCTTTTAAGTGCAGGGATAATTCTATGTTCATAGTTGCAAGTTAGAATAAATCGTGCAGTCATATGATATGCTTCCATATCATTACGCAATGCTGCCTGACCTGCTGGTGTTAGATAATCAGCTTCATCTAACAAAACAACTTTAAACTTACCAAAGGGCATTGTTTGTACAAAGCCAATGATTTTGTTTCGTACTACATCAACACTATTTTCACGTGACGCATTGATTTCCAATACATCATATTCTTCTACACCTAATTCTTGTATAAGAACTTTTGCAAGCGTAGTCTTACCTGTACCGGGCTCACCACTCAATAATAGATGCGGAATGCTTTCATTTGCAATCCAACCAGTAACTTGCTCTTTCTGTCTATCGTCAACAAAGACATAATCATTTACAGAATGAGGTCTGTAAGCCTCTACCCAGAGTTGGTTTTTCATCGTTTTAGTGCTTCGTAAGTGATAATATGATTAAGTGATTCGCCCAAGTCTTTATCATGGGGTATAATATGCAATGAGTTTTTCATTCTGTCTGATTTTTCATCATATTGACGCAACTCAACTACATGCCCACCGTTAGCAGGATATAAATTAAAGCAAGTGCCACGACTTTCTAATTCACCAGATGAATCATGTCTTACTGGATTAAGACGAACATTGTTTTGTCTTTTACTACCAGTAATAGCAAGATTGGGACCTTCGTCTGCTTCTTGCGGAATATTGTTTGCCCAGTGAACTTTCTTCATAAACCATTTATCAAACCACTTCATTTTTATCCTTTATCACCAAATGTTAAATCATTGACGGGTTCGTCAGATATGAGTAGTATATCATTTTCATCAACTCTACGCAATGTCTTTTCGCCCGTTTCATCTTCAACATCGATGCCACGTGTCCATCTTCCATGTGCAATGCAAATCCATTTGCCCACTTTGATTTCATCGTCTTGGAATTGGTCACCCAGTGCATATACTTGTGCCCATCGTGGTCTGATACCATTATCTTTACGATTGTCTGATGGGATGATAATACCACCATAACTAATACGTTCATCAAATTCCATATCACTTACAATGATATGTTTACCAATTGGTTTAAAATTTTCTTTCTTAAACTTATGTGGTTCAAATGCTAACTTCATTTCTTTGCTTTCGGTTTTGTAACTTCAACTTCTTCAACTTCTTCGTAGTCATCAAATTCTTCAAACGCTTGTTGTTCTTCAGGATTTAATTCTGTTGCAATTACTTCTGCAATTACATCCGGAGTAGGCGGAACCGTAATAGGCTCAACTACTTCATGTTCATCTTCCTGTATATTAGAAGGAAGTCTCACTGTTTTCTTATACAAACTGTTAACCCGTTGTGTATTTTCCTGCACTACACGCCCGTGACTATCAATCACATCGCCCCTAGCATTAACATTCATGTTTCCTACAGCACGTACTTTTTCATTCTGTGCTACTAATACAGACATATCAATTGTTTTTCCTAATGCCGATCTATGCATAATTTTCTCCTTATTTTAAGAACTCGTCAATAGACAAGTCATAATGCAAACTATTTATACGGTGTATACCCAGCAAAAACAGAACATAGCTGGATACACTACTACCACGACCTACTCCCCAAACTACTTTGTTTGCTCTCATAGTGTCAACTAGGTATTTACAATAACGCAATAATTGGAACAAATCTCGTTGCTGATATAATATCAATTCTTGCCCAACTCTTTGCAATTCTGCATTAGTTTGACAAAGGTCTAGTACATATTTGGCTATATCTAATTGATTGTATTCTTCTGGTATAAACCAATTACGTTGTAGTTGTTTGTCAAACTCTTCCTTCGACAGAGTTTGTTGTTTGTATTTTTTGAATGTGGGTATATTTTCTATCTCTAAATCTTTATCAAAATAGATATCATCAGAGACTAATGCATTTTTGATTTTTATGTTTGGGTCAGATAAAAAGGCACTACATAAGTCCATTTCATCTAATATTTGTTGACCGTATATATCAATTTGCATACGCTATGATAACATAGTTTCTGCAAGAATACAATAGCTATTTGCCCGTTTAGGTTTTGTCGATTTGGATATTGTTTTGGATGTTTTGTTTCTTGTACAATTCATCCATTCTTTTGGCATATTCTTTGTTATAGCCCTCAAGCACCATACTGATTTGGTTAACTAAAAATTCTTTACCACTACGATGTGCAAAGGTTAGTTTACCGGTAAGGTCTTGTATAGATGCTTGTAATTCATCTATGGTCTTTTTTGATATATCAGGCATGAAAGGATGTTCCATAATTATACTCCGCCGTAAATTCCGTCACCAATCTTGCCCCAAATTGGTGTAGTACCATCATATGTACCAACACATATATAAACAAAACTACCATCTGTACAAATTGCACCGGGTGCATCTCCTGGTGATCCCAATTCACCAGGATAACGTAATCCAATATAACTTGAAAGTCTACTTCTATTCAATGGGAATATAGTTAATGTTGTTCCACAATTTACAGTAGTGATTTTAAACTGTAATTCTTTAACACCTGCAGCCGCAGTAATTTCATTTGTAAAACTTGCATTTACTCCAGGACCACCCGGGCTATAATAGTTTTCTAATAAAGACACTGTTGTATCCATACCACCTACTAATATTGCACTTGAATTATATTGACTTGATGGGAAATATATTTTATAACCCTCACTGTAATCAATATTCAAATTCAATTGTACGCTAGATTGTGTTCCAGTAGGTGCCCAACCTGCAAAACTGATTGTAGTGTCTCCGGTAATAGTACCATATTGAACGTCACCTTTACTTACATCAACAACTAACGTATCATTTATTTCTGCACCTAAATTGTAAGTTGCTGTTCTAAAACTTCTAACGCTAGCATTACTAATTAATGCTCCTGCTAAATTATTATCTAAAGATGTTCCGGATAAAGGTGACTTTAAAAGTACTTTATTTTGTAAGTCAGTTAACTCTGTCTTGGTAGTATCCAAATTGTTTTTGATACTGGCAAAGTTGTCTCTGAATCCTTGGCTATTATTATTGACCCCGGGAACAGGATAATTTACATCAATTGCGCTTGTATTTAATGAACTCATAGTTTGTATTCCATATTGTATTTATAGTGTTAAGCATTGGGTAAAATTGTTTTTCTAGGGAATAAAACGACAACATCATATTTATCCAAAGGATCCGGAACTGGAGTAGCACTAGGTAAATCAGTCCAAGCAGGAACTGATAGTTTAGTATTCCAATTATAAGTTGCACTCTTGTCTACCATTAACCTATCTATAGTAAAATCAATTTCATTTAGTTTATGTGACCAATTATTATTAATTAGGTCTTTAATAACTGTTGCTTTACCTGGCTTAGTATAACATATCACCCATGCTTGAACAAAACCTAATGTTTCACTATTTGTTTGCTGTGTTACCATCCACTTAGGTAACAATCTACTATCAAAATTTTGTGTCATAGCTGTAGTAATACTGGATCTCATATTCTGCAATCCTGCAGGATATAATATACGAACTGATCCTGGACTTTGACTGGTTTTAATTGATCCACTACTAATTGAATACTGTGTTGTGTTAGTAACAAACGACCCTTGACGTAGACTGATATTCTTATACCAGTGTAAATCATCTGCTAATTTATTACCATCAATACTTTCTAAGTCATCTATAATTTTACTATATACAACTTCATATAGAATATTGCCATTATCGTCGGTTGCTACAGCAGTGTCAATTGGACCCAATACAATTTTTCGTCTATAATGATTTTTTTGTATAGCATCAATGTATTTCTCTAGTGTGCTTGATTCCATGCCATAAACATGAACAAAACTAACATCTTTTGCTTTTCCAAAATACATATCATCTGCTCTGAATAGGTATTCATCTGGAATTAATGTCTTGTCCGTAAGTAGAGATTGAATTGTTCGCTTTCCTTTTAAATCAGGAAGTGCTTTTAGATATATATTTTCAAGTGGGTTAGGGTAATATTGATTTACGTTAATCGTAAATGTTTTAAAACTATGAAGTAAAGGGTATTCAGGGGAAAAACTTTCAACAGTAAAAGTAAAAAGTGTATCAGCACCCTCAGGTAATGCTCTTAGTGTTCCGGGTTGTTCTGCTACTCGACCTGTTATTTCACCGTTACTTTGTAAAATTAAATTATTCGGTAGTGAGCCTGATGTTATTCTATAATTAAGTATATGTGCTGATGTTGCTTTAACCTGTAACATACTAATTGTACCATTCAATATGGTTCCTAAACTAGTATCAGTATCCCAAACAATATCTTCGTCTATTTCATTTTTAATAGTAAAAACAAATGTTTCTTTTTTAGAAACTAATGCAGGCTTTATTTTTTTAGCAACAGTAACAGAAATAGTATAACTAAAAACACCCTTTCTTTCCAATATTGGTTTTCCAGTAATCCACCCAGTTGTTTTATTCCCTACTAAACCTTTAGGCAAATCACCATACTGATATATGAAATCATTATTATCAAAATCTTCACCTAGGATTTTAAATGAAAAATATTCATTGGCTTTAATTGTAGGAAGTGTTCTGTTATTTAAAACATAATAATCATAGTAAGGATCGTCAGGAAGAATAGGTTCAGACTTTGGTTTTCTATTTAAAATTACAGGGATTCTTGTGTTTTGTAATCCACCTAATTCTTTGTTACGTACTTCAATTGAATACACAACAGTATCATTTCCTAATTCACTGGTTAATTGAACTGAGAATGTATATGTTTTTGTTGTAGGACTTCTGTCACCTAACACTGGTTTATCAGGATATCCCTTAATAAGACCGGTAGAATTTATATACAATCCCGGAGGTAAACTACCAGATGAAATTGATGTGGTTACAACATTATCTGCGGAAGGATTAGAATATTTCAATTGATAAGAAACATACACACTATCAATTACATGTAGTATAGTTCCCGGTAATGTAGTTAGTTTAGGTTTATTTTCTGCACCTGAAATACTTATATTAAAGGATCTGTCTCGGATATTATTTAAATCGTCTGTTGCACGTATAGTGAAATTATATTCCTGAACAGTTGATGTATTTACTGGCGTACCAGAAATTGTTCCAAATCGACTTAAAGTGGTACCTACAGGTATCATACCACTTAGTAATTTATATTGGACTAATGTTGCAGGAAACACCGCACCTGCACTTAACTGAACTACAAGAGGTAATCCTGTTGGGAAGGTACCTAAGTAACCTGAATTTGTAATCCAATTTGGTTGTGACATATTAATGTCCTTGCAATAAATCTAACGCAAGATGATAATGATGCTGTCTATCTTCCAATCCAATAGTTCCGCCGTTAATGCGTTTTGTTAGTGTAACAAAATCATCATTGTCACAGTATTGATTTAAATTGTTATTGTCCCAGAACCAACCAGCAGAACTGACTGCACCTTCGGGTGTTTCTAAGTAAGCAACTGTTTCTTCAACACTAATACCTAAATCGGCTGCAAACTTAGTATAGTTGGCGCGACCGGTCAATTGAATTAAACCACGACCACAGAAACGATATCCGTCTCCACTTGCCTCGTCACCGTTACTCATGCGATTTGCATAAACACGATTAGCAATCTTTTCAGGCTTACGTTCATATTGTCTTGCTAAGTCATCAGTGGGGAAATACTTTTTAAAAGTACCCATCAATCCTTTAGCACTATAGTTTAGATTCTCTTTAACAAAATTAAAACCACCTGATTCATGTGCAGTCTGTGCAACGAATGCTGCCGCTCTACGCATGTTATCATACATGTCATAGTATTCTGCAACTTCATGCAAAGGTTGTGCATATACTTGTAGTACTGTTGCTTTTGTCTTTGGGCATAATGCCTTTAATAATTCTAATGTTATCATAATTTTTCCTTTTAAGCGTAAACTGCTGTTAGAGCATACCATTTAGTTAAACTACCTGCAACTAAATGTATTCTTGCTCCTGGTCCTAATGGATAAGAAGCAATGCCTTCGACTGTTACTCCTGTACCTTGTGGCAGAATATTAATAGTCTGTGCTGAGTCATTAAACACATACAATTGTCTACCAATAGAAACTGTAGGTGTTAATACATTATACGGGGTTGCACCTACCGCTGTAATAATGTTAATTGTTTTATTCATAACCGGATTGTTAGAGGCTGCAGTTAGACCCTGATTTGAACTGAAGTTAACATGACTATCTGCGGCGTCAGTAACAACTAAACCACCTAATGTTGCTAAACCAGTACTAATACCATTCGTAACTGTTAGGCTGTTTAGTGTACCTACACCAGTAATGTTAGTATATGACCCTGGGGCAATACCATAAGTTAATGATGAACTTGATACATTACCAATAATATTTGCACCGTTGGCTGCTGTAATAAAGAAACCATTTGCAAGTATGTTACCTGCATTTAAGTTACCTGCTAATGAAAGAGCACCGTTTGTAGTAAATGTTGCATTACTTGCACCTGCGCCAACAACTAAACTAATCAAATTACCAACTTGTGTAATTGCTGTTTGTGAACTACCAGTGACAGTTGTTGCGCTGCCTGCAGTTGATGCTGTGTTGGCTGCACTTGCTAGTGCTACGTAACCTGTAACATTTCCACCAACTAAATTAGACAAGCCACTACCCACACCAGTAAATGCGCTGGCAATTATATTACCTGTTGCTGTTAATCCACCACCAAATGTAGCTGAACCAGTACTTATTAAGAATGGTCTAATATTCAATGATGCAAGTGTTGTAACAATTGCTCCGGTGGGAGTTAATGTTGCAGTAAACGTAAATGTTCTTGCACCGGTTACTGTGATGACGAACCAATTTGGATTACCACCACCAACGTTTGGTGGGTTAGTTGTCGCTGTCGTACCAGTTAATGTAATCTCAGTGCCTGTTGTTGCATTATGATTTGTAGAAGTAGTTACAGTTATTAAATTACCAACGTTAGTAATAGAAGTGATACCAATTAATGTACTAGGTAAACTTAAATTTCCTACGTTTGCTGTTCCGGTAACTGCTAATATACCACTAGCTACTAAGTTAGCTCCTGAGACATTTCCTGATACTGAAACTAATGTACCATTGATATCTCTAGTTGTGATGTTACCTATGCTTGCATTTCCAGTAACTGTCAATAATCCATTGGTTACTAAGTTGCCACCTGATATATTACCAACAGCAGTCATTATACCACTAGATTTCAAAATACCTGCCTCAACATTGCCACTTAGGAACATATGTGGTGCAGAAAGATTACCAGCAAAACTAGATTGTGCAGTACCAGTGACTGTCAGTACACCACCAATGCTAGCCTCGCCAGTTGAAGTGATAGAACCCGGTGTAGTTAAGTTACCAAATCTTGCATTACCTGTTATGTTTGCATTTGCACCATTAAAGTCACTTGCTTGGAAAGTTGTTCCTGAAATCAATGAAGAAACAGATAAGTTTATTAGACCAGTTAAACTTCCTAAAATTTCAGCATTACCACCTACTCTTAATCGTCCGTCAAATATACCTGAACCTGCACTAGTAATTAAAGGTCTTACTGTAATCGTAATTGTTCCGCCTAATGTACCTGTTGGGGCAACTGCGGCTGTTACAGTGAATGTTGTTGGGTTACCACCTGAGTTAGGTGTAGCAGGTACAGTTGTTACTAAGAATACCCCGTTTGGTGCATTTGTACCTGTAGTTGTAACTCCGGATATTACTACTTCAGTACCAACAGTTAAACCATGTGCTATAGTACTTGTAACAGTAATTGCAGTGCCTACATATGAAACAGATATTGTTCCTGACAATGTAGTTGCGGTTGGGAATCTTAAATTACCAACATTAGCTTGTCCTGACACTAATAATGCACCACCAACGTTAGCATTACCAGATGCTACTACGTGTGTCATACTTGCATTACCAACGATAGCATTACCTCTAACGTTTAAAATACCTAACGTTTCTATATTACCGTGTGTACTATTACCTGATATGTTTGCAGTTGCTATGTTTGCAATACCGGTAATATTAGCATTAGCTGATTTAAGTAAACCATTTAGTGTTGTAATATCACCAGTAGATGTAATATGCATTACATCAGCAATATTACCTATGTTCGCATTTGCAGTTACTCTAAACACACTACCAGAGAAGTTTGCATTACCTGTTGAATCGATATGTAATGATGTTAGCGTACCGGTAATATTTGAACTTAATGCTTTAATTAAACCTGTATTAGCATATAAACTGCCCGCAGTTTCTAACATAGCAACGTTTGCTATACCAGTAACATTAGCATTTTGTGAAACTAAATAACCAGAGGTAGCAGATACGTTACCTAATGCAACAACGCTAGACGTATTGACATTACCGGCGGATACATTTCCGGCAATACTTGCAGAACCAGCACTAGATAATATAGGTCTAATTGTAATAGAAGTACTTGCCCCTACAGTAATTGGTGCTGAAGGTGCTACATTAACTATAAATTCGAATCTGTTTGCATCAACTATATTAGAAACAGTCCAAGTACCATTAGTTGTTGTACTTGCATTTGTTACAACAATTGTTGCTCCAACTACTGTCATACCGTGAGGATCTACAGTAGTAACACGAATAGTCGTACCAACATACAATATTGATGTAATCTTAGATGTACCGGTTAGTACAACTGTTGGTAAAGTCATATGCGATACATTAGCTGTACCAGCAACAGTCAATTGTCCAGGTGTTGATAAGTTACCACCAGTCAATGTATTAGTTGCAACTAAGTTTGCAGCCTGAACATTTGCTTGAGATGTAATATTACCTGCTTGTGTTACTTCACCAAATTGTGCTTCTGCTGACACATTGAATAGTGATCCAGTGAATCTTGCATTACCTGAACTATTAACATGTAACAAAGTAGCAGTTCCAGTAATATTAGTATTGGCTGCTCTTAATAATCCACTGTTTGCATATAAATCACCAGAAGCAGTTAAGTGTGTAGTACTTGCATTACCAAATGTACCTGTACCAGTGACACTTAATGTTCCACCAAATACCCCCGAACCTGTACTTGTCATTAATGGTTTAATAGATAGTGTTGCGGCTCCTGAGCCAACACTACCTGTTGGTGTTGATGTTGCGGTAAATGTGAATGATGTTGTAGAAACAATTGTTGCAACTATCCAAGTACCGTTAGGTGGATTAGTAGTTGCTGTCAATCCACTAATAGTAATCTGTGCACCTGCAACTGCCATACCATGGTCATTAGACGTAGTTACTGTTACCGTTGTACCAATATATGTTACACTTGATACTGCTACTGTAGTTATGTTAGGTAATACAACATGTGAGAAGTTAGCAGTACCGTTAACACTTAATGCATTACCATACATTGCACTTGCAGATACATTACCACCAGTAACATTACCGGCAGTAATTGCAGTAATGTTAGCATTGGCTGCATTTACCCAGCCACTTGTGGCGTTGATATTACCAGGTGTTCCTAAATTACCAAACTGTGCGTTACCTGTGATGTTTGCATTCTGTGCATTGACCCAGGCTGCTGTTGCATTAATATTACCAGTAGCAAAAATTTGTTGTGATACAGTGACATTCCCTTGTGATGTTAGTGTACCTACGTTTGCTATACCATCAATGCTTGCATTACCTGTAGTTTTAAATGACCCTACATTAGCAAGACCTGAACTTACAAAACTACCACCGATTGTAATTGAAGTATTAGCACCGCCGTTAATATTACCTGTAGCTACAATAATACCTGTTGATAAGTTGCCTGCGCTTGCATTACCTACTACTGCTAGAATACCACCAGTAGTTATATTTGCACCATCTAGATTTCCTCTTGCAGACAAATCTAATGTTGTTAATTTTGTTGTTACGTTTACGTTAGCAGTTGTTACATTACCTGCATTGACAATAGTACCGTTGATGTTGGCGCCACCTTCTAATGCAGCCGAACCCACAACTCTGATAATACCGCTGGCAATAAGATTAGCACCACTGACGTTACCTGATACACTTACGACTGTACCATCTAATCTTGTTGTTGTAATATTACCTACGTTTGCGTTACCCTGAACACGTAAAATTCCATTGGTTACTAGATTTGCACCAGTAACATTACCAGTAACGTCTGCATCACCTCTACTAATTAAGGAAGCAACGTTTGCTGATGATGTAGCAAACATAATACCAGTTGACACTAAATTACCAGCAGAAAGATTTGCTGTAATTGACATTAAACCTGTTGTTCTATTATATGTAGCACCAGTATGTGCGTTAGCAATACCACCGTCATTGAATAATAGTTGTGTAGTAGTTCCAGGAACTCCGATGTTACCTGAGATATTACCACTAACGTTTCCAGATACATTACCTGTCATAGTCCCAGATAAATTTCCACTGATGTTACCGGATACATTACCTGCAACATTTCCTGAGAAATCCCCTGAGATATTGCCGCTGACATTACCAGAGACATTACCAGTTAAAGTACCAAGTACATTTCCTGACATTGTGCCTACAGTCATTGTAGTTGCACTAAAGAATCCTGCATTCATTCTGGCTGCATCAACATTACCAGTCAATGAAATATTTCCACCGGTCATGTTACCTTCAACTGCTAATCCATCTAATAAACCTACTTTTCTAATATTAGGTTGATTAGCAGATTGTACTGTACCAGTGATGAATGTTGCACTGATATTACCAATTGCGGCATTACCGTCAACGTTTAGTGTAACTAGATTACCTAAACTAGTAATGTTAGGTTGATTGTTGCTTGTAACTTGTAATGCACGATCGGCAGTTCCAGTTAAATTACCAGTAACATTACCCAATAAACTACCAGTAACATTACCTTGAATAGCAGGTGATATCAATGTACCGGCAACTTGTAGACTTGTTAATGTACCAACAGATGTAATATTAGGTTGAGCATTGCCACTTACTACACTTGCATTTGATGCAGGTCCAATGAATGTTCCATAATAATTTCTAGCATATACATCTTGTGTTACATTTACACTTTGATTGATGTTTATATTTCCGTTAGTTACATTGAAATCACCAGTAAGATTTAGTGTCGTACCAGTATATACTAATCTAGATGCGGCTGCTAAGTTACCGCGATTATTAAATAATACCTGAGTATTTGCACCGGGTGCAGAGAATGTACCTGATATAGTTCCACCAACCAAGTTACCAACAAAGTTGGCTGCTGTTACATTACCTGTTACACCTAAAGATACTAATGTACCAACACTAGTAATGTAAGGTTGTGAGGGAGTACGTAATGTACCATAAATATTAGTAGATGTTAAATTAGCTACTGTAATATTACCAGACAAACCAATAACAAACGGAGTTTGACCGTTAGTAATTGTTGCTGAATTTCCAGTAGCGGCTCCGATACCCACTGCTAATCCAGATCCTGTTTGTATTGTTACACTTGGTATATTTGCAGTTATAACTACTGACCCAGTAGTTCTATTTTGTGCTAGTCCACTACCTGTGGTTAATGATACAACACCTGTTGTAAGTGTTGTTGAATATAAATCTGTAAAGTTATTCTGTACCTTGGCAAAGGCTGCTCGTATCGGGTCGGCAGCAGGGTCATTTGGGAATGCGCCGAAATCTATAATTTGTTGTGCCATTTTATCCTACCTTATTAAGTATTTATCGTTTTTAATTAGTAAGAAGGGACCAAAAAAATAGCCCGGAGAACCGAGCTATTTAAAGTACGGATTTTTATTATTTTATTCCGCTTAACTTTTTAAAGTCTTGTAGTAGACTTGTTGAATCTTTCAATAACGTTGTTTCAAAAGTAACTTGTGTTGGATTACCAACTGCTTGTGAACGCTTTTCTTTGTGCATGTCATTACCCATACTTAACAAATGCTTTAACTGTGCCATTTCTTCATGACCAGCTTCGTTTGCGTAATCTTCTTCAATACCTTCAGCATAAGGATTATCCGGTCCACGATATGCAGGGCGGGCTGCGCCTGGTAATTTTGATTTTGTTTGATGCCCTGGCCATGTGTTTCTAATATTAGTTTTTGCCACACCTTGCATTCGTTTCTTAAGTTCTTCCGGTGGTAGATTGCCAGCCTCAATATCATCTTGACGGTTTTGCAATCTATCAGGACTACGCATCCACTCACCTGTATGGGCTTTGTTGTATTGTGCATTTTGTGCGGCATTTCCACCAAATTTTTCATCTAACTGGCCTTCTTCAACTTGCTCTTCACCTGGCTCGCATACGCAACGTGCTTCAAACATACCACATTCGTTACATGTTCCGTGGTCTCCGTGGTCATGACCAGCTTCTTTAACTTTACCTTTGTATCCCGGAAAAGGGACATTTGCAGGATGTTTTTTATCAAACTCATCTTTTTCTGCAGGAGTTAATTCTTTACCTTCTTCTTCAAGACTGCTTGTATCTGTATATTCCTTACCACCTATAGTGAATTCACCACCTTGAGGAGTATCTTTTAATTTCTCAGTCCATTCACTACCTTCATCTGTTTCTTCTTTACCATCTTCTTCATGGCTATGACCATCAGAACCATGTTGTGCTTGGTGATCGTCATCTGATCCTTCTTCGCTTTCATAGTCACTTGATGCTATGCCTTCTGGTTCGCCACTGTCTTGAATGCCTGACATTTTCTTAATCAATGCCATCATATCATCACCGTCTCCAACTACCGCTGGACTCATTTCTGGTTCGGAACCAGCTCCTGTTGGTTCATGACCTCCCATTGGTGCACCATAATCACTATGTTCTTGTTCACCGCCGAATACACCTACGCCAGCAGAGCGTAGTACTTGTAGTAGTTGTTGAGCATCTCCGTCAGTAGCATTAACGCTTACTGAATCAGGTGACCCTTGTTGTCCTGTACTTGAAGATACTGTAATACCTTCGTTTAATAAAGAATTTAATTCTTTTTCCCAGTTCTCTAATTGAATATCTTTCATATTTTTACCTTCAAATGTTTTCTTGGGCTGACCCAAATTCTTTAAGAAACTTCCTGCTCTATCTGTGGCTGCATTGATAGGATCAACACTCCACGGCGTATGTTGTTGTGGTGCTTTAGCAATCTCAGCACGTTGTCTAATTGAACTTGGTTTATTAGCATCCATGTAATGTTGTGTGAATTCACCTTCATCAGTGATTTTCTTTTTATTGTGGCCATGCACTTTTAAGAATGCTTCAAGTTTATCACTGCAATGACCTGTTGAATTGAAGTTATCAATATCTTGTTGCAATTCTTGTAGCATGTCTTGCATGTCAGAATGTGTTTCATCCATCATTTCATTGAAGCTAATGCTTTCTTTGACTTTCTTTTTGTTACGTAATGTTTCAAGATCCTTAGCAGTAATTTTATCTTTTGGTGGCTCAACACCAGCAATTCTTTCTTGATTACCCGGTAAATCTTTTGCTTCCTCAACAGACTCTGAACTAGGACGTTTAAATCCATAGTGACGTTGCTGTGCTTGTCTCATACGGTCAGAAGTTCTAGGATAGCTAGGTTTTTCATCTTCCCAACCTTCATCATTGGCTCCACCGTCTTGTTGATAAGCATAAGAATCCTTCTTATCAAAACCTGTAGTTGCCGAATACTGGTCTCGGCTGTAAGCATCACGACCTCTATATCCACCTTCTTCTACTTGTTCTTCTTGTACTTTACCCCAGTCACCTTTAGCACGAATAGCAAATGCTAATTCTTTCATGTTCTCGTACTGCTTGCTACCTTTTTCATGAGGTCCAGTTTTCTTTAAATGATTGTATGCTTTTAGTAATTCGCTTTTGCTTTTACCTTTGTACTTGCCTTTTTCTGATGGATCAGTTTTAACTGGCTTGTCAAATTCTTCGCCTAAATTATCACCGGCTAATGTCATTTCACCTTTGCCTAGTGATTGTTTAATTTGTGCGGCTAATTGTGGATTAGTAACTGTACCTAAAGTTTCATCACCTTGTTTGATAACCTGTGTATTTTGTTGAGCCGGTGCAATAGTTACTTGGTCAGCTTCATTAAGTTGATTTACTTCGGATGCTTCAATCCAATCTTTTAAACTTTTCTTTTCAGCTTTCTTTTCTTCTTTATCAGCATCTTTCATAGGTGTATGTTGACTGCCTTTTTTACCTTTTGGTACATCACCTGTAGTGCGACCAAATATGTCACCTACTTTTTTATTCTTTGGATCGTCTTTGCCTGTCTTTGGCTTATCTGGATCTACTGGACGACCACGTGATTTTGGTTTGTCATCTTTAGGAGCAAGACTGGCTAAACTTACTTTGCCAATTGGTTTGCCGTATTGGTCAGTTTGTGTTTCTGAACCATGACGATTACCATATCCACCCGGACCTGCTTTGTGTACAGTCTCACTTATGTTATCCATTGATTGGAGTAATGATTTAAAATCCATTATTTTGATCCTTGTTTTCTATCTAATTTATCTTCCATGCGAGTTAACTGTTTTTGTAACTCTATCATATTTCTTTTCATATCATCCATTTTAACACTTGATACTTGTACACTAGTATCTAGCTCTTTAATTTTAGCATCTAGGGACATGTAACCTGTGCCACCGATACTACATGCACCAATGAGTATCCAACTCAATTGAGTAGATGTGAAATCAATCATTTGTGTGCTCCGGTTGGTGGTTTTGCTGGCATTTTTACATTACTGAAGGGACTCGTTGTATGAATGCCTTCTTTACTTGTGTTCTTAATTGTTGCTGTTTTCTTTGCATTGTATGGGATATCAATGCTTGGCTCTTTTGGAATTACTTTATCTAAGTATTGATTAGCATAGTCTTTACTAGCCTGTTTACCGTTATCTTCTAACTCAGGAGTATTGAGCAATGCTTCTTTTTTCTCATCAGTTACTTGATTAGCATACTTGTCATTTTCAGCATTGATGCTGTCATTGTAGTCGCTAGTAACTGCACGAATTCGGTTGATGTTAACACCACAATGCTGTGCAACTTGTTGAATCATTGGTTCAGTTGCTGGATACTTAAATTCAACTTGAATGATTGTTACACTTTGATTCATCTCAGCTTCGGGAAATCCATAAGGATTTTTTTGAATTGGAGTTGTCTTTGGATCGCTGATTTTGACAGGATCAAATTTGCTTAGATTGTGTGTGAACAAATCTATAAATTTATTGTCCACATCACCCAAGACTTTAATCGTGTAGTTGTATGTGCGAACACTTTCCATTAAGTAATGACGAAGGGTTTTCATTATGTTATTCCTATTGTATTATTTATCAATTTTCCGTTTTTTTGTTTGCCAATATGGTTTTGAGCAATTCGTTACGGTCTACTAGACTACCCTCACCTAAAGGGGTAGACTCTATTTCTTCTGTCTTACTGTTAATCTTCTGGTCTAATTGTGCTTTCTTAAGCTGTAAATCAAGCATTTTTAGCTTTTTATTAATCTTTGCAGTCTTAGCAGTGATAGCATGTCCTAGCATACTACTTGCACTATTGAATATTTCACTAGCAAAGCGACTATCTACCTGCATACCCAAATCCATCAAGTCTTTGTAGCTATCTTTTGCCAATGTAGCAAGCTCATCCATTTCAGTATCGCTGGCTTCTAATCCGCGCACTTGAGGCAATGCATTCTCAATTTTCTGTAATGTATCGTATGTTTCTTGGCTAGTAAGATTTACTTGAGTGTTTTCAAATACTTGAGTATTGATTTCTTCATCAACCGGTAGTTCAAATAATTCTTCTAATTTCTTAGTCATATATTGTCCTAAATAACAGTATATTTATTACTTACGACGGCCCTGATGAAAAAGGTCATCTTCAGTTACGACACGAAATGCAAAACCATTTTGCTTACAATATGCATTGGCTGCTATCCATTTAGCATGATTAACTGCAACTACTGCTCTATCTCTAGCATTGGCAACTTTGCTTTCAATAAGACTTTGTTTTTTTGGTTTTATTTCGACAACTTCGGCTACTTGTTGACCATGTCTGTTTTGATAAACTACAAAGAAATCGGGGATATACATTGACATTTTGCCGGTTAATGGGTGGCGGTATGGGATACTGATTGCTTCGCTGGCCCATTTAAGTACATTCTTATTGTTATCACAAAACATCATAAAGGTCATTTCCCATCCACTGCGATATCTTGGTTTATGTTTACCGATATACTTTTCAGTATTTTGAACTTCGTATATCCCCTGAGCAAAACTAGCCATTATATTACTATATTTCGTTGTATAGATTCATTAGGTGTTGGATAAGCATTTACTCCATATAATGTAGTTTTGCTTTTAAGACTGTTGAGATAATATGCCATCAATGCTGAAACTTTAATCTTATTTGAATTACCCTGTACATAATCTAATATAGTTAGCACTTCTTCGTTTAGCATATTAGCAATTCTAAATAACATGGTTGTGAAATTTCTTGCAGTATTTCTATCTTTACTAACTGATAAAAAATATGAAAATACAATTTCAAAGCGGTTAGCTTCAACTGTTATATCAAAATTATAGAACTGGTCAAATACTCGTACAGTATTATCAAGTTGTGTTTGTGGGCCATCAATTAGTTGTGTCATATCTACCTCGTAGATATATTTATACTATGTTAAAATAGTTTATTTCCGGCTGCATCGCTAGTTTGAACTATCGGCGGAGATGATGGGGGTGCTGAAGGCTTGGATCCAAATTTATTCACAACAGATCCAATTGCATTATTAATGGATTGTGTACTAGAGGAAACAGCAGTAGGAAAATTGAATTGATTGTTTCTGTTTGGTGTACCTGATATAGCATTGGTTGCCATACCTAAGGCTTCACCCTTAGCAATGTTAAGTATGTTTGCAGGATTTTTGAATGTTTGTGCGGCTGCTCCGGCTTTTTGAATAGCCCCAACATAATTTCCACTAGCAATATCATTTATAATACCACCGGCGGTGTCAACTAAACCACCTTGACCAAGAATACTTGCATTACTACCTGGCCTTGCAATAGGACTTAATGTTCTATCATATGTTGCATCATTACCAAAGTCTTTAACAATTTCACCGGGTGCTCTACCATCAATCGCACCATCGTAATATTTTACTGTTTCAAATTGAAATTGCATGGTATTTTCCATAACACCGCTTTCACTGTATGAATAGGTATCGTGTCCAAAACTTTCAATGATGGGATTTATCAATCTATACATAGCAAAGTTATGCTGATTAAAACCATAGATATCAATTGACTTAAAGAAAGGAATTTTTACTTTACCCGGTAAACTACTTGAACTTACTGAATATTGATTACCTTCACCTATATAACCCCAATCATCATTACCACTCAATGAAGGTTCGTATATATTACGATTATTGTCATATACTTTTCCGCTTGAAATTGCGGCTGCTTCTCTAGGTTGACCGGTTTGGCGTGAGTTATAAACATCCAAATCAACTTGTGCCGCATCTTTATAGTAATAGGTATAATAAGCATGCCATAGTTTTCTAACTAGGTTGTTATTATCATCGTGGAAAGTTATTTGTATTGGATCATACTTAATTTTTGTCTGTATGATTCTTTTTCTGTTGTATTGATTTAGTGTAGTCAAATCAAAACCATATTTTGGAAGTTGAACTGTTTTGACAGTTAATCCAAAATTTGCATCTTGTGGCCAATTTTTATCAACATCAGTGAATGCTTTATTGATATCAAAATAAACATGAAATAAATGTTTATATTTTGGTGCATAAGCATAACTATTGCTTCTAAAGGTTTTACTTGCGTGAGTGTAATCACGCAAGTAATCATTACCAAAAAATGCTTTTACTGCATTTGTGCCTTCGGTTTTAACTGTTCTTACTGCGTCTTGCAGTACATTTTGAAAGAAACCTGACATTAGTTACCTGAATTATCTACCTAAACCAGTAACTGCGCCACCGCCAAATGCACGACCCACATTAGTACCGATACCAGAAGCTAACGGTGATTGAATTGCGTTATCAAAACGAATACTCAATTGAATTGTAGCTGGGTCATTTGATTTATAGTCCATGTTATTATAGTTAGCTGTCTTAATGAAACAACCATATAGTTCCCATGTTTCTAGTACGTTGGGTGTAAGTGTACCATTACCACCGTCTAGAATTTCATAGTTAATTTGGAATTTATAATCTTGACCAGTTGCCGCACTTGCTTGTTCAACAAAGTCGAATTGTTTCTGTAGTTGTTGACCAACTAATTTAGAAACGTTTCCGGCTGCGTCATCACGCAAATTGATTTGTGTTTCTTGCCATGAATGTTTACCAGCTAGATAAATCTTGCTGTTATAAATGTCAATAACTGTTTCTTCAAACTGAACTTGAGGACGTTGAATGTCCATTACTTGCTTAGTCAACTCTTGTGTTGCACCACCAGTACCAAAGTTTAAAAATAATGCTCTGAATCTAAACTGTAACTTAGGCATCAACAAACCCTGAGAACTAGGTGTGTTATCTGCTCCGACAGTCATGTTGAACAATGAATTTGAGGCTGTTGCCATATTTCTATCTCCTATATATTATTTATCTTAAATAACTCCCCCTAAGGGGAGTCATTTTATCCTGCTGAGGATAAAGCCCCAGTGTTCATAATACGAACCGGTATATAGATAAATTCCGCTGCCTTAACAGGTTCAATAGCAATATCGATCCATAATTCATTTCTATCTATCTTCGCAGGTGTATTATTACTTGCATCACATACAACTAGATAGTCATATAAACCACGTTTAGCAACTAAGTCGATAAACAATGATTGTACTACACCGGATAATTGATTACGTGTTAGAGCATCATTTGGTTCGAATACGAACGGACGAGCCGCAACTTGCAATCTTTCACGGATATAGCAAACTAAACGTGCAACATTAATACGATCCAATGCACTTTGTGTATCTTTACTGTTCTTGTTACCATAATTCAATAAACCAATACCAGTAAAGTATGCTAATGGATTAATTTGATTTGTATAAAGAACATCACGGATACTCATACGATTCTTAACTACTTGGAATTCACCAGTAGTTGAATCTAAATAACCGATATTTGTAGCATTATCAATTGTACCACGGCGTGTACCTGCTGGAGCTAACCAAGGATAACCGATAGTATCATTGCGTAACAATGTACGCAACATCATATGACTTGCTGGAACAACGGCTGCTGTACCTGTCAAATCTGTAGTAATACCGCTTGGATAGAATACACCCAAATAACTATCACGTGTAACCCATGCATCTTCACCTGTTGCTGTTGCTAATGAAGTGTTGTTTGCCCAAGCCGTGATGCTATTTGCATCATCAGCTAGTCTTAATGGAGTATCACCAACAATATAAGCAGTGTTATGGCGATCATTATTCAATGTTACCATATTAGGTTGTAGTTCAGGATATCCTGGAGCTGCAATCAAATTGAAAGTGTTATCTTCTTCACGGATTGTTTGATTAGTATCGATAGCTTGCTTCATTGCCGCTACTATCAATGCACGTTGTGCCTTACGGCCCATGTATGCTGATCCATCTGCCTTCAATCCACTTACACTCACCCATGTATAGCTAACTTGAGGTAAGTTAGCATTGTTTGCTGGGGCACCTGCATTATATATGCCTGCATTAGGATAATTTTTACCTGTAAAATAATCAGTAGTGAACTGTTTTACATTGTATCCTGAGCGGCGTGTATTGAATAATAACATACCCTGTGGATATAGTGCTGGATCCGGTGCATCTAAATCTAGATGGTCACTTGTTAATAAACTAGTAATAGTTGGAATTGGATCATTTACAGGATCAACGTTACCTGCATTTGCCCAACGTGCATCAGCAAATAATAATCCATTTGAACTTGTTTGGTCTGTCTTATCAATCAATACCCATTGATCCACAGAACTAACTGATTCCCAACGATATAGCATTGGATAATTTTCTAGATCACCTGAATCAATCCATAAATCACCATACACTAATGCTGTACTATCAGATTGTGTTGTAGGGGCCGTAGCTGATACGATCGGTCCTGCTGGGTCTGTACTCGGAGAACCACTATTAGAAGGATGTCCATTGCTATCAAAGTTTACGTTTCTGTAACCTTTCCATACACCGTTCTTGTTGACCATAATATCAACTGAGCTTGGTGTGCTATAGAACCATTTTGTTCCATTAGCTGGATTCTGTACTGGCGCACCTTCGTTTGCAGTATAAGTTAACAATTCCCAATTAGATATTTGCAATGCATAACTAAAGTTAGGAGTACCACTCTTATATGCAACTGATACAATAGCTCCTGAGTTTACTCCGGTAACAGTTACTTTTAAATTATTTGAACTTGACAGTCCACCCAACTGTGCGTAAGAAATAGTAACTTCATCTCCTACAGTATATCCGGTTCCACTAGAAGCACTTATAATTTCGTAACTAGTTCCTACTTTAATATTAAATGAAGCACCGGATCCACCACCATTAGTAGCAGTAGGACTTGCTCCTAAATTATAGTAAGGAATAATTGGTCCAGCACGTACACTTACGTCTAATGGAGTAAAAGAATCATCATAAAATCCTAATTCTGCTAATATACCGGTAATTAAACCATCATCGCCTCTTTGGTCTATAATGATTTCACCACCTAATGTATGAGTAATCTGTAATGCACCATCAGTTGTAATGCTTGCAGTTGTATATGGAATTTGTGCAAGTTGCCAATCATTTACAAAAGAAGCAAGAGTTGTATCCGAATTATAGAATGTACGAGAAATTCCAGGTAAGCCATCGCCTACTACTTCACCAGGTGCACTTACATATACTGTTAATTTATTTCCAGATGTAAGTGTTGGGTCTGCGATAGGAGAAGTAAATACCGTTGGTCCTGTTGCAAATCTTCTCAATAAACCTAAAGGTGCATCTGTATAATTATTATTAAAACAATATTTACCAAATACGGTACCTACTGGAATTGCTTTTCCACCTGTACTGTCTAACGCTGAAATAGCGTCAACATCATTGCGATAAAAAGAAACATTGGCGCCGGACCATGATCCTGTAGTGGTACTATATTCTGATAAAGCAAGATTTAAACCTTTTCCTGCGGCGCTTGTTTTAATCCAAACACTTCCGGTTGGGTGTGGGAATGCTTGACTAGCTGTCCATAATGGCATTCTTGCACTTGAACCGTATACTACTTCAGGTGCATTATACATTTTTTCAGTAATGCCTAAATCATCCAAAACAGTACTACCGGCAACACTAATAATTCTAATATAATTCATAGTAGTTGTTGGATAATTAGAATATATATTAAGTTTTCCATCAATAACTGCTGCATTTAAATAACCGTCATTCAAGTTATTGATTGCTGTTGCAAGACCGTCAACTGTATTATTAGGTGATGCTGGAACTGTGACAGTTCTATCGCCGGAGCCGTTGTTATTTAATTTAAATGTATGTCCTGCTGTCAATCCAGGATTTGATGCTGTTCCAGAAACTGTTGGAATAACACCACTCCAAAAGCGACTGCCCAAAGTAACCCAAATATTACCAACTGATTTTAACCAATATGTTGCCGGTGCGTTTTGCATTGAAATTATTGCATAGTCACCTACATTTCCAATAGTATCTAATGGAAAGTTTGATTCTGTCATTTGATCGGCGCTAGTAATGACTATCGGAGATTTTTCAACAAACAAACCAGTTGTTGCATTAAATTCATAGATACCCCATGTAGAATTAGTTGTATCTAACCAATATGCACCATCTTCTGCTTCACCTGATGGTCTAGAAACTGAACCTACTAATTCAGCTAAGTCAATATCTGCTCTTACAATATAGCAACGATTAGTCAAACCCATTAACGAATAAGCAGCCAATAAGCCGTATTCATTTAATTCATATCCATGAATTGGTGTTCCGTTTGTTGTTTTGTAAAAGAATGGATTACCGAATAATGTTGTTAAGTCACGCTGACTTGTTACTTGGTACATTTTATTTGCATTTGCTTTTGTTGTACCTGCCGCAACTGCGGTTGCTGCCGCATTTGCTTTGCTTTGTGCTGATGCCACAATTAATAGTGGGACTGAATTTGATGCTGCCGGTAAGTATTGACTTTCATCAATGATGTTTACTTCTACACCTGCTGATACTAGTGCCATGTTATTTTTCCTTTATGTTATGATTATGAGGGTTAACGCCCTAACGTACTAATATTTAGTGTAAATGGTAAAAAAGTACCAATTACCGTGCCTTCGAAGGTTCCTAGCTAAATACTTAATGAGACCTATCTGCAAAACATGTGGTAAGAATAACACAGCCGTAAACTATAAACGTGACGGTGTGACACATTATCGTAGTATGTGTGATGAGTGTGGTCGTAAGAAAAATAAACTTAAACCAAGAGAGCCTAGTTGGAAAAAGTCAGGGTATAAGAAAAAAGCCACATGTGACTTATGTGGCTTTAAAAGTTTATATCCTAGTCAATTAACAGTCTTTCATATAGACGGTAAATTAGAACACACTGAGTTTACTAATCTACGTACAATTTGTTTAAATTGTGTAGAAGTTGTCAAAAGAAAAGAAGTTAATTGGAAGCGTGGTGACTTAGAAGTTGACTAAGTGTAGCATGTAAATCATCAATTGACCCGTTATTATCAATGTAATGGTCGTATTCTAATCCTACACTAGAATATTCACTAGCATGAATTTTAGCCTTATCTAATTTAGCTTTGCTTAGTGACCAAAGACTATTTCCGTCAGGACCCTTATTGTATGCCTTGGCAGCATCATACCAATCAGGGTCAGGACCTCTGTTAGCTCTTAATGTAATTCCGCCTGCATTTTTGATAGCATTAACTTCATTGGGGAACCTACAATCAGTGATTACAATATCGTCTTTAGTTTGACGCAATTTGTTCTCTACACTTGCCACCCAGATATCATCATGGAAGTTAGCACGACAAACTTCTGTACCCCATTGCTGTAGTATCCATCTTGGGGTGAGTTCGGGTATACCTAATCGGGCACCCCACCAAGGATCAACTTGTTCACGCCATTTACGGCTAGATTTAGTTGTACCTTCTAGCATATCTCTGTCCCAGCCAAAGACATTTGCTACTGCATCCTTGAGACTGGATGCAAAACTTATTCGTTTAAATTTATGATTAGTTACTAGATAGTCAGCAATTGTATCTTTGCCGCTTCCAATTAATCCTGTCACTCCTATAATCATACGATCTCCTGTAGTACTAATTGTATTACTAACGTATGACATATGCTAGTATTTAGGTTAACCTTGTACCCAAGTTAGTGGCTGACTATAGTCCACATATCGTTTCAAATCTTCTATCAATGCGGCTTGCATTTCTTTAGCTTCTGATTTTAATGTACCACCATTTAATTGAGTACCACCACCCGGGCCTGCAATGCTAGCAAACTTTTCACGTGCTTCACCTAAAATATATTTCAATTGGCTAAGTGTCCAATCTCCGATCCAAACACCACTACCCGGATCCTGAAGTAAAGTAGATTCTGGTTTCTGAATGTCAGCCCAAATTAATATCTTTTCACCACTGCCTTTAATGTGTCTTACTAATCGGATTTCTTTAGTTACATTATTGAATGTGTAGATAACATATCCACCAAACATACGTGCAGCCAATTCAACATATCCTGCATAAAAGTCATAAGTTGCTAACCCACCTGCGGAATTGTAATTAAGCAAATATGTGTTAAGAATGGCACTACTAAATGGGTCAAAACTGCTTCCAGCAGGTCCTGTTTCTAACCCAACAGTACGGCGGAATACTTGTCTTACATTAATAAATTCTTTAGGAAGTGTGTAAACATCCTGATCCACATGTAGTTCTAGCAATGTGTAAGATTCTTCGGTCGCATTTTGTGCTCGTTGACGATATACTTGTACCGCATATTTGTATGCAGCCTCAAAATGTTCAGGATCTAATTCAACGTCAACTATACCTTCACCCATACGAAGGCGTAGATTTCTAAATAATTCTTCTTTTAATGCGTCTAAACTAGTTGATTGCAGGATTGCCATTGTGTTCTCCAGATATTGTATTTATCTGGAGAACTTGGTATGTTAGCGAAACTCAAATAAATCAGTTGCTAGCATATCAGCAGTGCCTAAAAGTTTTTTCATTCCTGAATTTGGAATACGCATTGCATAACTTTTACTTGTACCCTTTTTATTCGGTTTATGTTCAAGCACACCGTACTGTCCGCCTGAGATAGTCTGACCGGTAATAATTTCACCCTGTACTGTAAGTTCAGCCCTACAATCTTCGTATGCTTCCTCAAGATGTTTCTGAATTTCAGGATGTGACAAATCGACAACTTTACCAGATGCACTTGCATCCTCTCTGATGGTAACACGATATTGCTTTTGAAGTTTTTGTTTAAATGATGTTTCATTCCAAGGCGTGTTAATGATATCATCAAATTTCATATTACCTATAGTATGATGAGAATTAGTATTTGCTGACCTAGTTTTGATTTCAATGTCAATAGTAGGTAAATCGACAGTACCATTGCTATCTATAGGAAATCCCTGCTTCTTCATAGCTTGTTCAAGTATTTTACCATTAGTACCGTCATTGACTTTTGATGGGTCCTTAAAGGGTACTTTTGATAAATCTACCTTAAGACTTTTAATTTTTACTTTGTTATTCATACATCCCCTGCCTTTCTATTTTCACTGTTAAACACGTTAAACTCACCACCGGGATATCGTGCTTTAAGTTTCTCTATGTTCTCGGCAATAACATCATTAGGATCTAGGCGAAGTGCCCTGCAAGCATTGATCCAGTACCACATGATATCACCTAGTTCACGTTTCATATGGTAGACATTATCGTCAGTTAGGGGCTTACCTTGAAAGAAAATCTTCTTAGGAATCTCAATAAACTCACCTGACTCGGCTGCTAACCCTAGGCAAGCAGTAAGCAATAACGGGACGTTGATATCAGGCCCATGTGTGTCAGTAGCAGAATTAAAGCTACCGTCTATTTCATCTAACCGATTCATAAAGGTCGTCAAGTCATTACTAGGTTGACTGGTAACAGCCTTTACAAAATCACTATATTTGTTTAAATCTACACTCATACTAAATCCTTAAACATTTGTTTTGCCCCTCGTTCACCTAGATGGTAAACAAAGATTTCGCTTACTCGTTGCAACATCGCACAAGCCATCATAAGCTGGTCCTCTTTGTCATCGCACATAAGTAATTGTTGTTCGACTGGAGCCATTAACTCCGTCATCCTTTCTTTTATATTATCATTATCCATTAGAATGCTTTCAAAATAATCATATTCTCATTGAACCTACCATTAGGCGCAGTTGCTACTGCTTTAATCTCTTTAAAGTACTTACGTGCCGCAGGCTTGCTACCCATTAGTTCTTTAATCTGCTCACCCGGCTTACGCAATGTTTTGACTTCACTTGTATTGCTATCAAAGCCTAGGATCGTATTACCCTTAACCGTAAAACACTTGCTATACTCGTCAGCAATGTAGTGATGCATCTTACGCTTTGCAGTATCATAGACCCATGCCTCACTTGCACCATGCAACTTAGTTGGATGCACACTAATCAAGTCAAGTTTGTTAACTGGATCTTTGAATTCTTTCAAGTACTTGAGTTTAGCAACAATTTTCTCAACAGGAACTGCCTTGCGTTTGCGAGGTGCTTTGCTTGCTTTCTTAATTGAGATATAACTGTTCAAGTCACCTAGGACACTATCTACAAATTTGATAAGATTACGTACCTGTACTTTGCCTAAGAATGCATAAGCCTCGTTCAGGTCTTTATCTTGACCCTCGGATAGTTCGTTGAATTCTTCTGCTTTGCGTTTCCAAATCTCAACAATGATAGGGATATGTTGAGGCATGACATTGAATTTTGCAACAATGTCAACTGTCTTTTGTGTAGTCTTACCTGTAGTCATGTACTCGTCAAGCAAACCTTCAAGTTCACCTGCGGCTTCACCTGCTTTTTCACGCATCAATTCCTGAATGTTAGGACGATTGCTAGGTGCTACTTCTTTTACTACTTCTGGTTTATGAACCAGTTTCATTAGTCGGGAGATTTCGTTTTCTAGTGTAACTGATTCATGTTCGTTCAGTTCAAGACCACGCAAACTCATACGTGCTAACCAGCACAATGTCATAATGTATTCAGATTCATGTACCTTACGCAAATACTTAGCATCTGCTGTTCGTTCATGGCTATCTAAGTATTGACATAATAGTTCTTTAGCGTCTTTTTTACCGTAGAACCTATTGTACCAAGTGAAACTATTAGTCAATGCAAGTTTCCTACCATCACTATCAGGTTGCAACGGGAAATAGGGCTCTTCGCCCATGTACTTCATATCAGCATCTTTTGGGTTCAGTGCTTTAACAAAGTGGTCTGCTGTTGCTTTGGGTTTACGTGTTGCCATAGTTACTCCTGTTACGATTTCATTATTATATATGATTGTCCAATTATTGTCAAGCATTTTGTAAGGTAATACTTTTGCTTTAGGAATGCGATAAATACACTATGCCAAGATTATCCTTATACCGCGAGAAAAAATCCAATGATTATAAGTTCTTTGACAGAGTTATCAAAGAGCAATTTACTGTAGGTGGAACGGATTTGTATGTCCATAAATATATGGGTATTTCGAATCAAGGACCAAGTGCAGACTTATCACAACCTCAACGTAGCATATTAGACCCCACTAAAATACAAGATTTGTTATTCTTAGAAAATCGTGACCGCAATTATGCCCCTGATATCTATCGTCTACGTGGTCATTATAATGTACAGAATTTAGACTTTGACCTAAGTCAATTTGGATTGTTCTTAAACAATGACACGATATTCATTACCATTCACTATAATGAAATGATTGACTTGATTGGTCGTAAATTAATGGTAGGTGATGTATTAGAGTTACCGCATTTAACTGACTATCATCCATTAAATGAAACTATTCCTACAAGTTTACGCAGATATTATCAAGTAACTGATGGCAATTTTGCAAGTGAAGGATTCAGTAGTACATGGTATCCGCATCTGTGGCGCATCAAGTGTGAGCCGTTAGTTGATAGTCAAGAATTTTCAAGTATACTTGAACAACCAATTAATAAGGATACATATTTAGGAGTATGGGATAAATTAAAAACGTATGTTCCTGGATATGTTGTTACTTATGGTGATAAGAATTATACCACAATTACCAATGTTCCAGTTGGAACCCCGTGTACTATATTTGATGAGGCCACTCAAACATATATTCCTAATGCACCGTATTGGGAATTAGACACTGCTGACAACTTGAAAGATATTTTGAGTAGATATAACACAAACATTGCAATTAATGATGCGGCAATTGCAGAAGCTAAAAGATTATTGCCTAAATCAGGATATGATAATAGTAATCTATATGTTGTTCCTACTGATGATAACGATGAACCTATAAGTGCAAATAGCATTGTAACATTAAAGGGTGCCCCTGTCAGACCAGAAGGTACTATTGAAGAAATTATTTCACGTGGACAAAATTACTTTGTTGTAAGAGTTGGGGCAGGTGCATTAAAAAGTATTTGGGATATGACCGCTGATGCTGATGACACTAAATTAGCAGAGTTTGTAAAAATGAGTTTGAAAGTTGCAAGAACAAAACCAAAACAAACAGAAACTGGTTCAGGGCAAGTTAAAGGTGATTTAGTATTATCAGTAAAAGCATTGAGTGCAGTCACTGGTCCCTATGGTACAACAGATAACGAATATAGTGAAGCCGACCAGAACCCAATATTAGATGGATTCACTGGTACAATTATTCCTGATATCATGGACTATCGTGCTGATAGTGATCCAAGATTCCATTATGTTGCAAAAAGCAGTCCAAGAAGTTTTGGATACTCAGGTGGCTACATGGTTGGCACAGGAGCTGCACCTAATGGTACTCCAACAGGTGCAGGTATTACATTCCCTTCTAGCCCAATTAAAGGTGATTACTTCCTAAGAACAGATTATTTACCGCAACAATTATTCCGATGGGATGGTAGCTTGTGGGTTAAGATTAGTGAAAACGTTAGAACTGGATCAGCATTAGGAAATGATGATGCAACAATGAGAGCATCTTTCATTAACAATACCAATGTAACCACATTAAGTGACGGAGTTACAACAATACCAGAACGTCAATCACTTTCACAGATATTAAAAATACAAACAGATTAAGGTTTATAATGGCACAGTTTTTCTTTGATAATCAGATACGTAGATTTTTAATTCAGTTTGCAAGAATTTTCAGTGACTGGCAAGTAACTAAAGGTAAAGACCCTGCAGGTAATGACATTCTAATCCGTGTACCAATTCAATATGGTGATGCTAGTAGAATGGCACAGGCGCAAATAAGTAATAATAGTGCAAGTAGTTTACCAAGTGCACCGTTAATTACATATAATATCACTGGGTTAGAATATGACCAAAGTAGAACACAAGATCCTTATTTTGTAGATAAATTGTCAATCAGACAACGTACATTCAATCAAGACACCGGACAATTTGAGCAAACACAAGGACAAGCATATACTGTTGAAAGACTAATGCCTGTACCATATAAACTAAGTGTCAATGTAGATTTTTGGACTACAAACTATAATCAAAAATTAGAATTAATTGAGCAGTTAGGTGTACTATTCAACCCTGCATTAGAAATTCAAAGTACAGATAACTTTATTGATTGGACTTCATTATCAGTTGTTTACCAAGATGGGTTAACTTTTAGTAGTCGTACTATACCCCAAGGGTCAGGTAATCCAGTTGATATTATGAGTTGGAAATTTCACATGCCTATATGGATAAGTGGTCCAGCCAAGATTAAGAAATTGGGAGTAATTCAGAAAATTGTTGCTAGTATATTTAAAGGTTCTGCACTAACAGATATGCAAGATAGTGATTTACTATTAGGAACAAGGCCTAAAATTACACCATATGGTTATAAACTTTTATTATTAGGTGATACACTACAAATTTTACCTGCTGGCACTCCGATAGATGGAATCAATTTATCTATGCAACTAAATGAAAATGCAGATAGTTCAATTTATTGGTCTGCTTTTTTAAATGTATACGGTACTGTAACAAATGGAATTTCACAAATATGGTTAGAAAATCCATATATGGATACTGATATTGTAGGTACTATTTCTATAAATCCAACAGATGATAGAATATTATTATTTGATATCGATACTGATACACTGCCACAGAATACATTAGATCCAGTAACTAGTATCATCAATCCGCAAACAAAAGGACCCAATCATGGACTACCGGCTCCTGTTAATGGACAAAGATATTTGTTAGTAGATGATATAGGTAATATTGACAATGAAGTTCCTGCTCTTGCTTGGGGAGATGTTGTTGCGTATGCAAATGATATTATACAATATAACAGTAGCACACAAAAATGGCAAGTTGATTTTGATAGTAGAAATACAACCACAACTGAATATGTAACCAATTTAACTAGCAGTGTTCAATATAGATATACCGATGGCATGTGGGTTAAGTCATACGAAGGTTATTATGAAGCCGGAGATTTTTCTATAGTCATCTAACTGTGATAAATCATAGTATGAAAGACAATACCTCAGCAGGAATCTTTTTTTACGCAAGTGATACACAAAGATTTCTTTATCTACTTAGAAATGATAATAAAAATCCAGGTAATTGGGGTATACCGGGTGGAAAAATTGAAGCAAATGAAACATTACTTGAAGGTGTTGAAAGAGAATGTTTAGAAGAAGTAGGTTTCTTTCCAAAGAATGCTAAACTAGTTCCAATACAAAAATTTATTAACAACACATTCACATATCATACATTCTTTTGTAAAGTAGACAAAGAGTTTATTCCAGTATTGAATGAAGAACATTGCGGGTATGCTTGGACTGACAGTAAACACTATCCTAAGCCATTACATCCTGGACTGTTTAACACAGTGAACTTTGATGTAGTACAAGACAAACTACAGAAACTAATAAAAAAAGCCGCATAATGCGGCTTTTTTGTTGATGCTTAATAATATTAAGTGTTAGCAATTTTAACAGTTGTGTTCAATGTTGCTGAACCAAATGTCCATTGTACTGCTGAATCAGTAGCAAATTGTGTGCCAGTACCTCTAGTAACAGTAGCCTTACGACCATTTAGTTTTGTTACAAAATATGTGCCACCTGCACTATCAGTAGCAGTGATAGTCATTTCGCCAATTGCAGATACCGCTGATCCTTTTAATTGGCAAATTGCAATACCATCTGCTGTTTTAACTTTGAATCTTCGTGCACCAACTTGACGAATAATGTCACCAATTTTAGATCCATTGTCATCAGTATCAGCATAAATGGTAATAGCATTTTCTTGATTACCTGCACTGTAAGGGATACCATTATCTGTAGTTAACACAGAAGTTCCTGCTGCCGTGCCACCACTGAATGTAGGAGCCGCATCAGAAACTGTCGAATACCCGGAACCCGTCTCACTCATTTCTACGCCACTAACACCATACGTGATAGTCAAGGTAGCACCTGTACCACCTGTTGGTGCAACTGTTGTTGATTTTGCTCCACTAGAGACACTAGTATAGTCACCTTGTTCAGCAACCGCAACAGTAGAAACTCCCCATGCAGTGATGTTAACTTGTAAATTAATACCGTTATAGTCTGAACCGGCTGCAACTTGAGTCTTAGTCATACCAATTGTATTGCTCGGTAATGCACCACTTGTCCACACACCACCGTTAACAATAGAAACTGCTGTGGCTGTACCTGTAGTTGAGGCTGTTACACGAACTCTTAATGGAGTTGCAAAACCAGCAATAGCAAATGTAAACTCGTCGCCCACATCGTTTGCTGAACCACCGTTGTTGAGTGTGATACCTACTACTGTTAAACCAGTAACACTGAATGTTGCCGGTGTAACTACACCAGTACCTGTTGGTAATGTCAATACATCAGCTAAATGATAGCCAGTACCAGCCGCTGTAGCAACAGCAGTCAATGCATGACCGTGTACTATACCAGTAGCACGTACTGCACCAATACCTACTAAATCAGGATCGCTGAATGTTACTGTGGGCAACGCAGAAGTATATGTACCTTCTGTATTGATTGTAACACTTGCTACACCTTCACCACCAATGCGGTCATCACTGTAGTTTTGACTGTTTGATAAACCACCTGTTGTTTGGTCGCCACCAGTACCGATGTTACGATTACCAAAATATTTTTTATTTAAACTTTTTGCCATTTTATTTTTCCTTAAGCGTTAGTTATAGATACAGAGACACCGTTTACTGGGGCACCAAATGTCCATGGAACACTTGAATCTGTAGCAAACTGAGTACCACCGTTAGATGCTTTGCGAACAACTGTGCAACGATGACCACCTAGTTTCTTAACCCAATATTCCCCACCGGCACTGTCAAAAGCAGTTAAGTCCATTTCACCGGCTGCGTTTGCAACACCATCAGTTACTAGTGAACAAGTCATAACACCGTCTGCTGTTTTAACCTTGTAACGGCGTGCACCAACTTGACGAATAATATCAGCTACTTGGCGACTTCCACCTGTTACATATGCGTAAGGGATGATAGCATTTTCTTGATTACCGGCACTGTAAGGAATACCGTTGTCTGTAGTCAATACGATTGTACCTGCTGGTACTGTACCATTTGTTGTACCTGGCTTAGTAAATGTAAATGTTTCATTACCTGTATAACCAGATCCTTTTTCAGTAATAGTTACTGTAGATTCTTTAACACGGAATGCAATGTCAACTAAGAATGTTGACGCTGTACCTGATCCTGCAATTTTAGTTAAAGTAATACCAACTGTATCTTTTGGAATGTCTGCAAGTGCTAGAGCATCACCCCGAGCCGCACCGGTTGCTATTACTGAGAACACAGCATTAGCACCTGACAAGTCAGTAACTTTAGCAATCATTCCTGGTACACTTGCCACACCAAATGTGTCGCCAACTGCTAAGTTAGTTTTGCCTGCACCAGTTCCTACGCTTTCAACTTCAAATTGTGCAGTGTAAGTTGCTTGTACACCGCCTGGAATTGTCGGAGCTGGCAGTGCTGTTAGTGCTGTCAACACTTGAACGTTACTGTTGCCTTGGAATGAACCAAGTGTTGACCAGTTGATACTAGCAATGCCTTCGCCACCAATTCTGTCATCACTATAATTTTGACTGTTTGATTGATTACCAGTAGTCTGGTCACCGCCGGTACCAATGTTACGGTTACCAAAATATTTTTTGTTTAGATTAGCTGCCATTTTATTTTTCCTTTATATTATGGGCGTTCTAGGCCTACGCAGTGGCTTACTGCGTAAACTCTCATTCAAGAGCGAACATTGTATTTATCTTTTTTTGGGTATTAGAAGGAGGTATCGTCTAATAAGACTCTAGTCCAAATGTCAGTTACATTATCAACGTAGTTACTTCTGCAATAATACATATACATATTGTCAAATGCTATTGTTCCTACTGTGTCTCCGGCAGCACCATAGCTATGTGTAGGTGGAGTTCCACCGGCAGAGATTAACATCTTACCTACTGTTGCAGTACCTGATACAGTCAAGCCAGTTAATGTACCCAAACTAGTAATGTTAGCCTGTGCATTAGAAGTTACTGTACCTGCTTTAGTGGCAGTTGTTGCAGTACCTGAACTATTTGCATACGTAGCATTTGCTATATTATTAGGAGTACCCCAACTTAATGCTGTGCCGTTAGTAGTTAAGAACTGTCCATTGTGTGTAGATTGTGCGGGTAATGTTGTACCGCCACCTGATGATGTAGTCCAAGTTAAGTTACCTTGACCATCTGTTGAAAGTAACCCACCGCTCATCCCACCTAGTATTGAAATATTGGCTGCATCACCTAATTTTATTTTAATGTTTGCAGTTGGTCCAACATTTGCGCCAGTCCAATTAACTACACTATTAGCAACTGATGCATTGCCATCAAATACTAAAATTTGACCTGTTCTCGGATCATTTAAACTTACAAATGTATTGCTTGATCCTGCAATTTGTGTAAAAGGTATTTCTGAAACTTCAGTAAGAATTTCAGTCTGAGTTGTCATTTCATTCTCAGCAACAGGAACTAATACAGGATCGTTTCCTATATAGACTTTTTGTGCGTCTGATGCAAATCCAATTTCCCCCGTGTCTAATTGAGGCAAATCTACATTTGCACCTACTCTGTGAATTATTTTGCTTATTTGTACGATGGCCATAGTTTAATCTTCGGTTGATTAAACTATTTATCACGATTTACAGGAACTTCGTATAGAACTGCTCACATCGTTTGAACCACATGTCTGTGTACTTGTCAAATTCAGCACCCTCAACAATGAATTCCTGATATTCATTGGCTGCTGAACACATGAAAATAACACCTTTGCGTATCTTTGTCCCGTGTACTTCATTATGTGCATTAGCATACGCAGTCAATTGAACAAAGTAATCATCAATCCACTCACGTTTCTTGGGCTTATTTGTCTGCTTGTGATCCATGATTGCTTCTGCATTATCATGTATCCCACATAAATCAGTAGTACCAGCATATATTGAGGGGAAATACAAAGGAACTTCTGTACCCCAGTATTCATTACATTTAGATAGTCCTTGTGCAATGATGCTTGATGCCATTGCATGACTCTGTATTGAATATGGATTACTGCCGGGTGTACCTATCTCGCCTGTTTTGATGTAATCTTCAAGCCACTTGTGCATACGTGTTCCGCGACCTGCGGCTTCAGTAGTTATCTCTTGTGCTTTTTGAGCACCAACTCGTTTACGCCACTCCATCAATGCTTTTTTAGATTCTTCTGATTTAGTAGCATCTAGTATTGTAGTGACTGATGGTAGCTTATTTCCATCGGGCGTTGCATATCTACGACCTTCTGGTGTATCAATGCGCTTGATTGCTTCGTATTTAAATTTGTTGGGGTTATACATTATAGTCGATTATAGTGAATTATAATCCAACTGTCAACTGTATTTGGTTACTTGACTTGTTTGTTAGCCATTTGTTGACGAATCTTTTCATTTTCGTCAGGACCTTGTTCTTGTCCTTCTAAATCATTTTCTTGGCCTCTGAAAATAACTTTATCATCACTAACATCTGCAATGATATTTTTTAATGGTTCTTTTTCAACAATGTCAAACAAATCTCTTTTGTCTAATGAGATCCCGTTTTTATTCAACACAGTTAAGAATTCGTCAGCGGTCATAGGTTCAGTTTGTGTAGAAAGTTGGCTAGCTACTGCAACCAACTTTACACGCAAAGGATCTGCATCACTGAATTCAAATAAGCGCATGTTTAACGCTTGGCTCTGCCTACTGCCGGAACAGGTTCTTCTGGTTCTTCTTCAGGCATCTCAGGAGCTGCCATTGCGTCAGCACCCATTTCTTCTCCACCCATGTCAGGAGCCATTTCATCGCCGCCTGCTATTGGATCTGCACCCATGCCATCATCCATACCAGCGCCCATCTCATCACCCATGCCAAAGCCACCATCTTGACCTGTCACAACGCCTAATGCGCCTTGTAGACCTGTCTTAGATTGTGTTAGTGCGGCTTGTAATGAAGTCAATGCCTCTGATACTTGGCTACTAAATTGTTCACCTTCACTTGTACCAAACTCGCTGTTAACACCGTCAACAACTGCTGGTAATTCTTTTACTAGCATATCACTAACTTGTTCAATCATCTTCTGCATTGAATCAACCATTTCTTGTGCGGCTAGAACAACTTGAGATTTTTCAACTTCTTCGTTCTCGACTACAATTCGTGGATTATACATTGGAAGTGATTTCAAATCACCATAGTGATGTGTTAATGCTTGTTCCATGAATACAAGTTTCAAGTAAGCAGGATTTTGCTCTCCGCTCATTGATTTTTGTTTAGCTTCTGACATCAATCCTTTGACTTTCTTAAGCATATTCTTGGTCTCATAAAGACCTAGCTTATCAACATTGAAGGATGTGTTGAAGTGTTCTTTCAGTGCTTGTTTAGCGACTGAAGTTGGTTTAGCGTTAAATTCGGTTAGTTTCATAGTTTTTCCTAGAGTACTGATAATATATTTATCATTGGTTTAATTATTTTGCGGAGTTTAGTGCAAATTGTTTGTGCTGCCAAGCATTGGCTTTCTCTACAAACTTCTCTAATTCATCCAATAAATGCTGTTTCTTTAGCATATCTTCGTTCATTTTAGCAATGACGATAGTCTTAGTTTCCAAGTTTTTAATGGTTTTACTAAGTTTTTGACGAACTTTTAGGTTCTCAATTGTCCCGTATAATATGCTGTCCAAATAAAGTACACGGTTAGCATCAGTTACAGAATTTGTTTTATCTAATGTAATCCAAGTGACAGCGTTCTTTAATTCAGCAAATGTATAGGTAGTGTGAGTTTTATTCTTGCTCATTACATATCCCATATCATTCTTTTTTATAGAATATTCTCCATATAAATGATAAACACCAGCCGAATCCTGATAAACAATTTCTTTTTCTAATTTTGACAGTTTCTCTTTACTAAGCATTTTAGCTAAGATAGAGAATAATTTATCATTTTTATTACCCATGCTCAATTACCTCAAAATATATATTTCTTAATTCAGGACTAACATCTAAAAATGTCGGCAACTTATTTAATTCTGTTCCAATATGTATCATTGGTACACCATCACAATCTGTAAATAAATGTCCCAATTCTTCAGTTCCATTATTAAATACACTTCCAAACATCACAGTAAAATCAAACGTCCAGACCGGACAAGGTGTTTCTGATTCTAATAAAAATCCAAATTTTTCCGTATCAGTTAATGATATTTCATCTTTATGTGGATCAGTAATATCTTCAGGTAAACTACGTAATGAAATTACTTGGATAATTGTATCAAAATTGCATTGCGTATTTCTTTGCTTTTCCCACAGTGATATCTTTTCATCTACTGGAACAGGTGTATTTCTTCTATTTGTAATGCCTGTTTTTGTAATATCAAACAGGGTATAGCATCTTATTTTTAACGACATACACTATTTATAGAGGTAAAAAAGCCCGCAATAAAAGCGGGCTTTATGAGTCTATATTATTACGGTACTATAGGTGAAGCTGTTCCGCGATTATATGCTAATCTAGCCTGTTGATCCATTGATAACGGATCATGTGCAGTTGAAGAACCTACTGTTTCTTTTGAACCATTAAATGAATATGCTTGAGTATTTGCTTGTCCAATAGTTGCCATTACTTTAGCAACTTTGTCATAACTCTTACTCGCAACCGCTTGTTGTAACTCTTTCTGATATGCCCCGTCATTCCACTTATTTGTCACTAAATATCCGTCCACAAATCCACCAAGGTCAAACGGTTTACCATGTGTTTGTGCAATCATTTCATTATGTTTTATTTGATTAATAAACTTCTTACTAAAGATTTGTATTGCTCTGCGTTGCACCATTGATTGTGCTGGGTTTTTAAACCAGCTATATTTTGCGGCTGTAGGACCTGTTTGTGTCTGTGATGCAGTCGTTGGGGTAGTTTGTGTTGGGGTTGTTTGTGTTGGGGTAGTTTGTGCCTGTGATGAAGTTGATGGAGTGGTTTGTGTTGGAGTTGTTTGTGCTTGTGTAGAGGCAGTATAAGGGGACGGTGGAATAACTCTTCCGGGCACCTGATATGAACCGTTACCTGCAGCCATGGTAGTTGTTGCATTGCTAGCAGACTGCATGTTTGTAGGCGCTGTTGGAGCTGAAGTTGTAGGGGCTAGATTGGACCTTTGAGCGTTAGCATTGCGTCTTTTAGCGTTCATACTAGCTTGTTTACGGCGGCTAGCATTACCCTCATCTAATATAAATTCACTCGCTCTCATTATCTTTTTTCCTCAAACTTTTTGAGAATCTACCTTGGTCACGTGCTTTAATTGCACTTAGCAATTTTCTCTCTAAAATTTGAGCCTTTTCACCGTCATAATGCTTATTAATCATTTCTAATAAATTAATTGCACTGGTAATAATATTGTGGGCACGGCTTTCAATAATATGTGACGTATCACGATTATTGCCAATTGCTTCTAATTCTTCTAAAAGACTGCGAGTTTTTCGTTGCATTTTTGGTATAGATCCTAATAGTATTTATCAATTTTTGAGATTGTTAAGTAGTGCTTTTAATTTGCTACCCTGCACGTCTGCAACTACCCGTTTAGTTTCTTCAGGAATATAGATATTTTCCCCAACCACAGTTGACTGGGGCTTTAATTGATTCATAATCTCGTTAGGACTAGGGGCAGGACGATACTTCATTTGCTGATCTCCATGACCCTCAGGATCCTCGTCTGTAATTCTCATGGTTTCTACGTTATATTCCAAGTCAATTTTTTGACCTACACCAGTCGAACTACGACTTTTCATACACTGAATCTGATACTTACCGCGTTCACGCATACTACGACTTGTAAAGATACCAAATACGTTATCTGCTGTATTAATCTTACTGATACCACCTGCAATATGACTATGGTCAAACTCAATTTCTTCAACTGCACTACGATTCAACTGACTTGCAGTAACCATTAATACACCTAATTCTTTGGATAGGTTACGCAATTCTTCTGACACATACTTGTCTTTAATAAACTGGTCGTTAGGATTTACTTTAACAGACACGGGCATTACTAGATCCAGATAGTCAATCATCACAAAGTCAACTTTGATACCTGTTTGTATCTGTACTTCTTTCAAGTAACTACGAATATCGTTAACATTGCTTTGTGCGGGCAATCCTTTAACACGATAGTCACCTGATTTCTTACCTGCTAATTTAACTTTAAGTTCAGTATTATCAATATCTTTACGAATGTCTCTGGTACTCATCATAGTCAACATCGCATCAGTTCTAAGTGAAGTCAATTCTTCTGAGAGTTCCAATGAGATATAAACGCCACTCAATCCCATACCTAACCAATTCAGTGCAATGTTCATCATCACCAATGATTTACCTGAACCTGAACCACCTGCAAAGATATTCAATTCACCTCGACTAAAGCCACCATACAACAACCTATCAAGTTGCGGCCAGCCTGTGCTTTGTTGTCCACCTGCATTAAAGTATTTGTGCAATCGTCCTTTAGGGTCAGCAAAGTAATCTGTACCCATATCTCGTTGTAAACTAATCTGCACTGCTTCTTTGATTAGTTTCTCGACGGGACCAAAGTCACCCTTCTCTAACAAATCGGCTGCTTTGAGGATTGCTCGTTCTAATTCTTGTCTTTTAGTAAATGATTCAAATTCTTCTAAGAACCATTCAGTATGTTTATCACCGAAATCTTCAACCATATCAAGTTGAACACCTGTGGTCGCTACAATTTGTTTACTATCGGGTAGTAAACTATACTTCTCACTATATTCTATCATAAACTCTGCAACAGGTCTTAAAGACTTGTCAAAGTTCTGAGCATTCATAATATTCATTACCCTTGTATACAATTCTGCATTTGTCAGAATCATTTGTAAAAAGAGTTTTTGAATCTCTACGTTATATTCCTTTTGCAATTCAATTTCCTTTGTTTATTGATGTGTCATATTGACCATCAATCAAAATATATAACATACGACATACATTTGATGACCTATTAGCCCATGCATGGTTAGTACCTCGTTGTATTACAACTGCCCCTTTTTGTAAATCAACTTCTGAATCATCTAATACTAATGTAATCTCTCCTTCCATCACGATACTATAATCAATTGATTCAGTGACATGCATTAAGGGATGTGGTTTTAAAAATCTAAATTCTGTAGTCTCAGGTGGAATATCAGCAAATCTAATTCTTGTACCATTTTTTGGAGGTTCAAATTTTAATGGGCTGTTTGTAGGATCAATCCTATTATCAATTATTGCTGGCATTTCTGTAGTATTCCATACTTCGTGTAATACAAGACCTGGAATAATATCTAAATCAAAAACATTAGGCAAAGTTCCATTTGAAGTTATTATTGATTTACCCTCATTGTTGTGACCTGTAACCACACGATGAATCTTGGGATAAGTCATTCTATGGCCTTTAATAATTTACGCTTTTGCATTTCTATTTTAATTTTACTCATTGTAGCATTTTCTAATATACTTAGTAAAGTAGGCAATCTACCATATTTTACCACTGCATCATTCACATCTTTAACTGAGCTATCCCAATCAGGTAAACTAACACTATACCCAAACTCTAATGCTTTGTCACATATCTCCAGACCAGTCGCATCACGATCGGGTACAACGATTATTTTCTTATTCAATTGTGCTAGCAATTGTGCTTGTTCTGTTGATATTGTATTATGTGTTAAAGCACAACCATGAATGCTCAATGCATCAAAAATACCTTCAACTACGATACATGCTTGCCATTCTGGTTTCTGAAAATCATATCCAAATACATATCCTGCTTCTTGGTCATTGATATACTTAGGAATTCTGTTATCTAAAAATCTGCTCGTATGACCTACAGTTTTTCCCTTATATGTATAGGGGATAACAATTCGATTTGATTGTCTGCCCTTATCATTGGGTGTGACTACAAAGGGTAATATTGTTTTATCAATCTTTCTGTTTTGTAGATATTGTAAGAATACACTATGATTAGGATTATTGCTATCTAACAATTCACCGTCAGGTAATTCTCTTGCTTTAAACGAAATTGTTTCACGAACCTTTTTGGTATATGTAAAATCTAAAAAGTCTTTGTTGCGTAAACTTTCAAGACTCCAAAGTTGAATCTGTTCTATGTCAACACCACACCACAATAAGAATTGTTTTGCTCTTTCAGAAATAACTCTTCCCAAAGTAAAACTGCAACTATAGCTACAGTTAAAGCAATGGTATACCCAGTTAGTTTGTCCATCAAACTTAATACCACCTCTGAATCTATCATCAGGCCTATGCCCACGATGGGAACAACAAATTGCGTTGAAACTAGTCCAACCACCACTTGTTTGTTTCTTACGACCGGGTATTATTGAGAGTATATCAAACATCTGTGTTAGTATAACACAATGTCATTCATATTACAAGAATGATGGTTACTTATCTTACTAAAATCTGGTTAATTGTTCCGCCCGAACTATAGAACTCTACACGCAAACGAGGGAAATACCCTTCCACATTGATATAGTCAGTGCTTGTATAACCAGAATAAGATACTTCATCGCTGATGTAAAACCATTCAGTATCGTTACCGGATACAGATCCTTGTATTCGCAGTGTACCCATATAATCAGTAAGTTGTGTTTGGAACGTAAAGAATGATACATCATTTGGTGTGTAAGGTGAGCTATAGAATGTTACCGGAGCTTGTTCAGTTGGTGTAGTATGTACAGGTATATCCAATTGCTCAGAGGGTAGATACTTTGGTAATACACTATTAACTATGTCAATAACACCTCTGCCACCTGCACTATCATCCACAAATACTGGATACTCAAATGTACTTTCCGGAATAGTCAACGAATAATAACACAATGTTGCATCCATTTCTAATGTTTCACTGGAAAGTACCTGTAATGTTGCAATCCCAGTCAAAGGATATAATAGTGTTAATGCTTTCTGTAGTATAACTTCTGATCCATCATAACTCATTAATCTGCAATTAATTGTCTTTCCTGTGATATCAACGGGTTTTTGGTCTTGATTTAAAAACTGAAATTGCAGTTGATTGTCAATTCCTTTGTGGATTTTTAGATTTTTAGCATACACGGTTTGATATCTCCTAGGTGAGGATCCTGAATACAATACTACAGTTTGTCGGGGGATATAATAGTTTACTGAGGTAGAATACAAAATATTGGTCCTTTACTATATTTATTAAATTTAAATACATTGGGCAACCAAATATGATAAATAAATCCGAGAACACTAAAATAATGATTCAAAACGAATTCTTCAACAAACTAACTAAAAATCACCCCTTCATAACCATTTGTTCCTACGCAGGACAAGATTACGTTGGAATAGTACAAAATCGTGATGAAATAGTCACAACTATCTATGATTACGGGGCGATAGTTGATAACATTCTTAGGGAAAAGTTCTTAGAATTAGGTGATACATGGTGGTGGGAAAGTAATCGATTAGTACCCATCAATATGTTCTTAAAAGAAGAATGGATCATGTTCAAACCCTATCTTAGAACATTCAATAACAAAAGTCTCACTGTAGTTCATGGCCCGATATGCAGTATATTAGAACTGGCCAAAAGAAAATCAAAAAGAAAATCAATTACTCTCGTTAAGAGAATGTCCTAATTCTTCTAATAAGTTCATATGAACAACTACCAAGTGTGCGTAGGCAATAGCATGACTTTTCTTAAAGCTATACCCATCAATATTCTTCTCCCACACTGTCTCCGCAACTTCTTTCCAAGATAATCCAATTAAATGCTTTTTAGCAGGTCGAATGATTGCTAGCATCATAGCAAGTCTCGGTATGCTATTGATAGGTTCTAACATCTTTTGCATACTATAATAATGATTGCTCAAGTGAATTAATTGTTCCACGAATGTTTTGTCATTTAGTTTATCCCAATTAGGTTCACGCATCAATTCAATTAGATGCTGTTCGTCACGTACTTTATCATATACATGAACATTCAAAAAGTCTAGTTTGAGATACCCTCGTTGGTCTGCTTCACTATAGTCTATATTAGCCATGTCAAGTAATGCATCGTATGGAACTTCTGTTACATAGATACCTGTTGCATGTTTACGAATAGGGTTTGCTCTACGCATTGCCGCAGGAACATGAGATATATATTGTAAAATATTATCTCTGTTCCCGAAGTCAATATCAATATCAGACTGAAACTTCATTATATTTTGGTATGCAAACGTTTAGTGCTGATTCAAGGCTTTGAATTGGAAAAACAGATTCTAGTTTAACAGTGTTTAACACACAATTACTACGCGGTGCAACTACTGCTTTTGCAAATTCTTCTTTAGTAAACCATTCTTTCTTTAAACCAAGTTTATCTGCTAACTCTTTTGTTGTCGCCGAGCCATGATTGCAAACATTATACAATCCTTTTGGTATTGTCTTATAATTGTTTGCAAACTCAACTGCAACTTTAGCAACATCAGGAACATAACTTAAACTGTTTTCATAATCAATAAGTTTGTCGTAACGTGCTAACTTACTGAACAAATTCTTGGGGTCATGGTCATCGCTGAATGGCATGCGAATACGCAATAGATAACTCTTATTCATATAGGGCTCTAATAGTTTTTGTTCTAGTGCTTTACTACCGCTATAGAAACTACCATTATTAAAGTTGAAGTTAGGTTCATCTAATTCAGTGTAATGCTTTTCATACCCGGTATATACACAGCCACTGCTGATATGTACAATGGGACATTTCTCAGTTTGTTCTAAGAACAATGGATACAACACATTGCCATCAATTGTTTCTTGTTTGTAAATCTCACACGCATCCACGTTAGGCACACCAGTAAACCCGGTAGCATTAATGATTGCTCGTTTGCCAGGTGGAACAGGATCAGTATGTCTAATCCATGTGTGTTCTAAATTTTGTGCTTGTAATTCTTTTTGTATCGCTTTACCGATATATCCATGTCCAATAAGTACTATCATAGTTGTCCTTTATATCTTTCTATAATTTCTGGGCTATGCTGAGCCGGTGCATTTGCACTTGTGTCTTTTTGTTTTTCCAATTCATAAACACGCTTACGCAATTCACTAGAACTGTAATTGTGTTGTCTCTTATGATAATGCAATTCAATGCTATTGTCAATACAATATTGCTTTCCGGTAAAATCTCTATTGAGATATTCTTCACTTAGGAAACGAATATTAATAGTTTGGGTCATTAACATTTGTAGTAAATCGTATTCAGTTGAGTATACCAAAATCTCATCAACATACTTACATGCCTGCAATTGCACATAGCGTTCATATACACTTTGACATGGTTTGTTTTTAACACCCGGTCTATCAATTGTGGGATCAACTTGTAGTGCAACTATTAAATAGTCGCACAATTCTTTTTCCATCTTTAACATTGTTACATGTCCGGCATGAAACAAATCAAAACTGCTACAATTAAATCCTATTTTCATTTTTATACCATTCTATTGTTTTTTTCAAACCTACACCTAATGAATGTGATACATTCCAATCTGTGTCACGTAATACTAAACTGATATCAGTACTATATCTCATATCATGTCCCGGTCTATCATTTACGTATGTAATTAAATCAGTACTTGATTCCATCAAATTCAATATTTGTTTAACCAAATCAATGTTTTTGATTTCACAATCGCCACCAATACAGTATCTATCTTGCTTGTTGTCTAGCTGAGAAATTTTATAAATTGCATCACATGTATCTTCTACATAAATCCAATCACGAACCTGTAAACCCTGACCATACACCGGAATACTTTTATTCTGTAAAATATTAGAGATTGTTTTGGGAATCATCTTTTCAGTGTGTTGATATGGTCCATAGTTATTACTGCTATTAATAATAACACCCTTCATACCGTATGTGTTTTTAAACGCGGTTACAAAATGTTCAGCACTTGCCTTACTAGCAGAGTATGGATTATGAGGATCAATTTGTGATTGTTCATTGAACTTATATGGCTCTGCAACTTCTCCAAATACTTCATCAGTTGAGATATGTATGAACTTAACATTTTTATTACGGAAATAATTCAATAGATTGATAGTACCGTGAATGTTTGATTTTACAAAAGGTTGAACATCGTTTATTGAATTGTCTACGTGACTTTCTGCGGCAAAGTGATAAACTTCTGTAAAAGAAAATCTATCTAATTCTTTTAAAGAATGTTCGTCTGCAATATCAATAACTGCATAGTTAACTGATAACTTCTTCAATGCTTCTGGATTGCTTGCATAGGTTAATTTGTCAATGACAAATATATCTTTTTTCTTTTCTAATAAGTATTTGACAAAGTTCAAACCAATGAACCCAGCACCGCCTGTTACTAATATCATTTTTTACTCTCCACTAATCCTGCTTTTATTAATTTCATATATGCTTTCTGTACAACAATAGCCTGCCGTTCAGCATCTTCTACTGCCTTGTGACTTGTAACATGTCCACCGTCTTTTAGACTTACTCCAGTAATATCAAATAATGTTCGTGTATCTCTTACTGTATAGAAAGCCCAGGGTATTGGATTAGGTCTAGTTGATGTTTGTCTTAGTGCTGACTCCATGACAACAACGTCAAAAGGTGCACCATGCGACCACACAGCACGACGGTTCCAACAAAACTTATATAGTTTCTCCATACAGTCAGATAATGATTCACGTCCAGAATCTCCCATAGCTTCTTCTTGTGCAGCCACACTTTGAGTACTCCACCAACGCAATGTATCTTCATTGATACTACGGTTGTAGATTTCAGTTTGATCCTCAATAGTAGGTCGTAGTTCTAATCGTTCTACTACACCAGAGCCTTTAGGATCGAATCGTACAGCACCGATAGTAAGTATAACACAATCAGGTGTTGTGTTCAAACTTTCAATGTCAATCATCACATCGTTTGCCATATTATTGCCACCTTAATAGAAACATCATAAAGTCTGATTCTTGTAAAAAAGTTATACTGTTTGAATCATCAATATTATCAGTCCAACGAACTGCTTCTAACTTTTCATTGTATCCAGGCTTGCCGAATGTTTTCTTACACCACTTCTGCATATCTTTGTTGGTGTGTTCAATACTGCGAACCCAACTCACAGTATAGAATGTGGTAGCTGAGCCAGGATAGATATATTTCTTTTGAGTTAGTTCCATTAGTTTTTCCACATCTCATACATAAATTTTAACTTATCGTCCCATACCTCAATTATTAATAATTCACTTATCCACATAAAGTCCCAGCCTGAACCACGATGCCCCATATTTCTACGACACCATTTAATATGTTCATTAGGATAACCTTTGTGATGGCGATAATCAATTTTATAAATGGTCTTACTACCAGACGTAGTTACTTCACTGCGGTCAAAGTTTGGCGCCTGGATAATAGGTGAAATATAAGTGTATGCGTTTGTTGTGGATATTGCCATTATTGATATTTTAGTGTAAACCAGGTTGCAAGTGATTCTTTATAGAATTTGAATACAGTGTATCTATTGTACACGTTATCTCCACTCCAGTCATTAAAAACGGGCTTATGATATTCAAAATCAAATTCAATACCTTGAAGATATCCTTTACTACGCAACTCACGTACTATTTCCATAATCTCGTTGGGTTGTTTATCTATTAAAGTTACAGTTATCATTGTGGAAATTTTATTAAAAAGAAACTAGCATAGCTTTCATTTTCAAATGTAAGAGTCCAATATCTATTAGATACTCCCGGATCCCATTGTTGTTTTGCTAACCAGCCCTGTCCACCGATACTGTTATGAATATAATGCAATCTAGGCCCAATATTTTTTACTAGCCATCGTTCTTCCCATGCATCTAATCCATTTTTAAGTTTGATAGTTATAGCCATCTTATTCCCAGCGCATCCTAAACCAAAATGCATCTTTGTTGTCACCAAAATGATAATCCGCTTCTGACCTACCCTCATCTTCAACGTCCCAATGCCAAGTTTCACTAAGATAACTCTTACAATGTTCTCTAGCCCACTGTGCTGGAGTTTCTTTATTATGGGATCTAAGTGGTAGTGTTATAGTATGTCTCATTGCCACCTCAACACAAATAAAATATACTCTTGTTCACACAAGAACTTGAATCTAAATGCATCACCTTCTCCGCCTTCTACAAAGATCCGCGGATGCTTGCGTTCTTCACGCAACCAGTGACTTGCTTTAAAATAAGTTTGATAATCAGGTACAGTAGCATAAATCCATTTGTTGCGCCTACATTGAGGCTTGTGACGGCAAAAGTCTTCCTGTGTTAGCGTGGTAGTTTCCGTCATTGCCACCTCAGCAAAAACCATTCACAATCTGGTTTGTCTCTAAACCAAAACTTAGCATTGTTTGCATACCATCTATCTCCGGGAGTCCATACTCCAGGAGCGCCGGGTGTGCCGCTTGGTCCAAATATGTTAACACACCAAGCAGTCATTTTGTTCCATTCATTCGGTGATACTATGGGGTCAATCTGATGATAGGGCATGTCGTAGGCATATCCTATGCCTACATAGTTAACACTACGGTATGCGGCCCAGCCACCGTTAGCTCCGTATAACTTATTAGTCATTTGCTTTTTCTTAATCATAGCCACCTCAGGCTAAACCATTCAGCCTCTTTTTTAGACTTGAATATAAATGTTTTTCCTCTGGATAAAAAACCTCTTTTACAATTTTTTGTTACCCAATCTCTAAGTTCAATTGATTTTTCTATACTTCCTAATGTTAGTAACTCAACAGTGTACCAACCTGAATCAATCAATAAGTCTTTCATAATATCAAAGTCCATTTGCTCAGATAATTCTCTAGCTTTGTCCTCAGCTATTTGTTCTTCTAATTTAAGTCTGTTATATGCACTTGCCGCATTAGCCGCATCGTATATATGTTTCATTTCTTTTTATTAACAATGTCAGGTGTAATGGCATCAATCGTATTAACTGTAGTCTTTATTGCATAAACTGCGGTAGTACCGGCAGCATCAGCGATAGCAAGTACAGTACAACCTTGCAAACATAAAATGATTGGTAAAAATATTTTCATAGATATTTTAAAACAAAGAATAGATATTTCTTTTCGTCAACAACTTCATAGGTTTCAGTTAGGTGGCCCTCATTAGAATAAATGATTCTAATTCCAAATGTTTGTAACATCCATTGATTAAACAATAAGCTAGAATCTTTCCTATCAAATTCAGCTTTCAATTTTCGTACAGCCGCCCAATACTTCCATCTTCTAGCTTTTCGGTCACGATCCCATTCTTCAAAAGATTCATCTGCCGGATTGAAACCTCTCATCGTTGCATTAGTTCGTTTGCAAAATTTAATAGAAGTTTGTGATGTTTACCGTCATGGTAATGTGCTTTCATCCAGCTATAACTTTCATACCAGAATGGTTGACTTTCTGGGTGGCACCCAATCAATCCTAATCTGTTCTGAAATATAGCCATTGCGTCTCCATTACTATAAGTAGCAACTGTCTCAAACTTTGTGTCATCGCCCACTAACGCACATCCATCATACCAGAACATTTTCATTGGTTCGCCTCTCCAAGTGATAGGCATGTTCTTTGCATGTGGTCTTCGTGTGTCAGTTCCAGGACGTTTGAGATATTGTACAGCATCTACGCCGTCAAGTAAAGAGAAATAGTGTGAACCTGCCCAGTATGCGCCCATGCATATGCCCAGATATCTTCCACCGTTGTTAACAAAATCAATTACACGTTTTCCATTGTGTTGAAATAGTTTCTCGTAGCTATCGCTATCTCCAAACCCACCGGGAACAGCTATCATATCAACTCCTTTAAAGAAGTCTTTTTCTAATGCATTCTTGGAAAATAGTTTGAAGTTGTACTGAGAATCCAAAGAACTGATTATTCCGTTGGAACTCTGTACTGAGCATTTTGGGTCTGCTACGAAAAGTGCGATTGTTGGTTTCATTAGTATAATATTTAGTCAGTGAAATATTACACTATTATAACCACCTCAAGCTAAAATGTATAGCGTCTTTCTCGTCTTGGAAATAAAAATCCATATATTCTTCGGTAGGATGAGTACTATATTTGTCTCCTGGCAACCCAAACTGTTCCATTGCCCATATGCAGGTTTCATCCCATCGGGTTATAGAATCACCCTTCTTCCAAGGTATACGTACTTTAGTAGCCTGCAATACGAAGGGTGTCTCTGATTTGTTGTTTAAGGTCTGGTTCACGATGAAATTTTAATGCCCATTGTTCTGGATTTATATAATCGATTACGATTTTCACATGTTCTGGATTTAATGTTTCCAGAAATTTAGTTCCACTATCACTACAATATAGCATCCAAGGACTAATTTTCCCAGTAGTGATATTCAAACAAATTCTATTCACATTTCCGTATCGTAGGATATCATGAGGTTGAATTTTATCTGTCTCTGCTAGATTGATACAAGTCTCAACACTACGATGTATTGCATCAAATGGATCTTCATGTCGTAGATATTCTATCAAAAATTTAGTATAGGTAACATCGCTATTCCAACTATCAATTTTAATATTGTTCTTTAATAACCAATCAACATATCTACCGACATTAATAACGTTAACTTCTGCACAATAATTACCAAACTTTACAAATGCAATGTAATATGCATTCTTAATGAATTCTTCATATGTTTTATTTTTGGTCTTACTCATGCTATTCTTAGCATAGAATTGTAACCAAGACTGAAAGCCCAATCTATTGCCTAGATGGTCACGATTTTGCCAACGCTGTTTCTGTTCACAGATATGGCTAAACAATGTTCGCTCTCTTACAAACTCTCGTTTGCAAAATTCGCAACTATGTTTAATTTCAACCGTTTCCGTGGTCTTTTTCATATTGTGTTATATCTTTGTCAGTTATGATTGTGGCTAGTGTTTCAATATCTTCTATCTTCAAATGAGGGAATTCATTTGCTAGATAAACCTTTTTCTTTTGTGATGCTACAAATTCTTCACTAATAGCATGTAAATTTGCACCACTTGCTTTGGGATATATTTTAGTAAAGTAATCACGTATATCTTTTTCTTTAGGTGTTTCTTTTAGTTGTGCTACTTTACCTGATAGATGAGGTATCCATTGATGAAACTGTTTACCTAAGCCAGGGCTTGCCGCACATAGCATCAACCACTGTAGCTTGGGATGTTTCTGAACATACTCGTTGAACAAATGTTTGTTTGCAGTGTAGTCAGTGTTCATCAAATAATAAGAACTTAAGCCTGCATTTGCTTTGATAGCACTCATCCAATGAGTCATCATATATGGCACAAATTTCTTTTGTTGTTCTTCAGTTAATCTATCATAATAACCATAGTCTTTTTTATCCATTGCGGCTAATGCCTCGAATAAATCAAAGTCTACCTTCTCAAATTTTTCATCAACTGGAGTTTTAGTTGCCATTAGAAAGCCTGATCGTAATCTATTATCTCACAATTTCTACTAACTTCTTTTACAAAATAAACACAGCGAGGTTTATGTCCATCATCAATCGGGACACAAAGAAATTGTCCGTTCTTTAGTCGGGGTGCATACCAAGTTACATCATGGTAAATGTCTACTATCTCAATGTCTTGAAAGCTAGGTCTGAATGCACTTAGTGGGTTGAATTCAAATGCCTTGAATCCTCTATCATTGATACTTGTCAATGGTAATGTTTCTAGATCACCCATCTCAGGTTCACCGATTAGTATCTGCCAGTCTACTGGCATCTTAACTGTTCTATCACCAATACGTAACACAAGTGCAGGGCTGTTAAAACTCTCTAAAAAGATTAACGGAATATAATGATAATCTACATTCTGTGGATTACTATTATCTAATATTGCAAATCGTAAATCATCTACCTCATCAGGAAGTGTTTCAAGATTATAGTGCTCGTTGTATTCTAAGTTTAGTATTCTCATATGATGTAGTGTAACACAATTTTACTTGTATGTCAACTTCTCCATATCAAAAGGGTAATTTGCTTCTTTATAGAAGGTCTTGCGTTGCGTCAAATGTCTTTTGGCAAATTTGCAGGAGCTTGTGAGGTCCCAGATTTGCACGAAATCTTTGTCATCCGCTTTTCTAATACCCCGGCCAATGCTCTGGATAACCCTAACAAAACTCTTGCCAGGTTCAATAAGAACAAGGTTGAATATTCGTGGTATGTTGATACCAACCGCTGCCACGCCGTAGGTCGCAACGATAATTTTGTTTGTACTGGTCGCAATTTCATCGTATTCCTCTTTTCTTTCAGTCATGTTTGTTTCACCCGAAACAAACACTGCGTCGGGTAATCTGCTAATCAATTCTTTGCCGGCATTTACTCTATCTACTAATACTAGTGTATTCCCCGATTCCTTGATATTTAGTATCAATTGAGCCATAGTATCTAATCTTTTTGTATCTTCCAGCAAGTGTTTTAATTCACTTTGATAGTTAGTAAACTCTACATCATCTTTCAACTGTACAATGTTTACATGACATTGTGCCAATACACCTTTTTCTTGTAATTCACTTGCGCTAAGTTTGTTAGTTAGATTACCGATACTCACATACAATGCTTGTGCTTCAAAGATTGCTTTAGGTATCGTTCCAGTCAAGCCCCAACGAATTGGAATATGACTCATTACTCCGGTCAATAGTTCTTTCAACACCTCAGCCTTAGCCATGTGAACCTCGTCAACCATGACACATACAACACCTTCAATGAACTCACCAATTGATACTTCGGCTTCATCTGCTTTTGTTTTCTTAAGCATATTGCCTAAACTTTGCCAAGTACAGATAGTATGTGTCTTACCATATTCTTTTCTGTCACCAAAGTATACACCAACATCTAATCCTAGATTAATATAGTCTGCTTCTGTTTGTACAACAAGACTTTTATTAGGGACGATAACAATACTGCGACCGTAATTTTCTATGCTGTAACTTAGTGCGGCAGTCATTAACGTTTTACCTGCGCCCGTTGCTACCTCTTGTATTGATTGAGGATTAGATAAAAATTCATTCACTACAGTTAACTGATAGTCACGAAACATTACAGGTTCTCCTGCTTTAGGATGACCTTTCGGCCATGTATGATGACTGAATGTATCTTCCTTAATTTCAGTGAAATTGAATGTAGTGCTATACTCACGCAAATCCTGCAATTCGATATCGTATCCTGCATTATCAATCAATGGTAAGATTTCCGGTAACAGATTGACATAGCTACTACCGCCTAGACTGAAGAAACTGATTTTACCATTCCAACGACCTAGCCGGACACTTGGTAGATATCTTGCACCAGGCTTTTCGTATTCAAATTTCTTCATCAATGCTTTTCTTTCGGCAAGTTCTAAGCCTTCAATTTTAACATTGACCTCGTCTTTAATAATTAATTTACATTGTTTCATTTGACCTCAATTGGTATACTGTTGGCTAGTCCAATTATTTTTCCTAAATACTTGATACTATCATCTGCTTTTATCATACCAAAATTTAACTTCACTGGCATTGTGTACTGACGTAAATCTTCTTTAAAAGATTCAGGACCTTTAATTCTAATAGTATGTTTAATTTTATTTGCCTTAAGATTATTAGCAACCTCTAACATATAAGATTTGTTGACTCCGTACATTTGATTGAGTATCACGTAATCAGCACCGATATGTTGTAACGATTCAATGATATGTTTGATATCATAATGTTCAAGTGTTGCACTAAAAGTAGATGCAAATGTATCAACATCAGTATCAATGTTGATACCAAATCGAACAAGTCTTGCAATTGTTGCAGGGTTATCATTCAATTCAATATCTTTTATTGTCTCGTACAATACCTTGTTACATGCAACAACATAGTAATTACCATTGCGTTTAATCAATGTCGGAGACCAATACTTTACTTCTTCGTATGGTTTAAGTTGAACCAATATTTCTTCAATAATAGGACAATAATTGACAGTTGAATAATTCTCACGTGATATTTCTATCAATTCTTTCAATCTAAATTCTGCATAAGGTGTATGCCATAATTTATTATCTTTGTCCCAATGCATATACTCTAAAGCCTTCAAACTCTTTACAAATTCTTTCCTAAATGGACTATGAATTACAATGTCTTTGTCATCTGCTACGGAGATGTATGCTTGCGTAAATTGAGGGCTACTTTCAATTGGCTGTAGTGTCCAAGGTAATTGAATTAGTTCTTCACTGTTCAATTCCTTTTTTAAGAATTGTCTATGATATCTTGCTGTAATTTTGTTAAGCAACTCGGCTTGATTGGTAGTTACCGGATTCTTAATTGTAAAATTCAATTGCACAATGTTATCTAAAAACTTTTTGTCGTAGGTTCCTAGGCTAATATGCTTTAGCATAAAGTCTACTAATTGTTCTTTTGTGTTCGGTTTCACTTTCATGTTCCTATTATACTACTTATTGTATCGCAAAGCAAACATAGTGGAAAAAAGAGGGACATGTAAGTCCCTCTTTACTGCTTGACGAAAGGGTAAATCAAGCAGATTTCATACAAGTACTAACAGTCAAAGCCTTCCAATTGCTAGGACTAATCTTTACTAAGTCTGCAATTTTCAGACACATACGCATACTCAACTCACGCAAGCGACTTTGATTCTCAAACATAAAATCAATAATCATCTCACCTTCATTGTTTTCAAAGTCATAGTCTTTGAACAAACCACCATCAGCATCACGATGCACCTGCTTGATACGCAACATTTTGTCACGTTCACTGTCAATAGTCAGGTCAAGAAAGTGACAACGGCTTTGCAATGCCTCTAAGTGATCCTGTAACTTTTTGCTTTTCACATTTTCAAACTTCAAGTTTGTAATGAAAATAGCAGTACCGTTAAAGTCAAAACTATCAGGGATACCTTCACGGCGCAACAGACTAGAATCACTATTCCAGCAAATGCGTCTACGCTTACCTGAATCCAATGCAGCCTTAAGAATGTTCAATGACAAGTCATCGGCAAACACACTATCACAATCGTCAAACACTAACACGTTTTTACGATCCGAGTACTTGTACAATTGTGCGTACAAGCCCAGTGCGGTCATCGCACCTTTGATGACTTCATAGCGAACACGCTTACCTGCAATTTTGTCAAACAAACTTGCTTTTTCAAGTTGTGTTTCAACACCGAATGACTTACCAACTCCAGGGGGACCTGACACAATCATCGCACGGATATCACCGTTGATAGCCGCTTTTGACATTTCATCAAGCACCTGAAAGCGGGTAGCAATACGATTCATTGCTTCCTCGTCAGATTCTTTGATTACGGGTGCTTTAGGCTGCTTTGCTACAAACTGAATAGCATCTCCTGTCATTTCTACTTCTCCATTAATAAATTCAATGTTTTCAATACCACCTACCTTAACTTTAATATTTTCAATATTAACGCTAGGGAAGTGACCTTCGTTTTTAACTGTTACAAAACCACCTTTTGCACCTGTCTGATAACCCTTGACAAGTTTAAAAGTTTTGTTCACAACAGGCATATTGCGATACTCACCGTACTTAACACAAATCGTTGACATAAAACCCCTTTTCAATCAATCAATACAAGTATTATATATGAGAATCCAATTACTGTCAAGTTCTGGAACTAATCTGATCCAATTTTTCGTTAGACTCAAGTCGTGCTAAAACAACACCGTATATACCATATACCATTAAACCTACTAGGATAATACCACATGCATATTGCAATACGATAGTAGATGTGTAGAAAAGTATTACATTCAGTAACAGTGAACCACCTACAATACCTAGGACGATTGCGATAGTCTGATAAATTGCTTTTTCTTTAAGAGTCATTTTTGTTCCTTTATTTAATTGATACATGTATTGTACACCCAAACGGATTTATTGTCAAATATTTTCTAGTTTCCAATTTTTAACACTAAAGTATTCAAAATCATCACGTGACTTTTTATGATACAAACCTGCTATTTGCATTGGTTCATTCTTAGCAAAGAGTTTAGACCATATGTGTTCTAATGGATTTGATACATCAAGTACAAACTGCACTGCCATTTCTGTTTCAACATCTTTAAACCAATAGTGATGTGTTGTAGCACTTTTTCTTTTAGAAATTATTTTACTTAATGGTTTAAGTGTTCTAGGTAAACTAGAACCCATTTGATGAAATGTTACATTTGATTTTGGATTAACCTGTACACGTACTTCATCTACCCCACTATCGTATTCATAGAAATATGGAAGATAGTAAATCATACCCATCAAATCATTTTTGACCAGTAAAGGTGTTGGACTATGAATATATGTGTTCAATTCATCACGAAACTTTGAGAACCGAGCATTCTTAAGTTTCCATATCATAATCTTCTTGCTATAGTAATCACGAATTTCTTGACCAAGTTCTCTATCCTCATCAGTCACATGCATGAATAATTCTTTACTGAGTAAGTTAGATACACTGGCTACTGCTGATGGATTAGTCTTGTTCAATCTTTTCCAAGTAACACTTAGTGCAAGTACATCTTCTGGACTTTCATATACTTCGTATTTTTTAACACCTTCATGGTATTTAGATGTTACACTGAGTTCATCCCATTGAATACCACTAGTCAACGAATTTGATAGGTTCAATCCTTGCAAATTTTGCAAAGTAATTGTAGATACTTGTCCTGATGACAACCCTGAAGCCACAGTGTATGTTGCTGGTCCTCCTGATCCGCCACCGGTTGTTTGATAAAGTCCTTTACCTCTGTATTGTGTCATAATGATATGTCTTCCATTCCTGCTGTTCAATGATAAATAAGTATATGATACACTATATTTACAAACTTGTACACACAAATGGGAGATATTATGTCGGTAGACATAGTACCAATAATATTGATGATGGATATATGGGTTCCGGAAAATGGCCTCGTAGTATAAAACATCAAGAAGGGCTGTCCAAAGAAATAATTGCGTATTGTAATTCATTTGATGAATTACTAATAGCAGAAAAAATATTGTTAACAGAGCATGTTGGCAAACCATTATGCATGAATTTTAACAATAATTCTGTAGGATTTGCAACCGGAGAGTTAAATCCAGCTAAATCAGAAAAAGAAAAAATTAGAAAATCAAAATTGAAGGGGACTCTTAGTCCAATGTTCAATAAATCTCATTCATTAGATGCTAAAAATAAAATGTCTGAGTCTAGGAAAGGAAAACCAACTTGGAATAAAGGACTGACTGATATCAAAACATCAAACAAAGGACAACCTGCTTGGAACAAGGGAGTTCACACTGGACATCAATCATTTACCGGTAAATCTCATACCAATGAAAGTATTTTATTAATGAAAGAAAAGCATGCCAATCGTGAAAAATTAACATGCCCACACTGTAATAGAACTATTGACAAACCTAATTATACTAGATATCACGGTGATAAATGTAAATTTAACCCATTGTAATATCTTCCATACCAGCAGACCTTAAGCGAACTACATGGCCCAGCATAAAATTTTTAGACTCAAGACCCTTCATAATACCTAACCATCGATTGCGTAGTAAGGCCACTTCATTGATTAGTGTTTCATAATCAATCACTTCATCTTCGCCATCAACATACTTTTCAGCATCACGACTGGTCAGTGCTCTATTATACGCTTCTAAATACTTTTGAAAATGTTTTCGGCGAATTTTCCGAAGTTGAATATTGAGGTAGTTCAACACAGCCTCAATCTCTTGCAACTGATTGAACCTATGCTCAGTGGTACCGGGTAATGCGGCAATGTTCTTTTCAACATTACCGTATATCTTTACATCATTTTTTGCTGAGTTTAACTCAGTTTGATAATACGATATAAAATCCGGTATCACTGACAAATCATAAGTGATTCGTGTATACCAATTTTGTGACATTTAATTCCAATCTTCTGGATCGTGGTCTTCGTCTTCGTATTCTTCGTATTCTTCT